CTTCGGGTAAGGTTGCAAAGTCCATACCCCCTATATATCATAAATGAAAATAGTGCTTGACAATTGCCAAAAATCAGGTATTGTGGGCTATAAGAGGAATAGTATGGGCGATTACACACTTTGCAACCTACATTTTACCTTAAAAGAGGAAACCCCCGAGGAAGTACTGGATTTTGTTAGTAGAAAACTTACGCATAAACCAGGCCTGCCATCTGATCCCACCTTTCTTGATAATTTTTATCCCTGCTCTTCTGCCTATCACCACATAGAATCTTTTGTGGAGCAAAAAGATATGTGCAGTGAATTTTATGGAGACTATGAAGGAACAAAATTTAACACCATTTTTCAAGCTAAGTATGGCCGAGGTATTAGCGAATTTGAGGCCTATATTGGTCCATGGGTTATTGTAAATGAATGGAATCGCGGGTGCATTGGTTGGATTTTAAGTGAATATTGTAATGTTCCAACTTATTTGTTTGTTAAATCCCAAGAAGAAGATCCCAAAGATAAGTACATACATGAATTAGAAAGTAAATGTCAGGAATTGGTAGAAAAATTGAAAATTAAATGAAACTTAGAATCCTATCCCCCACACGCGCCTACATTGCCGACCATACCGAGTTGGAGATGGAAAGCCTTGTAAAACAGATGAGTTATGTAGATCTTACTGCGAAACATGAACTTAAGAGAGTTTCTAAGAATCATTGGTTTAAAACACAAAATCCCGTAAAATGGCAGTTGACGTGTGATCTGCTCAAAGAACAAATCAATCAATGTTTGATATTTACCGACAAGACCGGATTCAAATACATTCGTCCCGGCTCCATACCCTATCTTGAGGGCCTCTCACTGGAAATCGAAGATTTTCTAGTATATCCCACACCCAAGAGGATTCCATGGGTAAAACCGATTCCCTACACTTTGTACGATTATCAAACCCTATCCGTTACTAAACTAATAGAAGCAAAACACGGGAATGTTTCCATAACCACAGGCGGTGGTAAATCCAATATCATTCTATCCATCTGCCGTGAAACCGGATTTAGATGTGCCATCGTTGCCCCCTCCAAGGCCATTTTCAACGAATTGGTCGAGAAATTCGAATACCATCTCGGCAAGGGCAATATTGGCAAGTTTGGCGCCGGTAAGAAAAAACTCGGCAAAAGAATTACGATCTGTATCGGAGATAGTCTTTGTAACGTGGCAAAGGGCAGCGAGGAGTGGAAGTTCTTTTCTGGTCTGGAAATGCTCGTTATTGATGAAAGCCACACCTGGGGATCTGAAACCCTGGAAGAAGTATGCCATGGAATTTTCTCCGAGGTTCCCTATAGATTCTTCCTTTCCGCCACCCAGACTCGTGGCGATGGCGGTGTAAAGCTCTTACAATCTATTATCGGCAAAACCGTACACACCCTAACTACACGGGAAGCTGTCGAAGGTGGCTATATCATTCCCCACGATTACCGCATCGTACAGATCGATGGCAGCGATCTCAGCCAGTTGGGCACCGATCCTCTGATGATTAAAAGAGAGCTATTCCTTAGAAATCCAAAGATTGCTAGGTTTTATGCAAAATTAGCTAGCGCTCTCGCAAGTAGAGGAGAGCAGACTCTTATTCTAGTAGAGGAATTGGGTCAAATCGCCATGCTAACCAAGCTATTGACGGCCTCCTTTGGGTACGCACACTCAGAGTCCAATAAGGAGCGTCTGGCTTCTTTGGGATTAGAAAAAGTTGATGTAGCCGAGCAAATTGATCGGTTTAATAAAAATGAGTTTAAAATACTTATTGTAACTTCTTGCGGGCACGTAGGCGTTAATATCTATCCCATGACCAATACCCTTAACTGGGTGGGCGGAGCTTCAGAAATTAAGACCAGGCAGGCCGCCATTGGCCGCTCGATTAGGCTACCGCAAGCCAACCCTTACAAGAGTAAGTGCGGAAATAAGAGCAAATGTACGATCTGGGATTTCGATATAACCGGAAATTATGTCCTTGAGCGCCATTTGGAATCTCGTATTCGATGCTATGCAGATTCTGGACCAAATCTCATCAAGTATATACGCTTGAAATAGTTATGATATATAAGAGTTGTAATGGCAAAAACAACTCCGAAAAAGAAATTCGAAACCTTCAGCAATGACTTTTATTGGCTGGCTACGGCTATCTCCCATATATTGGCTAAGAATAAGGAAGACGATACCAGTCAAAAAGAACAGGTAGAAGAGCTGATTTTAAGTGAACACCTCTTTAAAGAAGAAATTCTCAAGTATAAGTATTCCAGTCAGGTTTACAAGAAATTCATCCAAAAGATCCGCGTTACCGATCACAATATCCTATACGCCAAAGTCTATTTCCGTGAGTCCTCTGACGTTTTCTCTCAAAAGATCACCCCCTGTCTAAAAAGCGATGATACCGAGGGTCTAAAGAAGTTCAATATTAACTACAATTTGATCCAATTCATTAAAAAAAATTGGAGGGGGCCTCTAGGCGCTAGAGCTGAAAAACTCTATCTCAGAGTCGAAAGAGCCCGTCGTGTCCTCCAGGAAAACAACCTCCCCTTAGTTATCAACGCCGCCAAGCTCTTCTATCGAAAAGTCCCTAAAAGCTCCATCACCCTCCTAGACATGATCAACGTAAGCGCTATGGGTTTGAGTTCCGCTATAGACAAATATATTGGTGACAAAAATGGTAATTATTCCGAGGTCTTCAGAAGTGTTATCCTGGGTAGAGCCACCGGTAATCTGATTAAACTCTACTCCGAAACCAGCCTTCATTTCTACCCCAGCGACCGCAGGATCCTATATAAAGCCAACTCGATTCGTAGTAGGAAGGGAATCAGCGATGTCCAAGAATTGGCTGAAGCCATCAATGAAAGTTTTGTCGCCGACGCCGCTGAAGGCCTTAACGTTCCAAAGAACAAGATCAAGGCTGCGGAATTACAGGAACTTTTAAACGCAGCTTCCATTGTTTCTGTGGAACAGACCATTAACGAAGAAAACTTCAGCGCCTACGATCTCACTCCCGATAACAGTGCCAATGCCGAAGAAGCCATGCTTCACAAAGAAATGAACGCAAACGTCAAAAACTTAATCGATCAGCTCCCTCCTTTACATCAAAAAGTACTAAAACTCAGAGGCGTCACTTTTTAGTTGACAAAGGCGCAGCGGCCTGGTAGAGTATCTGACAGGAGATCTATATGAGCAAAGAAAAACTAATCAGTGCCACTAAATACGTGGAATCACTTAAGAATAAGCTTGCCGATGGCGTTCCCGCCAAACATCGAACTCGTGCTGCCCAATACAAAGCTTTTTTGGAAAAGGAATTGAAGGCCGCTAGTACGAAGATTGAAAATCTTAAGATAACCGTTACCAAATAGGAGAGCTATGCTAGACAAACCCACTTCTTTTAATGGTAAACTCGTATTAGAGGTTTATGTCCACACAGAAGTTCGTAGCAATACGACCAAGGGTTGGACTGGCGTTGTTCAAAAGAATAACTTAAAAGGGCTCAAAGTCTTGGTTGACGCCAATCTCCCAAATGGAAGTTCGGTTTCCGCTGGCTCTGTGGCTTGGATTAAAGAAGATCTTTTGCACTCATCTCCTTGGGCCAAAGATGTGCGTAAATGCGATTTCATCCCTGGTGAATTCATTTTGGTTAACATGAACGAAGTGGAATTTGTGAGTCCTCCCGAAGGGACTGTTGCTTGAGAGTTGGAAGATATTTCCGAATAGGGCGCCTTGCAATCGTAGTAGGACCTTATGCTGCTTGGGGTTCTATAGAAGGCTCCTGCGGTTGTAAGATCTGGGGATTGGGGCGCTTCGAAATCACATGGTTTGACAAAACCTGTAAATGCCGAGCTTGTGGTAGCCATATATGCAAATGTAAGGATGCGGTATGACGGTACTTTATTTGGGAGATCCTCACGTAACCGTTTCCAACCTAGCAGAATCCGAAAGACTTCTAGTTTATGTCGAATCTTTGGGGTCTTCTGACCTTACTTTGGTTATCTTAGGTGATCTTACGCATACTCATGCCAACGTGAGAGTTGAGGTCCTGGAATTTTGGAATCGATGGTTTGCAAAATTAAATGACCTATTTAAGAAAGTTATCGTATTAGTCGGGAATCATGATCAAATCGGCGATTATAAATCTAATTCCCATTCATTAAGTGTTTTTAATGGAATATACGAAAAAGTTTTGATAGTATCATCGCCAATAAATCTCGGCATTTTTGGTTATATTCCCTATATTCACGACAAAAAACTGTTTACAGTACAAGCTAACAAACTGTGCTCTAATGGCGCTAAAGTAATTGTCGCCCACGCCGAACTGGATGGAGCTAAATACGAAAGTGGAATGCCCGTCGTAGACGGCGTTAAATATCAAGACATCAACGCTTCATTAATTATTTCGGGCCATTATCATTCCAGGCAACGTTTTGGAAATGTGATTTATCCCGGAACAGCCCGTTGGTTAACCGCAGCCGACAAAAACGAACCTAAGGCCCTTTGGTTCGTGAACTTTGACGATGAAGGCAAAATCCTCTCCGAACAATTCCTTGACACCTCCCATGTCTGCGTTCCCATCTATGCCTACCAATACAAAGAAGGCGAAGCCGAACCCGCTATTCCGGAAGGTAGCCGCGCATCTGTAGAACTTGTTGGCTCTTCTATTTGGGTTTCTCAACAGAAAGCCAAATTCAAAGGCAAAGCCTCGGTCAGTTCTAAGATCACAGATAAAGCCCGTCCCGAGAACCGCAAGACCGGGAATAGTCTCGCACATTTTGTTACCAATGTGTTCGAGGTTTCTGGCGGCCTAAAGAAAGAAAAGATGATCGACTTTATGAAGGAACTTGGAGTGTTATGAGCGAAGATATTTTAAAGCAACTCAAAGATATGGCCCAGATGTCTGCTATTACCGGAAAAATCTCTACGGTTCAGGAACGCAATCTAAAAATGTACCCACTTGTATTTTTTGATGGTGTGGAGCGGGTTGAAATCAACTACGATCTATCCCCCATCAGATCCTCCGAAAACGGCAGCGATTTGGTTGCAGCCAAGTCATTTGTGGCCTATGACATCAAAACCGATGGTAGAGAAGTTATGAATTTAAATAGACGATGTGCTGCCATTGACAGAGCCGTTGCTACCCTGCTTTGGTCTGGGATCCACGTAGAAGTATTCGTTGATGGTGTTCAAAAATATGGAGGCGCTAAATGAGCTACGAAGGAACCCTGACCGTCCTCAAAGATGGCAAAACCACCGATCTCACTCCCAAAGAGCTTCAACAAATCGAAAAATTTAAAGAAGCCGGTTTGCCAGGCATAACTACTGTTTCTGACGTTGGAATGACCAAAGCCTTGGATCTCTATTTAGGTGGTAAGACCTACCACGAAATCTCTAAAATTCTTAGCATGAAAAAAGACGCGCTTTTGTATTTCGCCCAAAAATTCAATTGGTATGGAACCAAGATGGAACAATTGGAGATCTTAGACGCCAACCTTAAAGAACGCATTTTACACGCCAATCTCGTAAATCAAGACTTTGTATTACAAATCCAACAGTTCTTCTTACATAAAATCGGTAGGAAGATTAACCGCTACTTAGCTACTGGAGATGAAACAATTGCCGCAAAAATCGATTCTAAGGATATCGACAGATATCAAAAGGCTGTGGAATTATTAGATAAACTGACTACCGACAAGAAACTGAATCCCCGAAATCCATCGGTAGGTTTTAACCTCGGAGAAGGCGGCGTTGACGTTAAACGCGTTGGTGAGAACGAAATCACCATTACCCCTAGGAATAAGACTGTTGGTGAAATGCTCAATGAATTAGCCAACACAAAACGCAAAGAAGAAGCTCCCAAAGATAGTTATGATATAGTAATGGAAGAGTCTAAAAACGAAGAAACAGAACAGAAAGAAGAGAAAGAAGATGAAGAATAAAATGACCAGGGCAATTGAAAGCCGCTTAGCACCTATTTTTAAGAAAATCGAGTCCAGTCTCGGGGTAAAATCCAAGATCGCCCTTGGTTTGACAGCCCTATTGGCTATTGCCATCGCAATTGGCTCTAATATGCAACCCAATGATGTGACGGCTAGCAGTGTTGCAATTACTAATATCGCTGAAAACAGCGGTGGAACTGGGATTGTGCTTAGTTCCAGCGAGACATCGAGCACGATTCTCACCAACTCCCATGTCTGTCACGTCGTCGAACACGGCGGTAAAGTTACTGGCAAGAATGGTCAATTTCTGGTCGCAACCTATAAGCATTCCCAAGCCCACGATCTTTGCCTGATCACTGTAGATGGCAACCTCAAAGCTTTCACTAAGATCTCCAATCGCGCCCCTGTGCCATTTTACGAACCCGCTACGGTCAGCGGACATCCAGCTCTCTACCCCAACGTTATCACCAATGGTCATTTCAGTGGTCGCCGAACCATTGCTGTTATGAAGGGCATTAAGCCCTGCACCGAGGAGCAAGCCAACGGACCCGCAGCTCTGTTATGCGCTTTGGTGGGTGGGATTCCTCAAATCGTTCAATACGACGCCACTTTAGTAACTGCAACAATTATGCCAGGAAGTAGCGGTTCAGGAGTTTATAATGGAGACAAAGATCTCTCAGCTGTGGTTTTTGCTGGCAGCGGAGACATCGGCTACGGATGGACAGTTCCCTATGAATCAATGCGCAATTTCTTGGATCTCGAAGCTCGCACCCTAGAAGCGATTCGCCCAGACAATGCCGTTGATTTCTTGGGTCAGTTCGGTAAAAGGGACGCAGCCAATGAGAACAACTTGATTAAAAAACTTAAGGAAACCTGCGCTGGCGAAAATCGTGCCAAACTCCTTGAAACTTGTAATCTCGTTGATCAAGATCTTGTTGCCGACTCAAGCATGATTTGGTTCAAATAATGCCCTTGTTCTTCTATCTCTGTTCTTGTGGTCTGTCTTCTTCCAAGTTCTTCCGGGTGGTGGCTTCGGCCCCACTCGGAATTACTTGTAAGTGTGGACTGGAGATGAAGAAACAACTCAAGGGACCTAGCAACAATAGTGTAATTATTGTGGATAATGGAATTCAATCAAAAGCCACGGAAGTCGATCTCGCCGTAGTTGCCTCGAACGAGGAAAATAGTACCAAAGATTTTAGAGAAAAACCTTGACTTTTTAAAGTCCCTCTGATATCCTGTAATCGATGCTAAAACTCAAAAAACTTACATTTTCTAATATAGGCCGTTTCACAGACGAGCAAAACGTTGACTTCACTAAACTCGGCTCCCTCGTGCAAGTAGACGCACAAAACAATAATACCGGTGGCAGCTCAGGTTCTGGGAAAAGTACCATTTTTAATGGGCTAGATTGGCTTCTCGGTCTATCCGACATCAGCACTTCTACTTTACAATCTCGTCTAACCAAAAGTCATATCTCGGTTTCCGGTGAGTTCGATTGGGATGGGAAATCCGTTACAATAACTAGAAATCGAAAACTATCTATCGTCATAGATGGCAACGAAACGACAGGCTCTAGTAAGATCAGCGAAGAGAAGCTCGATGAGATCCTGGGAATGCCCAGGAACCTATTCCGGCCTCTCCTTCATAAGCGCCAGGGAGAAACTGGCTTCTTTTTGGGCCTAACCCCGGCTAAGATGAATGATTTCCTAGTTGATACCTTAGGTCTGTCCCAAATCCGCTCTAAAGTCGACGTAATCGACGGCAAGACCAAAGAATTGGGTCTGGCAAAGATAGGTGCGCAAACCGGCCTTGCAGTCGCCCAGGCCAGTCTAGAGGCTAATAAACGGGCCTTAGAGGCAGTAGGAGACGAACCCGTGACTAGCGTACACCAGGACCTCGTAGAAGGCTGGAAGCTGCGCTGTGTAGCCGCTAATACCGACCTAATGACCGCCAAAGACCGGCAGGCCATTGAGAAGTCTCAATTGGAAACCAAAAAGCCAAAACTAGTCATTAATCCTTTTTCAGCAGCGGCTTTAGAAGCAAACCAAATGCGAGAAAAAGAACTCAACAGATTGATTAACGAATCTCTCTATCAGGAAAGAGATCGTCAGACTCTTGTAAATAAGGAGATCTCCAAGCTAAAACTGGACCTATCTACCCAGGTCGCGACCATCAATGCCAGGACTAGTAAAGAAGTCGCCATTCTTAACGCTAAACTGTCGGAGACCGCTATGGCCATCCGTCTTGGAGCGATGTCTAAAGAGGAGGCCATTAAAATTGCCTCTAAAATTAAGACCGTAAGAGCTGGAACCTGCTATACCTGTAATCAAGTATGGGTTTCTGCTTCAGAAGAAGAGAGGTTATTGGCTAGTCTCGGCGAGCACAAGGCTAAGATAATCTCCGCAAAAGATGCGGAGAATAATGCTATTGAACTCCGCACCGCAATTGCCTATATCCAGGATAGTTCCAGTAAAGATATCGAAGGCCTTAATAAGGATTATTCACTTAATATTCAGGGATTGACGGAACAAGCCAAACCACGAATTCCTGCCGAGATCCCCGGTCTAAGAGCTGATTTGGCCAACATCATTGATTTGATCCAGAAAGAAAAAGTCAAGGAAGCCGCTCATAACGAAGAACAGAACAAGACCAACAATCAGACCATGTCTGCTTTCTTCGCCGACCAAAAAGTTTTGGCCGCTAGACATCAAGAAGAACTCCAAGTTGTTAATAAAGAACTTGAAGAAGCTCGAAGTCAGTGTGAACGGCTTAGCTCCGAACTCAGGAATCACGAAACCAATCTGGCCAAACATAAACAGGTTCTGAAGAGTCTGACGGATGCCCAAAACGAACAGACCTCAAAAGTAGAACAAATGACCCTAAAAGTAGGTCAAGTCGAAGAGAAGCTAGTCATGGCCGAGGAAGTCAAGCGCTGTCTTAAATCCTATCTGAGTTGCAGTTTTGATGATGCCTTGGATAGTATCAGCGATTCCGCGACGGCCATCCTACGGGCGGTTCCAACTATGGCAAACGCAACTATCCGTTTGGAAGGAACAAAGGAAACCGGCGCAGGAGCCATCAAAGATCAAATCAATGCCTGTATTGATAACGATGGAGAAATTGGAATTCCTATCAAAAGTCTTTCCGGTGGCGAGCGCTCAGCCGTAGATCTGGCCATCGATCTCGCTGTAGGCAATTTGATTCAAGAAAAAGCCAATAAAGGAATCGATGTCATGATCCTAGATGAGCCCTTTAATGGATTTGACAGCATTGGTATCGAGCATTCCCTTGAAATGATTAGGACTTTTGCCGTCGACAAGAAGATCTTGATCGTCGAACACGATGGCGTCGCAAAAGAGTTTATTCAGGACCGCATTACCGTAGTCCGCGACGGAGAAATTAGTAGTGTAAAATAGTTCTTGACTTTAGGGAGGGCTTGTTGTAGATTAGCTGGCAGGAGACGATATGGAACGACAATGTCAATGCTCATGCAATTGTAGTGTTTGGACGACAAATAGCAACAGTATTTGTGGTTATTGCGATGATTGTTATAAGAAAAACTCTCGAACTTTCTCAGAGCAAATGAAAGAAGCATCGCTGACAATGGAAGCCAGAATTGAAGGTCTAGAAGCCGCCGTAAAACGTCTTAACCGAGAACTGGGGCTAAAATGATTCTACTTGAACTTACAACTAAAGAAGCCGAATTCATTAGGGAAGTCATTGCTTTGGAGAAAAACTCTGTGACTAATTCCAAATTGGAATGGGCAGAAAAGGAAAGAAAAACAGGTATTTGTAATTCTTTTTTAGCTAAAGTAGATCACGCTTCGGAGCCACAAAAAGATGTTATGATTACCGCCAACGATCTCTTTCTCCTGATCTCCCAGGCCAAACGGGAATATCTGAGTTTAAATAGCGGATTGCATATTTCCGGCATAGAGGTTGACAAAAAAGACCTCCCACATATTAGTGTGACCAACGCCTTATTGTTGTTTTTGAATGGGGAAAACTTACTGAAAAAAATGGTAAGATTTGATATAACCGACCAAAGCGGTCAATACGAGGAGCTAGAAGAATAATATGTTTGATACACATAAACTGAATGAAGCCGGATTTGCAGCGGTCAAAACGCTAAAAACGAATATGGCCGCAGCTGTCCAAGAAGCACTTTCCCTTATGCCAGAAGGTCGAGAAAGGTCTATTTTTGTAACCAAGATCGAAGAAGCAATGTTTTTTGGAACCAAAGCCGTTGCTTCCGATCGCAACTTTCACACAGAAGTAGTTAAATATTAAGGAGAATAATATGGAAAGACAGAAAGAATTATTTTTAGTTTGGCAAGGTGGAGCAGACGAACAGTTTTATAATCAATACGAGTCATTGGTAGATGCTGTTAGCTCAGAAGAAGAAGGTACTGAAATTTTTGAAGCAAAACTCACTTCTCTTGGTAGTTATAGGCTAGTGACTAAGATGATAAAAGAAAAGAAATCAAAGAAGGCAGAATAACATGGCAAAATTCAAAAAAGAACCCCTCACAGAACTACAGAAAATTGCAAAGAAAATCGGACCCGATGCCGAAGACGTTCTAGCCGAACTCGAAGCCATGGATGTGCCCGGTCTTAACAAACGCATTGCTCAGGCAAACCAGGCAATATCTGATACAAAGGAAGAACTGGATAACAATCCCGCCTATCAGCAAGTTCTGGCCGATAAGAAACTGCTCGGCAGCGGTTTCAAAGAAGTGAAAGCGCGGCAGAACGCGATTATTGCTATCTCGGTTCAACTCAGGAAGGACAAGGGAGAAGCATGAAAACCGCAGTCGAATCTAATGCAGAGACATTGGTGAGTAGAGGAGAGCGATTTAGTCTAGAAACCCTTATGTCTATTATAGAAGATAGTGTATGTAGATCTGTAGACGATGGCGAATTTGAAACTACTGTTGGTACATATAATTTTATCGCTTCTGATGTAGCTCTGGCTCAAAAAATACTAAAGAATTTGGGATACGATGTTGGAGATGGTGGTGATTATCTAAGAATAAACTGGTCGAGCCGCACAGTTCCGAAATCCCAATCCTGTGGACCCAGCTTCTGTGAAGACTGTAATTGTGGTAAGAAAGAGCAAGTTGAATGCTGAACGCGTGCTAGCCCTAGACGTCAGTACGAAAACGGGATGGGCGGCTGCGATCAGCTCCTCTCAGGGCATTGAGTTATTGGACTACGGAACCATTCCACAGATTCATAAACCCGATGGTGACTATCCTGGCGTCTACGTTGACTGGTCAATACTGTGTTTCAAAGAGATCAAAAAAATGATAGATAAGCTCAAACCCCAAGTTTTAGTGATAGAAGAGACAAGTAAGGGTAGTAAGAACGCCATGAGCCAAAAGGTCCTTGAGTACATTCATTACAATTTGGCCTCCTATATTAAGGAATCTGGGATTAGGTCTGTCTATGTCCTAACAGAACAGTGGCGCCGTGAACTTGGGTGCGTTATGAACGACGCCGAAAAAGCAAAAAATAAGCAGGTCAGAGATTACAAGAAAAAGAACAAAACCAGCATATCTTATGATATAAACGGGAAACGTAATGGGTTGGTTGGCCGAAAACACGTGAATATTCGTAGGGTGAGCGAGATCTTTGCGGGACAACTAAAAGCTCCATTAAAACGCAAGGATGAAGATTTGGCTGATGGGCTCGGACTTTTAGCCTGTTACCACAACCGCAGACTTAAAACCAACGGGAATATCCCCGAAATGACAGTCGAAGAGATTATTAAGGACAACCAATGATTTTTCCCTTGACAAGTTCCCAAAACAGTGTTATATTTACCCCAGGAGCATAAACTATGGCTAAAAATATTTGGGACGACGAACCCTTTCGTGATGGAGCGCCCACACTTCAAAACGGCGAGTGGCAGGATCAAGAAACCTACACCCCGGCTCCTGATAATGTAATCAGGGAAGCTCGCGCTATTCAGGCCAAAACTCAGGAAGAATACGATGTTGAAGAACTTACAGATCAAGTAGCCGAAGATGGCGAGAACGAAGACGAAGATTTCACAGAAATGCTATCCGATGCCAGACTTCGCCTAGAGCAGGGTAAGCTATACGAGATGATCATCAAGCACGATCTATTTAAGGATGTAGAAGCCGATCCCCGTGCTGTTAAAATCGTTACCAAACAAATGCAGAAAATAGCCAAAGAACTCATGGAAACCATGCTTGGTATGCGTCAAACCGTTCAAGCCGCGCCTTCCATGATTAGTTCTCCCTTCAATAGCCTTGAAGTCGACATTCTAAAGAAACTAGCCAGTGCTGCCTCCAAAGGCGCCACAGAGACCGAAGAAGCCCAGGATGAGATGCCGGAACCCGCCGCATCTCCCAAGAGGAAGACACTTAATACCATTGGAAGCAGCCGACCTCAGCCTAAGCCCGCTCCTAGACCAATTGCTAAGAAACCCGAGCCCCTTAAGCGTCAGGCTAAGCCAAAGCTAGAATTACCACCTGAGTTTGAGCCCGATTATGTTCCCCTGGATAAGCCTATCCATAAGATGAGCGCCCAGGAACTTGCAGAACGTGACAAACAAGCCTTGGATCGCCAAAGAGGTCGTAAATCCGCGCCTCCTCCTGACAAAGCCCCTATGCCGGATTACCAAACCCAGGAAATGCTAGCAATGTCGCAGGCTTCTAGGGCAACTGGCGGAGTAGGTGGAATGACCGGCCTAAATGGAAAGTTGTCACAGCTAATTATAGCTGGCGCAATCAAGAAAGTATAAAGTATAAAGTAGAAATATGGCTAAGAAAAAATTTAAAGTCAGTCCCGATGGTGTTCCACACAAACCCACTTGTGATTGTTTTCAATGTTTTCCCGAAGAATCAGAATTAGAAACAAAAACTAATAAAGCTCTTGAACTCGCTGAAGCCAATGCTAAGGCTATTCAAGAACTCGAAGTTAAAATTCAAAAAACTTTTTTAGAGTACAGTCACACGCTGGCAACTCTAAAAGACCGCAACCGTCTGCGATAATAACCACAAACAAGGAGAAACGAATGTCTGAAGAAAATAAGAAAACCGCCACAGAACGACTGGAAGACCTGGAAGGAGCGATGTCCCAAGTAGGCCAAGCGCTTTCCTCACTGGATCCCCTAATTAGGGACCTCGGTGGAGTCAAGGAAGCTCTTAAGCTTCTCAATAATAAATTGGATGCAGTTGTCAAGGCGATCTCTGCTGGAAGTCCTTTGACCGATGAAACCCTAAACAAGCTCATGACAGCCGCAAATGCCGAAGAACTTGCTGCCAAAGTAGCAGCCATGGTTGCTCAGGGATTGCTCGTTGCTTCTGACACGGTAACCAATGATAGCTTTGTGGTTATCAACGAAGCCGATGCCGCTGGCACTGTTGTAAACCCACGTATGCAGTTCTTGGTTTCCGCACTTCAGATCGAAGAAGTTCGCACCAAGCTCGGCGGCTCCAAGGTTGGTGACAACATTCCTGTAGGAGATAAAGGTGCTTCTATCAACGTGCTGGAATCGTATACGATCGCGATTCCAAAGGCTCCAGAAGCCGCTGCTCCTGGCGAAGACGCCAATGAAGCCGGTCCCGCCGCAACTCCAGCTGCTGAAGCCGTTCCTGCTCCCGCTGCAACGGACGCCGCACCAGCTACTACCGATGCAGCTCCAGCAACCGATTCAACAGCTGCAAGCGCTTAAGGAATACGATGACGCGTAGAAGACATACCCTAGCTAGAGAAAAAAGAACCGAGTTGACCCCAACAGGTGTCGAAATTCTCAACGCGTATTTATCTATTATTGAAGATAGTGGTAAGTACCCTAGCAGACCAGAAATGAACCTGCTAGGGTACAACAGGGACGCCATAAGAGATAATTTTGGATCATTGGAGTCTTTAAAGGAATACGTAGTCAAAAACTATCCCGAAGTAGTTGAAAACATTACCGAAGAAAAAATCAAGAATAGTAACAGTGCTCAGGATCTAGCCAAGCTTATCAAAAATCACAAGAGATTTGTAGTTACTACTGCCATTAATGGCGCACCTGTTCGTGAGGGCTTTTTAAAGAACTTAAGAGTTTACTGTAAAAAGATGAAGGCGTTGCTTTTGATCTTGCCCGCTGGGAACGAAGTAACGGATATGGACGCCGATCTCGCGGACGATGCCTGGGTTTTTGATAAAACCTATCTGAATTCAAATATCTATATCAGTGCTATCAAAGTTCCTCCCAGGAGCGTCAATCCCCTCACTTCCTTGGGTAGAATTGGACAAAGAAATGGCAGTACTATAATCGCCAGCCCAAAACAGTTCATGGAACCCGTTGCAGTTGGTGATAGCAAGATGCCACACATTATGATGTCTACAGGCGCTATCACCGAGCCCCGCTATCAGAAGAAGGGCGTTTATGACAAAAACGGCCTAATCGCCCTACACGACCATGTTTTGGGCGCCGTTGTGGTAGAAATTGAAGACGATAAATTCTACCACTTTACTCAGATTCAAGCCGAAGAATCTGGGGCTTTTGTAGAACGATGTTTGTATGTCAAGAACGGCAAGATTGGCAAGCTCAACCCATCCCACATGGTTGTTGGAGACCGCCACGTAACGGAAACCGATCCAACCGCTGCCAAAGCCTGGGATGAGATCTCCGAATTCTGTGGTTATCCGACTTTGGTAGAACACGACTTCCTTTCTGGGGTTTTCGGCAACCATCACGAAGAACATAATCAAATCATTAGAGCGGCTTTGTCGGCCATGAATAAGTTGAACATGGAAGAAGAATTTAGAGCTTGCGGTAAGGAAATTGACAGGCTCACAGAAAAACAAGATATGATTATGGTGGCCTCAAACCATCACGATTTTGTCAACAAGTATATTACATATGGAACCTATCACAAGGATCCACAAAATCTGGATTTTGCTTCTAAGCTGATTTCTCCAATGATTCGAGGCGAAGACCCGGTTCGTTACGCCCTAGAAAAATTGATTGGACTTAAAAGACCGCATAGAGTAAAATGGCTAAAGAGAGATGAAAGCTACAATGTTGCTGGAATCGAACTAGGTGCCCACGGAGATAAGGGCGCCAATGGATCCAAGGGATCTCCAAATACCTTGGAAAAAGGGTACGGGAATTGTGTCGTCGGACACAGCCACACACCCAAGATTATAAGAGGATTCTGGCAAGTGGGAACTAGTACTTATTTAAAGCTGCCCTATACTCAGGGAACTTCGAGTTGGTGTCATACCGTCTGTTTGGTATACGATAACGGGGCTAGGCAGCAAATTTTCTCAATCGGCGGACGCTGGAGACTTAATGGGTAAAACCGAAGATCTTGCAAAGCTAGGTGTTGCAGCAAAAGATATCGAACAAAGAATGACATCCATTAAAGCTAATATGGATACTATTAAAAAAGAACTCGATTTTTTAACTACGGTAGAAGAACAGCTAGATAGCAATGTAAAGTATCTCAAAAAGGTAAAGATCGTCGCACTAGCCAGTGAATACAAAAAAGCCAGAGAAGACCTCAAAAAGACTAAGACTCGCTTGGGCCAGATCAAAGGCGACTTAGGCAATAATGAAAGAGCATATAAAGAGCTGGAAGCAATGCTCAAAAAGAACAAGGAGGTCTATGATAAACTCTCAAAAACAAGTGATAACAACGTATTACAAGGGAAGTTTGGCCGACGCAATGGTTAAAGAATTGATGATGAAAAGAGTTATGGAAGAACCCGACTTCGTTAAATGCTCGAAGTATGGGAATTCATTGGTTAAATATCTTTCCGGCAATAGCGGTGAGATCAAGGATAAGACCATTGCTAGATTACTAATGATCGCCGAAGACGACGTCGAAAGAATTTATCAAGAAGCTGTTGACATTTTAAGACGCGGTGTGGTATAGTTGGCGTATGAAGATCGAGATCTACGCAGATGGGTCGGGGCAGACTAGTAACACCGATGGCGGATACGGCTGGGTAATGGTTGTAGACGGAGTCGTTCATTCCGAGGGCTCTGGACATGTCTCAAATGCCACAAACAACGATATGGAGTTGGAAGGCGCAATACAGGGACTATCGGCTGTAGGTAGACTGGCTTGGCCTCCTCTAAAGATTCTGGGCAATTTTGAGGCTGTGGAAATTGTACCACCAGAAGTTACATTGATAAGCGACAGTCAAATCGTTCTCGGCTGGGCTTCTGGAGCCTACCAATTCAAACAGCTCAACAAGATAGATAAATATAATCAGCTGGTAACCTTAATGTCCAGGTTAGGAGCCAAAACCCGTTGGGTCCGTGGCCATAGCGGTGATATTCATAATTCCAGGTGTGATCAGCTCGCTAGTAACGCACGTAAAGGCGTAACTACGAATTGTCTTGACAAACTTACTCCAAAGATGGATACTCGTATCGGAACCAAAAAGGCTGGAACGGCCTCGGTTTGGCACAAGGACGTGCTTTACGTTATGGACTTTGAAAACATGGTCATGGAGAAATACGATCGCGAAGCCCATGGAAAACGGGGCTCTATGATTGAGATACGCGAGGAGAAGAGTAGATGAAACACTTGGATGAAGAAGTTAACTTTGTAAAATGTGAACACAACAATCTCAGTACCAATTGTAATGTTTGTTTTGTGCCAGTTTTTGATTCTTTTATGGAATTCGCTCGGGATATGTATAAAGAACAGAACGAAGAACCACACATCCATTCCCTTGAATTTCTGAGGAATACATGAGTAATTTTCTACTTGCTTTTGACACAGAAACCGGAGGACTATCCCCCAAAGCAGCCGACGTACTGACAGCCTACTTCGCTATCGTCGACGAAGATTTTAAGATCCTCGACGAACTAGACCTAAAGCTAAAGCCTGACAATGGTCGTTTACCCATCGCCGAGGATGGCGCGTTAAAAGTTAATAAGATCAATATCCACGCTCATCTCGAAGATCCCGAAACTATCACATACTCCGAAGCCAAAACCAAATTAGTAGCCATGATACGAAAATACTTGAAGAAGACAGGAAGGCACTCCAATATCCGCCCCCTTGGCTACAACGTCCCCTTTGATATCGGTTTCATACAAGAATATGTCTTGTTCCCCGATGAATGGCAGTCTCTTATTAACTACAATACCGTGGATCCCAAGGTTGTCGTTAATTTTCTGAAAGACGCGGGTTGGTTTCCTGCGGACCTAGGAACTCTCATCAGCGTAGTTAAGCATTTTAATATTTCCATGGGTTTGGCTCATACCGCAAAAGCCGACGCGTTGGCTACTGTAGAAGTCTATAAGAAGTTATTGGAATTGATGGATTCCAAAAAAGATGGTGGCGGTGGATTGGACCTTTTGAGTCTTTTGGAGGCGGAATGAGAAAGGTATTTTGTCGCCTTATTGTTGTAGATTTATGTTTGTCGTTCGCAAAATTAGATGGTGACAAACTGTCTCTGATTAGAATACCACTAGTCGCAAATCAGATTTTGGGCGCTTTAGCGTTTTATGATGAGTTGATAGGCTTTGAAGAAATGCCTATAGTAGAATTTGTCGAACTTTGTAAAAAACAAGCAACAGAAGAAGAAGTTAAAAAATTCGAAAAATCATTTGGGGAAATTTATTCATGAAAGCCTGGTTTGAATGGTGCCATATGTTTCCTGGCGACTATCCGGTTAAATTCGGAATTGACTGGTATGTTCACGCCAAACCCGTAAAAATGTTTAAACCATGGCGGGGGCTTACGATTACTTTTTATTTATTCAAACGCTTGGTTAATCTAAACATAGTCATGGACTACGAAGCCTACCAGGCTAGGATGAACTATAGACACGATCCCAACGCTGCAATTAAAAGATTACGAGAAAGAAAAGCTGCTAGGGAGAATAAGCAATGATGAAAAAGGGAACTATTTGTAAGAAGTACACTCAAGAGGAAAAGAATTTTATAATAGAAAATTATAAAACCATGACGAGTCTCGACATATCCAAGATTATCGATAGAACCAAAGCTTCAGTTATCGTAATGGCTGGCAAATTGGGACTTGGAGAATCATCCAAAGATCTTATATCAGGTCAAAAATTTAACAGACTTACGATTATAAAAAAAACAGATAAAAGAACAAAATGTAGAGCAATTATATATGAATGCTTATGCATTTGTGGAAATATAACCTATGTACCAAGAAATACTATAACAAGTGGTCATACAAAAAGTTGTGGATGTTTACAAATCGAAAAAATTTCAGAATCTCTGCTTTTGTCTCCCGGAAAAGCTACAATAAATCAGCTATATTATTGCTGCAAAGGCGACGCTCAAAAAAGAGGTATCGATTTTTTGTTAACTATGGAACAACATGCAGAAATAGTTTCTCATGATTGCAATTATTGTGGAGAACCTCCTCGTAAAGCAAACTATCTTATCAAAAAAGACGGCAATCTAAAAAAAGTAAAACATATCGCAACAAAATCTTGCATTGACAATTCTTGGGCAGTCGCCAACACGGTTGACAGGATAGATAGCAATAAGGCATACACATTAGACAATTGCGTAGCGGCTTGCTGGCCCTGCAATCAAATGAAAATGATATCTTCTGTGAATGATTTTATATCTCAAACCTATAAAATTGTAGCTTTCCAAGAAAGTAAGAAAAAATGACTTTCGTATCCACTCATACACACACAGAGTCCTTCCTAACAGCCTCTAAGCTATCTTCGTTCATTTCTAGAGCAAAAGATTTGGGCCGTACTCATTTCGTACAAATAGATCAGGGTAATCTATCGAACGCTCTCAAAGCTCACGGACAGGCTAAAAAAGCTGGGCTCAAATCAATTCTAGGAATTGAAGTGTTTTTTAAAGACTCTTCGTGCCCAGTAATTAGTGGAACAAAAACGGATAGATGTAGGTATTTTAATCTGTCTATATATGCGCTGGATCAGTCAGCGTATCAGGAAATAGTGCGATTGGTATCAAAATTTGACAGACCCGTTATCGACATTAGAGAAGAATCCCAATCTCTTTGGCAATGGTCGGATTTGGAACACATCAGTAAATTTAACGTAAACGTAGTTCTATCCGGAGTTCATTGTATTGTCGGCAAACCAGCATTAGATAATAGACCAGATTTGGCCGAAGGCGTATTTTTAAAGCTCAATACGCTATTTAAGAATAGGCTGTACGCGGCAATGCTTTGCACGGAATGGTCCAAGAAATACGCCCAAATAGTTCAAATAACGTATAGAGATGGAACCACGGATTGCTTAATGGACACCGATTCTGTAGCCACAGATCGAGCCCGCCGCATTAAGGCTATAGAGTTAGTGGATAACAATCGGCACGCTGTGATCAAAAACAAGATCTCTGGCGGAATCTATTCAGAAGTAGAAAAAGAAATAGAAAAAGTGATACTAAAAAAGGGATTTCTTCCTCTTCCTGTAGACGCAGCTTTAGTCGTAAACAGAACGCTTAAGAGTCTTGCCGAGAAATATGGAATCCCTGTTCTCGCTACGGATCACGCATTTTATGCCGAAGCCTCAGACCGTATCGTTCAAGATCTAATTCTAGAGGGTAAGACTAGGATTAAGTCTAGTTTGCACATGAGATCCCAAGAAGAGGTTCTGGACTACCTAACAAAAATAATGGAGTTATCTCCATCAGATGCCAATAAAATTATAAACAATAGCGCCCAATGGGCATCACTATTTGATACATTTGATCTCAAGTATGATTGGCACTTAGCCTCTACTAACGGACAAGACCCTCTCAAGATGTGTATGGCCGCGATCCAGAAAAATGGGCGTATGAAATGGGACGATAAGGCGTATACAGAAAGGCTAAAAGAAGAATGGGCGGTCCTTGTTAAGAATGGCAAAAAGAATATGCTCCCCTATTTTTTTCCAATCGAAGATATCGTAGAATTTTATAAAAACAGTGGATATTTAACCGGACCTGGTCGCGGATCTGCTGCAGGTTCCTTATTGGCGTACCTGCTATGTATTACGCACGTTAACCCTCTTAAGCACGGACTCTCGTTTTCCAGATTTTATTCTATGACTCGTATTGAAAACAATCAGGTCGCGGACATAGATTTGGACCTTGGAGATCGCGTACCATTAGTTGGGGAAGACGGGAAGTCTGGGTACCTATACTCGCGCTGGGGGAACTGCGCTGCTCAGATTGGGACCAAAGCTATGATTCGTCTCAAGAGCGCGATAAAAGATGTTAATCGCTATCTGAACGGTTCGGTTGAACGATCTATCTTAACTCTAACCGAAGGATTACCAGCCGCTCCTCAAGGAGTATCGGACCACAATTTTATTTGGGGATACGAAGACGATGATGGCAACCATGTTCCGGGCTTGATAGAACAATCAAAAGAACTCCGAGCATATATGAAAGAAAAGCCAAGGGAGTGGGAAATTGTCAGCAAGACAGTCGGCGTTACCAGGAGCTGGTCAAAACACGCCAGCGGATTTTGTATTTCAGATATTCCCATTAGAGATATGGTACCACTAAGAGATGGGGTTATTACTCAATATGAGGCAAAGCAGGTGGAGGAAAGTGGGGCGTTGAAATATGACTTCCTTGTAGTTCACAACATTAAAGATATTCAAGTCTGTTTAGAACTTATTAATAAAAAGAATAATGAAAAACATGAAACCGGATACTTTACCCATAATGGAGTCAAGACATTTGTTTGGGATCTTACGGAAGATTTGGAAGCGTTTAAATCCGTTTGGAGCGGTGACACTAACACAATTTTTCAGCTCAACACAAAATCTATGACACCTTTTGTAAAAGATATTTTACCTCAATCTATTGAAGATCTTTCTACAATACTTAGCTTGGTCCGACCTGGCCCACTCGATTTCGTTTCCGAAGATACCGGCAGAAACATGGCCGAAGAATTTGTTCACCGCAAAAACTGCGGTTCCTATAATGATATTGAAATCTTAAATAAACTAATTCCTGAAACATATTCAGTCCTTGTCTACCAAGAACAGGTAACGAAGATCGCAAAAGAGCTTGCCGGATTTTCTGGGACAGAAGCTGAGATCTTAAGAGAAAATATCGGTAAAAAGAAAGCCGTAGAACTTGCTAAACAAAAACCTAAGTTTGTCGAAGGCGCTTCCAAGCATATTTCCAAAGAAGAGGCCGAACTTTTATGGGATCGAATCGAAACATTTGGCCGCTACTCCTTCAATAAAAGTCACGGAATTTCCTACAGTTATATCACTTATGCGTGCATGTTTTTGCGCCACAATTACCGTCTTGAGTGGTACGCGGCGATTTTAAGCAATGCTAGCGAGCAAGAAATTACAGGCAAGTTATGGCCTACGGTAAAAAACCTAATCGCTCCTCCGGACATCAATCTCTCAAATGAAATGATGGCCGTAGATTACGCGAATAAAAATATCCGATCTAAGCTTGGCATTATCCGTGGCATGGGCGACATTACCCTAGAGCCAATCATCGCGAACAGACCATACCGTGATATTCAAGACTTCGTCGACAAAGACGTCGCAGGACCCAGCTTAGCCCACAAACTCATCCACGTCGGCATTATGGACTCCTTATTCGAACCCGGAATGTCCTTGGTTGAAAAACTCAAAGCCTACGAAGACGCCGCTGAAATTAAGAAGTTTAGAGACAAAAAAGCAGAGGCTGATAAGAAGTTCAAGAATATGAGAGCGTTACAGCCTAAAGAAGGTGTTGTTCCCTCCCAGTATCTCAATTTGTCGCCTCTCAAAGACATCGCTATGAAAAAAGCCGTACTCCCAACGCTCCCCGTAGATCTTCACGGACTGGGCTTAAAATATAGCCGCTGTTTGGATCCCTACACTACCAATAGCAAAGTCACCGATCCCGTCACCAATAAGTCGACGTTCTTGGTGGATGGCAACGTAATCAAGCGTATCGACGCTCTGGAGGGCTTCCAGGTCGAAAAAGACATATACGCCGCTGCTACCTGCTATATCATCGATGCCAAGGAATTCAGCTATGCCAAGGGCGCTAAGACGGCTTTAAAGCTCACCTTTGACACCGGCGACGGCAACATCATGGAAAAAGTGCTATGGCCGGATTATAATACCGGGATTCTGGAATACCCAAAGGAAGTAAAACGGGGCAGTATATGTACGTTATTCATGAAGAAACGTCAGGACAAGAGCGGTGAGATGTCGGTGTTCTCAATTGTAGTAGAAGGCTAACTTTTCTCTTGACATTTTTAAAACGATTTAGTATATTACCGATATGAAGCGTTTGGTTTACCCCCTACTCGTATGGCTTTTGGTCTCAACCCTGGTATACGCCAGGACCCACCACAAGCCCGGTAAGACGCTTCGTATTGCCGTAATCGACACCGGATTGGATCTCAACGATCCCCGCCTCAGCAACCATCTCTGCAGAACCGGTCACAAAGATTTCACCGGTGAAGGCCTGGTTGATTTGAACGGACACGGCACACATATCGCCGGTCTTATAGAAAAATATGCGGGTGAGGGAAACTACTGTCTTGTGATATATAAGTACTTTGCAACCGGTGACAAAGCCAAATACAATGCCAGGCATGAAGTCGACGCTATAGCCGAAGCCGTTAAAAATCACGTCGACGTTGTTAATATTTCCAGCGGTGGACCGGAGTTTGTAAAAAGAGAGTATGATTTAATCAGGTTTCATCCAAGAACCACCTTTGTTTTGGCAGCTGGAAACGAAGGACACGATCTAGACAGAGATTGTAACTACTATCCGGCTTGCTACCTGCTCGGTAACGAAAAAATTGTCGGAAATGTCACAGAAACCGGAGCCATGGTTACATCTTCTAATTACGGCAACGTGCTTTCAGCGGTAGAAGTTGGGGACAATGTTTTGTCAACAGCACCTAACGGTGGTATGACACACAGCACTGGAACCAGCCAAGCCACAGCAATTAGAACCGGCAAGCTTATAAAGGAAATGTTAGATGCAAAATAACGTCTTTCAAAACAGAGTGGTCAAAACCAAAAAATTAGGCAAGGATGCTTTAATGCAGGTTAGCATAAATGAAATCGCTAAGCGGATTTTTGTTGACTTTTCATCCGTAGATGGTAGGATTAAGATTCAGAAGAGTTTTCAAGACACTTTTGAGGGTAAGAAACTAGCTAAGGAATTTGAAAAAAGATTTAAAAATCTAAATGAAATTAAGGGTTATTTAGGTATTAAATGAAGAAGATTAAAACCAAACCCAGAGAAGTAGAGGTTTATCTGGATGGTACTGATTGGCGGTATGAAATCGGTCATGCCGCTGATGGTAATCGTGTCTATCCCAGCGTCGATTGTCTTAAAGAAGAAAATAAGTGCTGGGATGAGTGTGGGATAGTTAAATGTAAGCTGGTTTTTATGGAAACCGTGATTCCGGAAGTCGATCCTAAAGATTGGAAAAACACCACTCCTATGGTGGAATGCGATGTAGATAGGGACCGCTTAGCAGCCGCAGAAAGACACTTAGGATATCTCGAAGAAAAAGTGATGAAACAGCTGAATAAGGTTATTCAGTTAAAAGCAAATATAAAGGGGAAGAAATAATGTCGTTATCAAGTATTCTAGAACAAATCAAGACGGTTAAACCAATTGCAGAGATGGATATCCTCGTAGGACCCAGAGAAACGTATGCGGGACGAGAAGGTATGCAACGCAATGCCAAAGAAGAATTTAAGACGCTAAAAGAACAGTATACCAACGAACTCCGCCAAACCGCAGCCTTCATCCTGATATCGGGCTCCGGCAAGGAAACCTTTCAAACCCTAGCTACTACTGAGTTCAACTGCTTTTCAGCGGACAGCGAGGGCTTCTATAAGGCATTGGCTGATCGCATCCCCGCCGAACTCTACGCTAATAAGACGCCAGCGGGCAATCTGTTCGATGTCATGGGGCGACACCTTGAAGACATGGCCAATGATCTCGGGATTATCGGATATCCTCAACTGATCTTTAAACAACAATATCAACGCGCTATCGATGGAAAAGCTGACTTTGTGAAGCTGATTAAGCAAGCCATTAATGAACAAGTGGGTTCGGAAATCGTGGGTATCTATACTGCTAAAGTTTTGACCGATGAAGCCATTTCTAAAAACCATGGTCTTTCTATTACTCCAGTTGTCATGACTACCGATGACGAAGCCTTGGCTTTAGATCTCAACGAAACACTATATCGCGCTGGTTCCCGAGCTTTCTTGGTGGCTGCTGGGAAGGGCGCCAAGAGCATTCGAGCCGTGGAAGGTGCATTTGCTATCAAAGAAGTCGATGCCGATAGTGTAAAAAATGTCTTGACAAATATAAGCAAGATGTGTAAGAATATACGATGAGAGATGAAATAGAAAGAATTGCTAAAATTAAAAAGGAAAGAAATATGAAAATTAATAACGGACGAAATAGTGCAAGTAGTAATTTTACCCAAGCAAAAACGGTTAAGCTGAAGGACGGCGACCAAATCTATCGCATTTTGCCAGCAATTGGCGATCTCGCAGATGCCAATATTTGGCACGTATTTTATGGCGTTCATTGGGGCTATAAGACTACGGATGGTAAAAAGAAGCCCTTCGCCAGTCCCGAGAAGAAGGACCATAAGGTCAAACCTGCGGTTGTTGTAATTCCTGATGCAGCCAAAGATCGTTTGAATATGCTCAAGGGCAAGCTCGAAGAAGCTAAGAAAAGCGGGAACCAAGCTATTATTAATAAGCTCCAACCGTTGGTTGGTTTTGGAAAAGACACTGTTTATAATCTGGATAGCAATCATCACATGAATGCCATCGATGCCAGCGGCAACATTGTGGTTCTTAAGATTAAACATAAATGCTTCGTTCAATTGGAAGCCTTAATCAAGAAGCTCGAAGCCAGCGGAACCTATCCCCTCAGTCTCGATGATGGCCGATACTTCGTGTTTACTCGTACCGGCATGGGTAACGATACCGGATTTGCGGTGAACGTGCTTCAAGAAGACGTCGAAGTCCAGGGTTATGGTAAGATGAAGCGCGACGTAAGTCATGTTGTTACTCACGAAATCATTAGCCGCTTAAGTAAAGAAGCTGGTAAGCTCGACCAACTGTTCGTAAAACCTACCGCTGACCAAGTCGCACGTATCGTGGAAACCTCGAATCTTGATACCGGCGTTTCTCCTTACATGGACGAATTGTTCTCTAAGGCCGCTCCCGCAGCTGCCGACAACAGCGAAGGCAATGACGACGGAGACTATGTTCCCGAAAAAGCTCCTGTACCGGTTGCTGCGGCACCAGCACCAGCTCCGGTAATTACGCCGGTATCGGCTCCTGTGGCTGCCGCTCCCCAGGCTACTGTGAGCCCGATTAAACCGGCTCCAGCAGCAGTTAAACTAGGGGTTGTCTTACCAAAGACCAACAAGGTCTCTATTGAAGACATGAGCCAGGAAGATTTCTTGGCCGGACTTGAAAACGGAACTTTGTAATAGTTAATGGGGTCACGAGTAGGCAGTTTAAATGGGGTTTTACCGTCCAGCGGGTAGTGAATTGTACAATAGCGAACCCGGTAGCCAATGGTGTCCCGGCCCACAATTTAAGGTAAAAAATGGTGTCCCGGCCCACAATTTAAGGTAAAAAATGAGCGACTTAGTAACAAATGAACAAGCGATAGTGCTCCCAGCCTTTGGTAAAACACCCCAGCTGAGACTAGAGATGTCGGTTATAAGGGAAGCAGAACGACGGCTAATCGAAGCTAAAACAGTGTCTCCGGTGACTTACGCTGATTTGAGTCATACCTACAATGAAAGCTATCGCGTGCTTAAACAACACCTGTCCAGTTTAGGTTTCCATCTGATGGCGACTGATAAAGCCCTTGAGGAAGCCAAGGCCGAAGTAATCCTGGGAAGCTATGCGGAATTTCTTGTAGATAAACCCAAGAGTACGGGTAGTGCGGATCTCAGGAATGCTTTTCTTATCAAGGATCCCGCCTATAATGCTGCTTTGGACCGTATCAATCAACTCAAGGCGTTGATCTCCAACTTTGAGGGCAAGGTTAAAGTCTTAGAAAACGTGGTTTCTTATATGAAACAAGAGATGTACTTGGTCAGCAGGTCGGGATTAAGTGGTAAAAATTTACATGTAACGAGTGGAGAAGGAAATTGAAATGGCTAATAAATGGTTAAAAGAATTAAGGGCTTACGACGATACCGTAAAATACGACTACGACAGTTTTGCGCCAGAAAATTGTCTTTACACACCAAGTCCTTATTTCAATTGGATCTTCGCTAATAAAGCAAACGGCGCACCAAAGAACAGCTCCATTCTTTTCTTCTCCGAACCCAAGGCTGGTAAGTCTCTATCGATTTACGCTATTATCAAAGAAATGCAGGCTCGTGACCCCGAAGGCATTAGTATCTATTTCAATACCGAGTGTCGTGGTCAGCTTCAGTTCGAAGCAATTCCTGGAATCGATCAAGACCGTTCTATTATTTACGACACCAATCAAGCTACGGAGATCTTCGATCGTATAGAAAACGATATCAAAGCCATGGTACAGGACGGCATGCCACTCAGAATTATCGCCATCGATTCCTTGAATGGTATTATGGGGACCAAGCGCGGCGATACAGACTCTGTAGCCAATCATTTGATGGGTGATCAAGCGCTTACGCTTAAGAATGGTCTAAGTAAGCTAATCCCTTTCTGTAAGCGCAATGGTATTCTTCTTATTGGGACTGCGCAAATGGCTGCCAATCTAGATGCGGGCTCCTACGGACCCAAGGAAAAAATGAGCGCGTCGTGGTATACCAAACATGCTTTTGAGTACTATATTTCCTTGAAACGCGCAGGCGCCGCAGAAGATAAACAGGATATCGCCGGTAAGACTTTCGAAGAAGACGAATTTAAAGATGCCCGTGGAAACAAACTTCTAAACGCCCACAAAGTATATGTCAAAATGGAGCAATCCTCGATCGGGCAAGCCGGTCGGGCAGGTGTTTTTACTTTGAGTTACGACCAGGGAATCATCAATCAAAACGAAGAAATTTTCTGGCTTGGCAAAAATCTAGGTATTATTACAACTCCAAATAACAGAACCTACACTTTCGCCGGACAATCATTCAATGGTAAAAAGGAATGCGCTAATGCTATCAAGGATGACCCCAAACTTGCTGCCGCTATCTTAGAAGAAGTTCGTAGGCTCGACAATAAGTGATACCAAAGGCACAAATGAAATTACCCGACATTCATAAGCGGATTTCGCATAAAAACGAGTTCGAACTCTGTTTTCTTAGACATCAATACCTGCGTCGTATAAAGCATAACGCCACCAGAGAGGAAATGGAGCCATATCTTAAGATCGTCGATAACTTCGGGAAGAACACTTATTATACTTACAAAAATCTATTTCTTTTGGTTGGCATGGACTTCGAAGACGTACTCAACATTACCCAGGTATATCTCGCCACTTATATTGGATTATTCGCCTTAGAAAGAAATCCGGATAAGCTCAGAGAATTTAAAGCGGCTTTCAAAAATCGAAACAGTATTCGTTGCTCAAAAGAAAATATTTTGGATAAGAATAAGGCAAACTTCACCTGCTTCCTTAAGCAACGCCTGCAAGACTTGGTCCGCGTCTGCCGTCAAAAAGCCAAGAATATTAAGGGGATTGTCGCCGAAGAATTTTTGGTCTTTACGGGAACCAAAGCCCCTCCAGTTGACATCGAAGAGCTGTTGGAAAGCCACGACAGGTACGGCTATCGCCCACTGGACACCAACGTGTTCAAAACCATTAAGAAGAAAATTATGGGCCAGGAAGGTCCGGTATACACATTTAATAAAAACTGGTATGTTTGTGTGCCAATTCGAAAAAAGGCCTTGACCTTAACCGACTTCGTGTGTAATAATTATGATCCAAGGGAGAACCTTTGCAACATGACACCCGAAGAGTACCTGGACGTAAAAGATGAAGCCGTGCGGTCTCGCGAATTCCAAGAGTCTTCCGCAGAAGATAAAGCCGAAGTCATCAGAACGTTTTTAGTTAAAAACGAAGAAAATCCAGAGTTTGAAGAAGAAGTTCGGATTGCTCAAAAGTTTCTCAAGAATTTAGGGGTTTAGATGGAAGCCAATGTAAGTTTCGAAGAAGTCGTCCGTGCATGGCTACTTGAGTACGACGACCGCTTGCCAAATGACAAAAAAGATCGTATAGAAGCGTTTATAGTGCTTTTGGGCAACCTTGCCGAGTACGGTTTTAAAAAAGAAGACATCACTAATACCAGAAAAGAAAAGATCGTTCGCAGCTGTGTCAATCCCAATCACCATAAGAGCAAATTGAAGATATGGGTTTCCATGGTAGTCCAGGCTTTTGAAGCCGCAGTCCTTATTTACTACGGCACGGTTAAGATCAAAAAAGACGTCGTGACCCCAGAAATGGCAGCTAAGATCGACTCCATCGGTCAGAAAGCCGAAGAAGGTAGGGAACTTAGAAGCCCTTCAGCTAGTCACGACGACAACCACGACCCCGACGCTCCCTTAAACCTAGAAGGCGATCCTATTGACATCGACATAGCCGTAAGACAGGCTGTTAGGAATCCCGGAGACGCGCCGGAATTTGAGATCACCGACGCCATGCTAGACGGGATGGACGGTCCTGAGATCGTCTGGGACGCTGATTTTAACAAGAAACTGGGCATCGAATGAGCGAAGCCGTTAAAAAGTTCCAAGAAGCGCTGGAAAAAGATCAAGCGTATGAAAAGGAACTCAATAAAAAGAAAAAAGAAGTCCAAGAAAAGCGACTTCTGGTGGATGAGTTCAAGCTCACCAATGAATTGGAGCGCATTACTCAAAACAAATCCGACATGGCTAAAGCTAAGAATGTCAACGTCGGTATTATGAGTGAAGAAGAAATCGCTGACACGCAGGCCAAAAATAGAGCCTATTTAGAGGGCGCTAAAAACGGCATGTTATTTTTAAATGAAAGTTTTAGGAAGTACATCCCGCTATGGGCTGGTAATATCGTTTTAATCGGTGCCAGAACCGGTTCTGGTAAGAGTAGTGCGGCTGCTAATCTGATCCTAACAACTATGACGCAAAAGCATCCGGAAACCGGAGAGAATCGTAAAATATTAACTATTAGCTGTGAAGAAACCCCTCTACAAGTCTATAACCGTCTAACCTGTTTGGTTAAGGGCTACGACTACAGCGATCAAGACACCTATACCGATCAGCAAAAACAGGATCTTGTGGATTTCAGTGGTAAATGGCCAAGGCTCGGTATCAGCGTCATCGGAGAGGATGGTAGAGGTCGTACCGACAGCGTGGAAGGTATTCGTAGTATTTTTGAAGCTCTGGTCTCTAGCGGAACCCAATACGATTTAATTATCATCGACTACATTCAGAAAATCATCAATAGTAAAAGCAATCCCAGCGCAAAACCTTACGATGTCCTTAAAGAAGTGATGAGCGTTCTTGACCATTACAAAAACATATATCCGGCTTGTATAGTTGTGATGAGTCAGCTGAGTTCTCAGAAATCCGGCGATCCCGAAAACGAACTAGATTTTCAAGACCGCCTGAGAGGATCCAGAGATATTATCACACCGTGTACAGTGGCCATGGAAATGGTTCCCGACTTTCAAAAACTCAAGACTCGTTGGCATATCAGAAAAAACAGATATAAGGGTAGTGTTGTTGGCGGTTACATTGATACCGCCTACGATAAAGGCCGTTTTAAGCCCCTAACCCCAGCATGGGAAAAGATGGTGGCTGAGAGAAATGAAGCCAAAGAACGTGCCGATAGTGTTGGTAAATACGAAAACAAAAAGGGAGATGAAAATGGACAGAAAAACTAGGGAAGAATTGAGTCAGTTGTCAACGCAGGTATTTGGTAGCAGTTCGAAATGGCAGAAATTTGTCGAAGACGGCGAAATGGTGCCAGTTATGGAAACCGTCAAAGTTTTAGACGGCGCCACCAAGGAAACCAAAGAAGAACAACGCCAGGTCATGCACATGGGCAAGAATGGTGCCGAAGTACCAAAATTTGAGATCAAACACTACACCGCTGAAACCATTCGAGAACGGATGATTACGATTAAGACCCAAAAAAAACAGGTCCAGGCTCTGATTGAGAAATTACAAAAAGAAGAAGCTGATAAGAAAGCCGCTATCGAAGCCGTAACCGCTCAATCCGGCAGTGCAAATATCGCTTGACTTTTACATACAGTGGGTTTAGGATGGGATTATGAAGGATTTGAAATCCCTCCTAGTACTACTATTTAACGAAGGCGAAGAATGTTGTCCGGCTCCAGGACCTCAAGCGTACCATTCAATTACTTTGCCAACTATGTTGTCAGGCGAATTCACATTGGTTAGTAATAATCCCAATGTTCCCATAAAAATAGTTGGGTCTGAAACCCTTACTCACTTGGCCATCAACCCCGTCAAAGGACCTAGAAACGATGACAACGTAACCGCATACCGTACTTTTATGTGGGAAATCGATGTCGGCAAACTCAGCGCTCAACTAGAATACTTTAAGAAAATAGGTATGCCCTATAGTGCTGCCATTTATAGTGGTGGCAAATCTATACATTTCTTAACAGTTCTGGACCAAGACATAGATAAGAAGAGTTACCACTATTTTTACGCTTGGGCTCTTAAGGTGTTGACATTATGTGACGATAGCTGCAAGAATCCAACCAGGTGTGTTAGGATTCCCGGAGCCATCAGGCCGGATACGGGTAAGAAGCAGAGATTGGTAGAACTACATGGTAGGGTTAGATTTGAGGATTTCCAAACTTGGTTTGAAGCTCACGAGGATTCTAGACCCCAGATCCGTGAGAAAAGAAAAAGCTTGACAGGCGATGGGGACTATGATAAGTTATCAGGGTGGGCGAAAAAGCAGTTAAAAGATGGAATCGATTTTAGTAAAGGTAGGAATAGAACATGGTTCGCTCTGTTTGTAGATCTGGCTCAGAGCGGTTATACTGAGGAAGAAGCGGAAGGGATTTTGCGACCCTACTATCAGGAAGAACACGATTTTAAGGAACGCGAGTGGCTGGCCTGTATAAAGAGTGGTTTTAAATACGCGGAAGGAAAATGAATGATAAGGGATAAAGAACTCGAAAGACTAATAAGTTACGCCAAGGGCTTAGGTCTTAAGGTTACTTTTTCCAATAAAGACTATGGAGCTTCCGCCCTTTGGTCTCTGGATAATTCTGAAATTACAATTTGTAAAAATAAAAATAAATCAAAAATAGAGACAATTCTTAGCATAATCCACGAGTTAGGACATTCTTTACACAATACCCATGAGCAGAATCGAAAAATTGACACAAAACTAGAAGAGGCCTTGAACCATATCGAGGACGCCGAAGAATTTAATATAGAGTCTAAAAAGAGACAGCGCAAGATCAGTTTGGATTGCGAAATCGCGGGAACCAAATACTGGCATGTGATTTACAAAGACACAAATATGAATTTCCCTATTTGGAGACTCGAAGCCGCTATGGAATTTGATCTCTACCAATATGAGTATTTTTACGAAAACGATCGCTGGCCCTCTTTTAAAGAAAAGTCTAAAAAGAAAAAAGAGATCAAAAAAAAACACAGAGGTAGGCTAGTCAGGGTAAAGAAGGATTAATGGATTTATCAGCCTATACCTTAATGCCTGAGCCTAACAGCACGTACCTCTACAACACCCATACCATACCGGTCCAGGAACCCCTGAGCGGCTCTACGATGGGCCTAATGATGCTTCTATCTAGTCTACAGTACCAAGCCCCCTATGTTCCGAGTCAATACCAGCAGGCGGCTAGTCAGGCAGGGAAGGCGGCCTTTATAGACGTAGGGGGACAAGCAACTCAAGATCAAGCCAATGCGGCTATAGGCAAGATGGGTAAACAAGCTTCAGATACGGCTTTAGGGATCGTCCATTCGATAGGGATCACCGATACAGAGCTTGGAGCTAGCTATATGGTCTATAAAGTCTTAAACGATCGTAAAATCGATCTGAGTATGATTAAAATAGGTGGGGTACGATTTAACTTGACATTGGATCCACAAGATGTTAGCGTCGGTCTTAACTATGGCTGGTGAAGAAAAGACTGACAGTATGGTAGTCGAAGAGAAAGCGGTGGCTGAAGAGCCTAAGATCGCTCGATTTACCGAGTTCGAAACTAAATATAGTTCGGACATCGCCATGCTATCTGCTTTTAAGGCCATCGTGGAAGTTCTGCCTGGTCTATTAGAATTCACTTATGCTGAAGGTCCGGATACTTATTTGACAAAACCAGACGGATCTTTTGGCCGGTATCGGGCTGCCAAATATCCCCACGGAACCCAATATGCGCAGTGGACGCTAAAATTCAAACCAGTGGGAGCCAAAAACAACATCTCTAGATTAGAATACAACTGGCGTGTGGATGGAACTCCGGCCCAGGAGATCCTAGATGGCGCGGAGGCTATGGGGTTTTCGTTCAATTTTAAAATAAATAAGGGGTGCCACATCTACCGATTCCCAGAATGTACACTCGTTTTTTATTCTGTAAAAGAAGAAGGTAAGACCGAAGAAGACTATTTCATAGAGATCGAAATAACAGAACAGACTGTCCATGAGCTTACCGAAGAACAAGCCTGGGAAATCATTAGAAAATATGAGAAGATCTTAGAACCAGTTGGGGTTAATGCGCAGAAGCGAATGCGTAGAAGTCTGTTCGAGATGTATAGGAAAGATCTCAAATGAAAGAGATTCAACTAACACAGGGAAAAGTAGCGCTAGTAGACGATGAGGATTATGAAGAACTCTCCAAGATGAGTTGGCATGCTTGGTATAATAAAAATAATAATAGTTTTTACACTCATCATTCTGTCTACAACGGTAGCGGCAAAAATCCAAGTGTAATCAGAATGCATCGTCACATTTTAGGAATAAAAGATAATAAAGTACACGTAGACCACATAAATGGAAATACTTTAGACAATAGAAGATGCAATCTAAGGCCGGTAAATAGATCCCAAAATACTACAAATGCAACTAAAGTCAGAAGAGACAATAAATCTGGGTTTAGAGGTGTGGGGGAATATTTTTACACTGGTGTCAAAAAATGGACAGCTAAGTTAAAAAAAGATGGGAAGGTTATTAGATTGGGATACTTCGACTCCCCAGAAGAAGCTGCACGCGCTTTCGACAAAGCAGCAAAAGAGCTATATGGAGAATATTGCGGCAAACTTAATTTTGAAGAGGTTCATAAAAACTTGGAACATAAAAAGGAGACCTAATACGCCATACATCAAAACCGAAGAAAGAAACAAGTGGAAAAATGGAATCGCAGAACTGGTAATGGCTATGCATGATCACGGAATCACGCCAGGCGACCTTAATTATATTTACACCAAACTTGCCCATCATTACATTCAGCGTAAGGGACTTAATTATACCCATTTGAACGACATCGTAGGTGTTTTTGAATCAGCGAAGGCTGAATTCCAACGACGTGTCGTGAATCCCTACGAAATTTCGAAGATTGAAGAAAATGGTGATTTGTGACCGATTCCCCAACCGATATCTATGCTATTAGTGCTAGAGTTATGAATGCCGCTAGGATGGCCGTTGGAGCCAACCTAACGCCTGCTGGGACAATGGTTTGCAACACTTTTTCTACAACGCTCAAAGAGTTTTATGATTTCGCCGAGAACCTAGAAGATGCTATGATTAGGAAGGATCTAAAAAATCTAATCAAAGCCCAAGAAGAAGCGCCAGCCAGACCTATAGTAGCTTTATGCGCTGGTATGAAAAAGAAATCTAGTGAAGATTCCCAATAGCCCTGGCTATGTCTAAGATTCCGATGCCTACGACATACATAACAAAAAGAAGCATCCCCACTAAAATAGCAGCGGTAAGGCTATTTTTCATTAATTTCCAATTCTTTCGAAACTCATGTAATTGTCAGAAGTAGAAGCTCCAGTAGTTTGCCCTACACCACTTATACTAAATGCCCCGACGAAGTTCAAAGTATCCCCAGCATTACATTGGATGATTATAGATCCTCCCAATCGTACAGATACAGAGGAGCTGGAAACTCCTACATGAGTATCCAATTCAGTATCTACTCCTCCATTGCGGTACACAGAGAGGGTTGATTGAGAACCAGGTATATCTGTTACGTTGAATATGAAGTTAGCCGTTGCCCTATATTTACCGCTCACTGGAACAGTGTATAATCCCGTTGAAGTATTATATGCGTTGTGGGTATCAAACACTTTCGTAGGCAAAATAACTGTTGATCCAGCTGGTGGAAAAGTTACTCCAGAAGCACTGGTAGATCAGGCATTCCTGGAGCCATAAGAGGGGCAGCTTCAGGATTTGGTGAGTTGGGCATTGCTACATTTGCGTTGTGGATTTTTGGCATTGCAATTTTTGGCGCCCCGCCTGCTAAATTGTGGGGTACACTACCGGCAAGTTTCGGCGCAGTTACGTTAGAATCAAGGGTACGCGTAGCCATTCGGCTTTTTAGGGCATTTAGGATATTGCCAAATTGATTATTTGCCATATTATTTTTTCTTTTCCTTCAACCACTCTTTAACAGAAATCTTCTTTTTGGCTGCGCCCTGCATTGCTCGCTCTCCAAATTTATGACGACCTATGGCAGCCGCCGCAGCATTGGCCCCTTCTTTGCTATACCCACTCTTTTTTCTAATCGCTGCTGCTAATTTCTTAAATGCACTCATTAAATCTCCATTTTCTGTGGCGTAACGCCGCTTAATTTCCCACTCTGACAATACCGAAATATGTCGCACTTTGTCCGCCAGTGATGGAATGTCCTGTAGCCGTATTCAAATTAAGCCCAAAGGTAACGCTATCTCCAGCGTTTAAGGCTAAGAGACAATCAACCTGTCCAGACACATTAGCCGTTCCAGCAGCAATTGTCCCGTCAGCATCCGAGGATTTTATAGGAGTGCCGTTTACGCGTACTTGTGTTTGAACGTCATAGGCGTTAGAAGCGCCGATAGAATAAGAAACACAGACGCTAACCGAGTATTTACCGCTTACGGGAGCAACATAGGCATTAGAGGCAAATGCGTTGTGGCTGTCAAACTCCTTTGTATCGAAACAAGTGATTTGCTGTGCTCCAGTTGAAATGCTTTGCCCAGCACTTGAGTAATAGGCAGCATTCACGCTTTCCGTTGCCGTAACAACAGCGGGACCGGAGAGACGCTCAATAATGAGCGTGCAAGTGCTCGAATTCGTGATAACGCCGCCGCCATATGTTTGGGCATTGTCGGTATAAAGTCCCAAAGTATCTCCGGCAGAACACAATAGCGTGGTGGAACCAGAAGTCCCTATAGAAGTCCCAGGGAGTGCAGTTAGCGCTTTAAAGTTGGAACCGTTTTTGTAAATATGAAGACTCGCTGTTCCGGTACTTGAAAATGAAATACCAGAAATACGGTAATATCCGCTTACAGGAACAGTGTATAAATTGGTGGATGTAGAAAAACCAGCATGGGTATCATAATCCACAGTGTTGTATGGAATTACGCTGTTTGTTCCAACAGCAGTATTTGTTGATAAATGAGTACCCATGGCAACAACCCTAGTATCGGTGTCCGCACTAGCCGAGGTATTCGAAGACCAGCCGTTAATGGGAACACAATAGGTAAGGCTTACAAAAACGTTATTGAGGAGTGTTGCTCCGGTAGCGGAATTTAGGCCGCCAGAACCTGAAGCCTGAACGCCGATATCTAGGATTGTGGGGTTCGAAGTAGCATTGGGCGTAATTACATAGAAAGACGCCGCAGTACTTCCGCTCTGCGCCATAGTACCAACAATACTAGAAGCTGACGGAAACAATGAAGAATTTATTGAGACGTTTTGATTACCGCCGTTATACCCAATACTGACAGAAAGCGCTGAGGCTGTAGTAGTTCCTGCCTGAAAACTAACTTCTCCTAAAAGATAGGCCCCCTGTCTAGAAGAGGTTGCAACAAGATTGGATACCGTACCAAAACCTGTAACAGTTGGGGTATACGCAACGGGGTCACTCATCGCAGGGGCCATGGGCGCGATTTGGGGACCTACGCTGAAGTCGTCCATATACAAACTGTAACCAGCGGTAGCGCTATTAAGGGTGACGATGGCCAACTGATATTGAGTGCTATTGCTTGTGGTTTGGAATGTTGCGGTTGATTTACCCACACCGCTGCTTTGATTGATGTTAAAAACACCAGCGGGTTGAATCCAAGCGGCATTAGTTACGTCGTAGACGTAAATAGCAAAAGTATTAGAACTGTTACCAGGAATAATTGCAGGAGAACCTGTAACCAATTTATAATCAAAACTAATTTGCATTACTTTAGCTTGATCTGAGCTATCAATGTTAAAAACACTGCTAATTAACGTGTCCCCCTGAGATGCGGGTCCTGTAGAACTAAAATCAACAGAATAGTTTCCTGAGAGAGTCCCAGAAGACTCTAGGAAAATCTGAGCCAAAAATGGGGCTGTGCTTTTAGAAGATGTGAAAGCAATAGTGCTGCTCCCACTTCCAGTTGATTTGGTAAGAGTTCCGGAAGATGCTGGAGCCCCCGTACCAGTGGCTACCGCTAAAGTTGCGGTTGAGTTGCCCAGAAATGTGAAGGTGTGTCCATTATTGGTGTAAGTATCACCAGTTACTGCATTTCCACTTGTAATTACAAAGACGTATTCTACATTGGTAAAACCAACTCCGGGCGTCGTTACAGTTACGGGAATAGTTCCAGAAGTGGTGAGATTGATTGTTTCCCAGCCTGTAAGGGAACCCAATTCAAAGTTGCCGTTGCCGTTATTGGTACCATTTGAAGTGGTTATGGCAGAAAGATAATTTTTAGAACCCCCACCGCCAACTCCAGAACTACCTGCTTGAACCGCCCATGTGCCTGCGGACGTACCGTTTGCGACTAGCTTAATCGTTAAAGATCCGCCTGGGGAAACCGTGGGGTTTGGAAGGAAGGAAGCACCACCGTTGTATTCAATCGTAAGAGCGCCGGTAGATCCGTTATAAATTTCAAACCACTGACCGTCTACCATCGTGGTTGCATCGGGAAGAACGATGGTTTGACCGGAGGAACCCGTAAAGTATTGAATTTGTTTACTAGTATTGACAAGGGTTGTGGTGCCGCCCGCTGTGGCAGTACTAGCTTCTTGCATTACAACTTGGCCGAATTGAAACAGTCCCATTGAAACTCCTTTAAACTCTATCTATCATAAAGATTGCGATTTCTACTGGTAAGCCGCTAATTGCCATGCCAGCCTATAATTTGAGGATCCAGTTGGTACATTCCAGTTCACCGTAAAAGTCGATATAGTTTTTGCGGTGATTGTAACTGGTTGAAATTGTGGAGAAATATCTGTATAATTGGTAAGCTCTGCTATGACCACGTAATTTGTAGATAATAGCGCTAAGGGGAAGGTAATAGTGATCGATGTTTGACCCGATCCTACAATTGATTCCCCGGATTGTTCCGAAAGTCCTGGCGAAATCGCGTAGTCCAGGTAATAATTCCCGTCCGGAATAAGTTGATTCCATTCAAAAGTCGCGGTAGTCGTGGTTTTATTTGTAACAGTAAGTGGGAAAAATTCAGGATTGGGATCGGTTGAATTATAAATACCGCCCAAGATAACATAGGAACTACTACTTTGTGGACTCAAAAATGTAACTACTTGACTGGTTGTTCCCATAGTTAGTGGAACTTCCTGCGCGGTTCCTCCGCCGCTTCCCGAGCCCGAACCAGATCCATAAAACATGGTGATCGCGCTTTGAACAACGTTTTGGATGGTACCACCCATATTGTGAAGCGTGACATACCCAAAAGGTTGGGTTTGTGATTGTGGGGCTGGAACCAGAGCGTCGGCTAATACCGCATTTGGGGTACCGATAACTACGGCGATATCATTGCTTTCATCGATAGCTAATAGAATTTGAACGTAATCTCCGGAAGGTAAAGTGAGTGGGATTGATCCTCCCGTAGAGGTGACAATATTTCCACCAGATGAAGCGGGGAAGGTCACGGTTCCACCCGTAAAGACCGGAACTACGGTACCTAAAAAAGAAGCCGATTTATTTCTGCCTGAGACGGAATTTGCAACTAGAGAAGGACCGATATTGACTACAAGAGAGGGACTAGACGTGGCGTCAATTTTAAATGGAGGGGTTAGATCTTGATCAATAGAAGATAGTAAAACGTCAAGAGTATTTCCTGAAACCCAAGGAAATAGTTCTTGTAAGATGCCACGATACTCGCTTTGTCTAGAATCTATGGGTTTATACATATCAATCTCTATATATCATAACTAGTTGTTTGCAATAGCGTGCCAGACCAAAGAATAGTTTGCTGTTGCGGTCGGACTATTCCATTTAACCGTAAAGCCCGTGGTACTAAAAGCAGTAATTTCAATAGGTTGAAACTGAGTGTTGGTGTCAGTGGTGTTAATGAAATTACATGTGATGGCATAACTTGTATTAGCAAAAGCCGTGCTGTAAGTAACGGAAACCGTGGTAACACCGCTGCCAATGGCCTGTGTTCCCGATCTATAAGTAATAGCGGTTGCATTGGTTGCACTATATGCGGCATCCCATGCAGCTGCGGTATTAACTGACGTCGAGGTACAAGTAAATATACACTGAGTTCCAGCCGCCATCACTTGAACGCTAGCACTTGTAGAAGTCTGAACAGTTACTGAGCCCGTGGAACGATTCATTATCTGATAGGCTTGACCCACAACTAAAGTTGAGGTACTTGGCAAAGTAACGGTTTGTGTTGTGGTTCCTGTGAATTGCTGATAATATGTACTTGATACCGATAAAGTCGTAGTACTGGCAGCGGTAGCAGTAGTTGTAAAGCCCTCACTTATATTATTGATCTGTGTATTAGCGTTGGTATCCCTAAACATTACCGTAGAAGCCGTAGGAGCTGCTACAAGACTTACCGCACTAGGTGTGGTGGAGCTGCCACTGATATTAGCTAAGACCGTGGCAGTGGCGATCGACGGCAAATCCGTCAACGCCATCGCCGTGCCTCTTAGTGCTCCACTTACTGGTTTTGTAAAATTTGACATCCTTACTTTCTATATCATGAACCTATTAGTTGACTCCGACTACTTGCGCGTCAACCCAGATATTGTTAGCATCTTTTACTTGACCCACTCTTACGATAGCCAGTCCCGAAGACGATGGCGCCGTTGAAGTACAAGCACCGGAGCTACCTAAGTAAAGTGGCGCTCCCGTGGTGAATCCATGGCTTGGTACATTGATGATACCAAATTCGGTTACGGTTACCGACTGACCTTGAGAAACACCGGAACCAGGATAGGCCAAACCGATAACGTAAAAATTGTCTGTTGTAGCAGCGTTGTTGTCGGCTTTCCACATTCTGCCCACGGTCGAACCGCCATCGGTTGACAACGCGTATCTCAAAGCGTACAGCGTAGAAGCGGTAAGCGATTGATCCGAGGTTTCCGTCGTGGTTGTAGCAGTGCTAACTGTTGAGGGCGTCGCCCATGCCGCAGTGCCTCCGGAGACCGTCAATACCTGTCCCGTAGACCCAATTGCAAGATTGGTTGCGGAATTGCTGCCGTTGCCAACGATCAAATCGCCAGTCGCTGTGATTGGAGATAATGCGTTAAAAGCCGCTGATTTTGTTGTCTGACCGGTGCCGCCGTTTGCTATTGCAATTGTAGTTCCAGTCCATGTACCAGACGTAATAGTTCCAACCGAGGTCAGACTGGAACTTACTACCGTACTGTTCAGCGTGGTTCCAGAAAGCGTTCCGGCTGGAGCCACAACTGCGTTTCCGGTAATGGAAGTTACCAAACCTTTTGCATTAATAGTAACAGCTGGAATGCTGGTAGAAGAACCCGTGGTACCAGCGGTAGCAACTGTTGCCAATGTAAGAACGGATCCAGAAGTTGTGGCGTCGCCGCTTAGAGCAGCAGCTGCAGTAACCAACCCTTTTCCGTTTACAGTTACTGAAGCAAATGTTCCCGTATTAGAATTTACAGTTGCAAGAGTAAGAGCTGCAGAGCCCGGTCCGGAAGCCGTTGCGTCCCCGGTCAATGCTGTGATATAGTTTCCAGCGGCTTGTTTTCCGTTGAAAGTATTCCAGTCCGTTGAAGACAGATATCCGTTTGTAGAGGTATTTGACTGAGTAATGCTAACGGTGTTTCCAGATAACGACAGGGGAGCGTTGAAAGTATAAGACGTAGGTCCTGCGAACTCCGTAAACATTGGAGTAGAAGAAGATCCGAATACATGATTTGCTACAAAAGCGCTGTCAGCGTATACGGTACCATTTAAAATTAACCACGCATCGCCTATTGCGGTAGGTAGTCCGTTTGAAGTCAGGACATAAGCGGTACCAATCCCACTTGCGGTGTATTCACCGCTTGTAGTTGCTACGGTTTGGTTTCCGAGAATAACTAAATCACCGTTCTGAACCGAATATCCGTCGATGGTAAGAGTTGCCCCACCAGTCAAAGGTACGTTGCTAGCAGCGTAGGCTTTAGCCGGACCTTGCCATGTTAATCCACTAATCGCGGCATCAACATATCCTTTTGTAGCCGCATCTGTTGAGGTGGAAGGAGCTGCAAGACCGTTAATCTGATTGCTTCCCATGTTCAGGGCTTGTGCTTGCGTACCCAACGAAGTCAGGGAAGATGCGGTAACCGTAGAATTCAGAGTGGTTCCAGAAAGTGTGCCAGCAGGTGCTACAACCGCGTTACCAGTAACAGAGGTTACCAATCCCTTAACGTTGATGGTGATAGAAGGAATGCTAGTAGAAGAACCTGTGGTTCCAGCAGTTGCGACAGTTGCGAGTGTCAAAGCACCGGAACTTGCAATAGTTGCATCACCGGACATCGCAACAGCTGCGGGCTGATTTGAACCGTTTCCAACATAGATATCGTTAGTCGCCAAAGGTAACATTTGGGCGGCTGTAATCGTGCCAGACAACTGAGAGGTCGGAAGACTTAATGCGGAAAGCGTGGTTAGCGTAGAATTAGAACTTGCTGTAATATTAGAGGCAGTTCCCGTAATGCTCCCGCTCGGGATTACATAATCGGTTCCAGCAACAGCGGCACTGATTGCGGTTCCATTACCCTTTAAAAGTCCGGTAATAGTTGTGGTTAGAGTTAGAGCAGGAGTAGATCCTCCAGAAGAAGTCCCCGCAAATCCGTTGGCAGTATTTACGGAAACCGATGTAACGCTACCAGAAGCAGAAGCGATCCAACTCAGATTACCGCTGCCATCATTTGCCAAAACGTAGTTTGATCCACCGGCTTGCGCGGCAGGCCAAACAACGGAATACGTCGTGGTCGTGGAATGCGCGGCTTGTGTAAAAGATCCGCCGCCAGTTGCGGCATTGATCTGAAGACCTTGTACGCTAAGAGTGTTAGTTGAAAGATCAACTGTTCTTGGTACGGCGGAGATAAGTTCTAAAATTTTGCTATAAGTTGCCATGATTTACTCCTAATTAAAGTTGACCGATTAGTTGTGGAATTATTACCAAATCTTGCTGTAAACTGTTTGTTTCGTTTTGCACAATTATTCCCACGTAATAGACGAAGTCGCCGGGACCAAAACCTGTAACACCGTCATCAGGGCGCGTGTTCTGGATGGTACCACTCAGACCAATCCAAATAGCCTGTCCTATCGCAAATCCGTAGGTAAGAGAAAGATTTAAAAGTCTGCCGTTGCTGATCACTGGCCCGTTGGCATTACCGGGAATTCTGAACTGAGCAATGCCAACAAATGCGCTAACCGAAGCCTGCGAGGTGACATCGGTGGGCGCGATCATGTCTTGTGTGCCAGTAGAGCTGACAGGGGTTCCTTGAGGAATTGCGGTACCACTATTATTGGTATAGTTAGACACAATTCCAGTGGAACTTGCGGTACTTTGCTGACTAAAGAAAAATGGACTATAAGTCAAAGTTAGCTCCCAAAGTTATAAAATATACCAAGCTGATCCCGAACTGACCACGGTTACGGTTTGCCATTGCGAAGACAATAGAAAAGTATTGCTGCCATCTATCAATTCCGACCCATTGGCCATAATCGTTAAAACATTTGCGCTGGAATCGATCTTCTTCATAAAAAAGATTCTTCCAACACCAGTGGCTGCGGTTGGAAGAGATAGTGTAAATGCTCCACCGGTGCAATCGCCTAAAATTACAAAGTCTGTAGACATTAGGGTATATGGACCGGTTTTCGTAGAAACTGATACCGCGTTTCCAAATGCGTTGGTTCCAGCAGGCCCTGCGGGACCAGTAGGACCAGTAGGACCTTCGGGTCCGATTTCGCCCAGACTCCCACCATTACCGGCAAAACGAAACTGAAGTTCGTCGCCAACAACTAATCCGCCACCGGGAAAACTAACGATTTGAATTTCATTACTAGGAGCGCCAGAGGCCCCGACTTCAGCATAGGCTCCGCTTTCAACGTCTAAAAACTGACCATTAAGAAGAACTTGTAGTGTTCCTTTGCCCACGGTATAATATTGCGTTGCGTTGGCTTCTCTGCTATTATTTGGAAGATGAATGAAACCGCCATTGGCAACGGGTCCGTTTATAGAGACCGGAGAATTTAAAGAAGGAGGATATGTTCCACCGGAAGCGACGACATCAACGGTCTCATCGTATGTTGGGGAATCCAATGAACTTAGAATGATTCCAACGTCTTCATCAAGTTTTTTAATACCCAATGTTAGATTATCGCCGTCTTGAATAGCAAAGTTTCCACTACCAGTTCCGGCCTGTGTGGCAGAAATTGCAAACGGAGCACCCACATTAACGTTAGCCGGTGAATTGGTAAGACCGGCGCTGTTATTGGTAACGGTAATAACATTACTAATTGCGGTTGCGGTGAAATCTTTTCTGCTTGTGGAATTGAGAAGAGTGGTCAACGTAGTTGCGGTTTGAGCAGCGGTTTGTCCAGTGGTTACAATCCATTCCAAAGAAATCGCATTTGCGATTGGCATTGGATCCACGCCGGTTCCATCTTTGTTTACCCAAACATAGTACTGTATAAGACTAACGGAAGGAAAAATTTCAAAATACTGATTAGAAGCCATCGAAGCCGCGCTACCGGTTGTAATGCTAACGATCTGTGGAAGAACTAAAGGTCCTCCGCCTTCCCACATTTGATATGTAGAAACATAGGCTGGAGCGGTGGCGCTTTCAATTGGGCTACCGGTGTAGGTAAGTAGGTTTTGAATTTGAGGACCACTGACGTTTTCGCTGACGCCATATGATAAATCCATTCCTAACCAACGAATATAAACTCTAGGTAAGGCGCCGCCGTCATCGTTTCTAGCTAGCAACCACCAAGTATTCGATGCAATCGGTACGCTTGCACGTGGTACGATTTGAATATCTCTGGAATTACCACTAACACCGGGTAATGTATATTCTCCCCAAGCATATTGAGAAGCCGCTCCGCTAGCCCCCGTAGAAGTTCCACCATAAGTAGAAGTCAATGTGACTTGTGAAACAGAATTAACTGTCAAAATCTGATAATAGGCGGCATGACTTGCTGAAGCTATTTTGATCCAATCACCAGCAAGTACAGCGGACGTCCAGGCCACACTGCCTACGGAACTAACTACAGCAGAAGCATTGGTCCAAATAAGATCTGGGGAGATTGCGGCGTCGCGAGTAAGTTCTAAATAAGCGACTTCACCATCGGTCAGAGTTACTGTGCTACCCGTAGGATTTGCTTGGATCTGATATTCTAAATTAGAACCTATTACTTTAAAATTTAAAACGTTGGACCAATTAATTTGGCCCGGTTGCGTTGCCACAGGATTTGTAAATGAAACCGTGGTTCCAGTTACAGTATCTGAGGCTTCGTTGGACATGACAACCGTGGAACCACTAATAGAAAGAACCGTGGTGCCAGCGATAAAAGCTTCGCCACTGATATACTGACCACTGGCTATTCCTGTTGTGGAAGCCAGACTGGTAATTTGGTTGCTGCCTAGGGTAACGTTACCGGTAGTCGTGAGAATTGGTGTGGTATCGGGAATCACACCGTGACTGATGTTACCATTACTGGTTAAGATGGTATTAACAGCGTCTTCTCTAAGTTGAGGTACACTGCCACCCGGACTTGGACCGGTCCCAAAAAACGAATACCAATAGGGTCCGCCGCCTAAATCTAGGAAGCCCGACATCACAGCGTTCATCCAATCCTTGAGATCGGTGATGGCTTTGTCTCCACCGTAAAACGGATTGCTGCCGTTTGTGGTAGTTACTGGTGGATTTTCTGAAGTCCCTTCCGGCCAACTATAGACATTGAACGGATTAGGATTGGCGCCGCCTGTTCCTAAGCGAAACAGTAGGGGCCTGGAATCTGTTATGGAAACCACGTTGTTGCCGCTATCGGTAAGAATTACGGCAATGGGAAGAATGTTGGAAGCCCAAACCGTAGATGTGATTACGAATTCGTAGTTTAGGATGATCGCTGCGGGATCAATTGTGGAATCTTGTTGGCTCGTTGAAGGATCCCAAAGCGCACGTTGTACGTCGGTTGTGGGATCTTGGAAGCGATAGTAATCGATGCCAACATAGTTATTGGTGCCTGGAACGAAGGCGCCGCTGACATTTGACACAATCGCAGCATTTAGGGTAACAGCGGGGGTTCCAGCTGGAACCAAATATATGGTACCTGATTGAGACGCGGTGACGTGCATGAGGGCGCCAGCGCTAACGATTACCTGTAGGTTTGAGGCGGCGCCACCGATGGGGTTGGTGGCCATGTTTAACGCGAAGCCGTTGATGATATAGGGGTTACCGGCTCCGGTCACGAATGCTTCAAAAGACGTGTCAAAGTCAGCACTTACAGCGGATTCAACAGCCTTTAGATCAGGCACGTCAACTCTCATCTGACTTAAATAATTTTCGCGGCGCTGAATAGCCATTAAATGCCCTCTGGAATGGATCCTAGGTAAAGATTGTTGTTTAACTGACACCCCTATTATATCATATTGACATCGCAATCTTTACTGTGATATAGTCTAAAGTGAAGAGGTGCGCTACAGTGGGAAAAAGTAAGCGAACAGATAGATCGTTCACTAGAGAGCAGCGATTATCTAAAGAAAACAGGCAGTTAAAGAAAGAGTTGGCTCACCTAAGAAAACAGATAGCCCGTCTGGATCTGGATCGGTTCGAGACTCTCAGACAAATGGTAGCCGACCATGAGGAAAGCAAGCGTTTTGAAGAAAGTGCTGTAGAAGCCAACTCAAATATAGAGGCTTTGAAGCGTGATTGGGCATGTCATGAATGCGACAACGGTTTTTTAGAGATTGTTTTGTATTCAAAGATGGGGACTACGCAATACTACAGGAAATGCAATAACTGCACCAATCGTACCAAGGGTAAGCGTTACGAAGAAACTGTGAAGGGAATCCTAAAGAATGATTGAAGGCGACGTTGTTATTTGTGCCACTTCTCAGGCCGGTAGTATTGTTCAAATCGATGGCAAAAATGTTTGGGTATTGTTAAGAAATCACGATATTTGGACTGGCCTCTTAAGTCAAACCTACAAACCGCAATCCAAAGAACATCTGGATGCCTGTCCCATAGATGTCGCCAGGGTAGAGGCTAAACGCACAATCCGTGAAGACAGCGGATACGAAGACTAATCCACCCACCACTTCGAATATGGGTTATTATTTAGCCCTTGCGGACTGTAATAAATCGAAGTCACAGACTTCATGGGATCCGCGCCATAGTATTTCTTCAATCTCCAAAACCAAACCTTACTTGCTAACCAACACCATAGACTAGTCTTTTTTAGGTTATTTTGAATCGTCCAGGTAAGCTGTCTGGTATTGGTATCCATGACGTTTTCCGACATATTGGAAATCGCGATGGCTAGCGCGGAAAAAACGAACAATGGATGACACATCCAGCGAATCCAGCAATGCAAGGGATTGATTAGAGATGGAAATGCCGCCGAAATCATCGCGGTAAGAAGTGCGGGTTGTCTGATTAAAAAAGCCTGCCATTGCCACTTGCCGGGCTGCGGATTATAGAAAGAGCCTTTATATTTGATACAACCCCAAAGTAATTTACGGGGGATTTCCGTGTTTCCCAATTCAATGCATGCGCTTACTGTGCCATAATAGTCATCTGGGCCATTGAGTCCGTCATTTTGTCCAACAGGAACTCTATTGAGTAGGTTGGAACCAATACACTGATTGATTTTGGCGGCGTAGTCTATTTTGTCTTGATCGGTAAGTTGTCCGTTTTTGTTTAATAATATATAATAGATGGAAGTAAAAAGATTTCCATTGTCAGAGCCGCTTTGTCCGGGTTGCCACGTACCTGGATTTGGGGTGTTTAAATTGTTTCCATCAATGTACGTGGAAAAATCCTGTCTTATCGTCATATTAGTAAAGATTGTTTTTAGCTTGACTTCTGCCGCAATACCATATAGGGTATTTGGTGGAGGATAGCTATGACCTATCTACAAATCATAACTGCTGCTGCCAAAGCAGCTAAGGTGAGCGCAATACTTCTGTATTCGATCTGTTCTCACGAGAGTCGCAATTTCGAACTCGACTATTCTCTATATGACTCCGGATCTCCGAGTTATAGTGTTTGCCAAATAAAAGAAACCACAGCAATTCAGATGGGATGGCAAGGAAAAAATCCCATGGAACTTCGAGATCCCCATGTTGGCATTAAATTTGCAGCGCTTTATCTGAGATATCAGCAAGACCGCTATGGCTCGGGGGATTGGGTTAAGTTGGCAAGCGCTTACAATGCGGGAAGCTATTCCGAAGGTAGAGTTAGAGGATGTCCCAAAAATCTAGGCTATATTAAATTGGTAAAGGAAAAGCTGCCCAAGAACCTAAGATATAAACTTAGCTGCGGTCCAAGGCCATAAGAGGAATCATTCCTTTAAAGGAAAAGTTCAGTTTATATGTGCCGGTAGCAGGGATGGAATGATTTTCACTAACTACTTTACACTGAGGAATAAAGAGAATATCTTCAGAAGTAGAGCGATCCGTAACTCTCAAACTCACATAAGGATTTGCAGAAACATCGGTGAATAGTGGACGCAAGTTTTTAGCCTGAAGTCCACCTGAGTTTTTGATGCGAAATCCGCTTACGTTTCCGCTCACCGTTACTTTTCCACCTGCGATTTCTTGGCTATAGGCGCTGTCAATTCCGAAAATCTCCTCTTCGCCGTAATCGATGCCAAAACTAACATCGGCAACTTCTTTATAAAGTTGATTATTCCAAAAAATCGTGATTTGCGCTCCGGTGATTACAACTGGTAGTGACATATTAAGTTCCCGTCAAATCATTGGTTGGATATATTACCGTAGTGGGGTTTGGACCGTATACATAAGCGATCTCTGAATTAGGAGTTCCCGCTTTTCCCAATCCGATGTCGTTTGGATATAGGATTACGAAATTTATTGCGATTCCGGCTGCCACCACTTGTTCGATCAGGCTTTGACAATAAACTCGTCCACCAACGATATCTGTGATAAATCCTTGATAGTCGCTACCATTAGTAGCTGGAACTACCGGTGATTTAGTGGGTACTACGCGGATTTCCTGGCCAGCGGGATGATCATACTGCAAACTGTTAACCGGTGAAAGCAAAATGCTCGTACTAGAAGGAACTGCGATTATGTTTGCCAATTCCTGTGTGGGACCGCCGTAGTCAAAAACTACATAACCGGTTCCGTTTGGAAAACCCGCACTGTCTTCGACAAGTACTACATCTCCTGTTGAAGCATTCACGTCTTGCGTTAAAATCGAATGCTCAGCTCCTACAGTGAAGGGTTGCGTGGTGTCGTAGCTGTATGGACCATATTGATTGGGCTCCAGCGAAATATTACTAGCTTGCATTAGATCAGGCACAATACTCGCAGAGCCAGTATAGGTCAAAACCAAGGTATTGGATAAACTGTTGTTGTAAATCAATACCACATTGTTGCTATTTATGATGGCTTGCAAACCAGCATTTAAAGCATTGATGGCATCAACCATGTTGGTAACGGTTTCTAGAATGGTTCCACCAATAACAAAATCGACTCCGGCTGTAAAATTGAGCGACGTAGTGATTTGAAACGTATCGCCGGGATTGGGCTGAGCATTGAAAGTGTAGTTCCCACGCGGTGGATCATGAAGGAACATGGCTCCGATTCTGTTTCTAACTATGACTTGTGTAGTGGCTGGAATAAAGATTTGTAACACATTGGTTCTGGTCTGATAGAGTGCGGCGTAATAGCCTTTGGTCTGAATGGTTTGCTTTGCGGGATAAAAGAATAGAACAGCGGTGTCCGAACCCTGCGTTACGATCCCCGTGGAACCAATGGGATTGTAGACATCGAAATATGAGCTGCCAACTAATCCACCCACGGTATCTATGATAGTAAAGGTGCCGATATTTGTGGAGCTAGTAAAACCTCCGCCGTAGATATTAACGTAATCGCCGGGTGAAAGCTTACCAAGATTTGGATTGGCTCCGCCCGACCATGTAAAACGAATTCTTCCATCACTCTGTACACTAAGCGTCCATTGAGTCGATGCGTTTCCACCGGCGCCCACGCTTTCGGGGAACAGTAGGACATTTTGTGCTCTGCCACCCATAACTGTAACTGATGACCGAGGACCTATAGTATTACTAACAAGTTCGACATAGTTTCCCAACCCATTATTTTTAACCGCAGCCAGACCTGATAATCCCTGACTGTTGAGGTAGGCAACTACGGCATCTGCGATTTCAACTGCTAAGGCAGCGTGAATGTTGGTAAAATTTGCTGCTAGAAAAGGAATGGTTACTGGAGTGGCGCCGTCAAAACTTACAATCAAGGTGTCGCCATCTGCTAAATTATAAGGCTCTACCGCAGTTGCGGAATCCGTGGCTTTACAGAATTCGTCGCTAAAAATGATATCAAGCAAGTTGTTGATAAGATCCCTAACTTGTTTTCTGTTCTTGACTTCTAAACCGATGGCGCGAAAGGCGCCATCACTGATTCCGATTTGTGCTGGCCTTGTGATGCCATAACTTGAAAGCAAAAGGTCAATGTATTGTGCAGAAGCTGTGGTAATGAACAAATTCTGATTGACGGCGTAAACCGAATTCACTAAGTATGAAGTCGCTGTCGCCAAGGAATACAAAACGGCGTCAACATTTTTCCCTTTGATAGTAGGATTGAGATAACCTCTTAGTCTTTTGTACTCGCTCTGCGTTGTCGCTATAGCCATATTAACTTCCGATCACCGAAACCGAAACATTTGATGGATCTAGGATAAAGGTTTGTTCGGATTGCTGCACTGCGATCAGATCATCTGTAGGAGAATACAGAGGGCTCGAAATAACTACTGAAGTTACACCAGGTACGACCATACAAACCGCTACTATGGAGCCCAATGCTATGCTCTGTCCAACTTTATTGCTATTAACTAAAGCCGCTACATTACTCTGGATCTGCTGACTCACCGCACTAAATGGAGCACCTGTTTGTAATCTGACTCCAATTGCCAAACTAACTACCAATGCCAAAGGCTCTCTAATAAAAATATCAGCGCCCGCCGCAGAAATTCCAGGATATTCACTCGAATCCGTAGGATCACCGTAGATCACACGATTTGCTTGTTGAATCAGTCCAGTATTATACTTGTAGCCATCTAGTCCTTGAGAAACCGATGTTCCAAAGTTAAGTTTGTTTAAAGCCGTAACTTCTACACCAGCGCTTTGATTGATCTTCTCATATTGTAAATACGTATCAAATAAGATCTGATTCAAGTTAGTGGTACCGGGTTGTAATGCTACCAAATAGACATGCTTGTATCCTGTATATGCGGTTCCTTCTTCGATGTAGAAAGACGACAGCAATCCGTTTAGATTGATGCTATTGATTGTGTACGAGGAAAATGTAATCGTGGTATCGCCGGTGCCCGAGATCTTAGTAAGAGTTCCAGATGACAACGGATTGCTTGTGCCGGTAGCGAGTAATGTAGTTCCGCCAGAAATAGTCGATCCCACAGTAAAAACTCCACCATTGTTGGAGTACGTGGCTCCAACGGTAGCGTTGGCCGAACTTACCGAGAACACATAGGTAGTAGTCAATACTCCGGTTACTACTATTTCCGTGGGACTAGGAACTGAATAAACAGGATAGGTACCAGCATTTGTGGTTCCAAACGCATTGCTGGAAATCACCAAATCATCACCGGGGATCGTGGCTTCGTATTCGTAAAACTTCAAACTACTGCCAGTCAATACTTGTTCTTCTTCTACGTAGTCGGTGTTCTTAATCCAAAAACTATCGTTGAATGTTCTAATAACCCTATAGGTTCCCTGATTTGGGGCACTAAATGGTGCTCCAACGATCACAGAATCGCCCTCCATGACACCGGTTGTAGCGGTGAAAGTACCCGTAGTATACGTATCGCTGGCTTCAACAGCGGCATTAGGGTTGGTTACTTGCAATACACTAGAACTTACACCAGAAACTACGAAAGTACCATTATTCGCACTATTCGTTAGACCCGATACAGTTACCAAATCTCCAATACTTAATCCACTAAAAGTTGCTGCACCGCTTGTAATAGTATATTGACCTATTCCCGTACTTGGAACCGCAACACTTAGATTTCCGCCACCGGATTCGTTAAAATTCACTGAGAACGTCAGATACTGTGGACTTCCCGTGCTGCCGACATAACTAAAACAAACCAAATCACCCTGCGCTTCGACTCTGAAAGTTAGTCCACTCAATCCACTTATAATTCTAGGTGCGCCGAAGAAACGCTCACTTAAGGTTTGACCAGTTAAACTCACCGTACTCAAACCTGCAGAAGGCTGATTTGGGGTAATGGTAACATCGGTGCCGGGTCCAAACTGTGTTTGTTTCTGTTGTGTGTTAGCTGCTTGTAGGTAAAACCATTGTCCGCTGATTACATTAGCAGATGCTATAGAAGACGCAGAAATCGCGCAATACGTGTTGTCAATGTCTAGTCCGGAATTTATGACTGGGAATGAATAACCGTTTGCCGCACCTCCTACGATTTCAACGTAACCCTGACTTCCATAGGTTTCCGACGACACTTCGAGTTGCGAATCTCTATTTGCGGTATTAATCAAACTAGCCGTACTGATGCCACTTACTGCCAACGTGTTTATGAATAGGTTGACTTGATCAATGGTGGTTGGAACGAAAAGCAGGGTTTCTCCGTTATTAAAAGCGTAACCTACATCGGTTGGGAGTGCTAAGGCGTTCTTCAATACAAATTGTGGAGAGCCCGATACATTACTAGAGAGCAACCAGTTGATGCCATCCAGAAGTTGGGTGCTGGCATTGGCAGTAATAATCCCTGTTCCAGGAGTGCCGCCGCTGCCATCATTTACAACGGTAGCGGATACGTAGGCGGATAGATTGGCGTTGACGTAAGCCGCAACCGCAGTTGCCGTTGTCGCAGGAGGAACGGTGATGGCGACATTAATCGTATTAGTAATAGTAACACTATTATTAAGCGCAGGTGCGCTAGGCGAATATACATAGCTAACCACGATTTCCTGACCCGTGGCACCCCACGCCGTAGCTCTATAAAGAATCGAGCTTTGCGGCGTCGTGCTGCTCAAAGTCTTTTTGGCTTGCATCAGTACTTTATAGTTGTTGAAAGCAAAATTAGCACCGAAAGAAGTTACAAAACTTCCGGTAGGTGCGAGATCGGTGTCGTAGGCGTTAAAGTTATTAGAGTTGGGACTATAGCTGGTATTGGTAAGCGCGTGACGATAAAGCGGAATCTGGAAGGTATTGTTTACGGGATTATTGTCAATAATAGCAACTAAACTATCTTTGTTACCAAAAGAAAGCGGGGCCGACGTGAAGAATCTATCATTGGTTCTGATACGTCTAACATCGGGATCTTTGGTGATTCCAACCGTGGTACCAGAAACCGTGGTTTCCTGCACGACTTCATTGACGGGTTGCTCGTCGTCGATACCGCCATAAGGATTTAAGAAGGTAATGATCTCATCGTCATCCCTACCAGCGAGAGTGATGTCGGAAACAAAAGAAGTAAGAAAAGTATCTGGTGGCTCCGCATAGGTGTCGCTGGCTACTTTGCTGTGAAAGAACGAAGGCAAGTAATTGCTAACGGTATCCTGATAGGCTATGATGGGATAGCTGCTTTCGCTACTTTGTCCCGCAGAAAAGTTGAGATCTTGTCCGATTGCGTCAAAAGTTACAACGGTAACGTATCCATTAGTATTGAGTGTCTTTGAGGTAATGGTGAGGTATTCTTCAACGATTACGCCAAAAATGAGAGAATCCGTCTGTGCTTGTAGAAATAATACCAAAGCATCCAGTGTTTGTAAACCCGTAGGTGTATTAAACTTCTGAGGTGCGTCTTTCATGTTAGCCACTACGAAGCCAGCTTTGTAGATGACATTGGCTTGTGGAACCACTGCGGCGGCTTCTGCAGAAGTAACTAAGATATTGAGCGTATCGTTGGTAAGCGTGGTCGTAGTTATGGAATGAACTCTGCCTTCTAATCTATTGGCGGCATTAAGTTCTGCGGACCAAATAATGACGTAATCGCCGGGTACGACATCGGAGAATGCGAACAACGTATTTGATTTGTAACTCACCAAACTGCCGCTAACCGAAACCGTCAAAAACGAACCAGCTGTGACCCCGGTATGTATAGTGGTTGCGGGTTCGTCGATGGCGATCCAAATATAACCTTCGGATGGAAATGTAATAGATGCGCCGCTGATGACGGCACTTGTTATGACCGCTCTTGTGCTTTCAATACCGGCTTCCAAATCTTCGCCTTCAACAAGCGGTGTTGCGAGTTCAAATTGGGCGGTATTTCTATCCAATGTATAACCAGCTGCAGCGCCTTGGGAAGTCAGACCTTCGCTTACGCTAAACATGCTCTTGGTAACCAAGGTTGAGCTTGGATTGATTACGATCTGCGCTCTAGGATTTGCTCCTAAATTGCTGGTAAGTTCGAGTTGAGAACCAGAAACCGTCGCAGTGATACCCGTTACTTTATTGTTAATTACAAGTGCCCAGGAAGCCAAAGAGTTGGTTGCATTTACGGTGTTGTAAAGCCCGGTTGCGATAAAATCTGCGTTTAAGAATGTATATGTGTTTTGAGCGGTACCGTCGACGCCTATGATTAAAGTGTCGCCGTTGCTAATACTACTAGACCAACTACCTTGTTGTTCTGAAAATACTGAAGCCGTATTACCGTCTTCGAGGAGGAGTACTCCGTCTCTGTAAAGTCTGAGCGTTTCGTTTAGAGTAGTAGGGAAACCCATGTATAGATTGGCGTTGACAAGATTAGGCGAAGAAGGAACTGTGACTTGGATGCTTTCGTTGGCTTCTTTGATGGCTCTGATAACAACGTAGGTGCCGCCACCAGCGGTCGTGGCTTCGAAATTAACCAGGGTATCGGCGTTGATGCTAGCGCAGATTTCATAAGCGGTAGCGGCGCCTGGAGCTTGAAAATCCGAGGTCTGGAAAGCATGTTGAGTTGTAACTCCGCCTACGGTAACCGCTAATACGTAACCACCGTAAATAGCGAAGGGGCTGGCGTCTGTGGACTGCAAGAAGGCTTTTGCTACTGGAGCCTGGGTTCCACCGGTTGCGAGTTGAAAGAATTGTTCGCCGCCGATTGCGGAATCAATAATATGTTCGATCGCTACTCCGGCTGTCTTTGCCTCATACGGACGTCCTCCACCGGTTGAGATATAAACCGTGGAACTGCCGTCGAGATTGTTAACCAAGGAGTCCGAAGTAATTGTGCCGGCTTCCGTAGTAGAACTTACACCAATCAAGGAGTTCTTGATAGCTGTCGGAGTGCCCAATCCTATTGAACTAAAGAAATTTTGAATCGCGGTACGGATTTCGTCGTCGGTCTCGGGATCGGTTCCACCGCTGGTGGGGACAGGATTTGAAACCGTGGCTCCAGAAAAGGGTGGGCTTGCGAATTGACTAATAGCGGCTGCGGGAACATCTCCTGCGGAACCCGGAAGCTGAGCGGTTACAGGAATATTGGAAACTGAGGTAGCACCGTCTAGAATGATGCCTTGTTGGGTAACAGTGTATTGTTGAGCTGCTACCAATCCATTAGAAGGTGCGGTTACGACAGTATTGATTGGAACCGTGCGAACCCCGCCTTGACTAAGAATAATGCTTTCATTCAGGTTGTGGAATTTGGTGGTGGGGCTTGTGAGATTGAACTGAAAGTAATTCCCAACAGCTACAATAGAAGAATAACCAATCGGCCCCTCGCTATTGTTCGTCCCACGACCGAGATAAACGGATCCCGAAGATGGAAAACCGGTGTTAGAACTAGCGTAAATAATTACGGAACCCGCATTTGTAGCAGCAGCCCCAGGATACACGCTGGTTGAAACCATGGTAAAACTGGTATCAGTAACTGTTACATAACCCGTGGAAACCTGTGATGGCGTTAATTCGATATTAAATTCAGCAGCCATGGCCTGCAAACTGCTCCCAGTAGCATATTGTAGGGAACTGTTAAGAATGGTTTGGAAAACATCACCAGAAGCGCGGGAAACCGCCAAAGCCATGGTTTGAAAGAGGCTCAGACTAGCAGAACCTACGGACACGCTGGGGATCCCAGTAGCCGCTGCAAACTGATTAAGCATCGCCCCGAGGGTTTCTTGATATGACTGGGGTTGTGGAAGATTAGGTGTAGTCGCCATTTTATAGAATTCCCATTTCTTTTAGCTTTTTCTGATTCCAAAGTTCTGAATTGGGATACTCTGACTTAAGCCAATCCCATTTGATCTGGGCATCGGGTCTCATCCAACCCTTAATTTCTACCCAAACGTTTAAATCGGACAAATACAGATCTGGTCGATAGGTCTTGCCATCGGGCATTTTAAAAGTCTTGGGTTGCCAGTCGAAGTTGATCTGGTTAGCATTGAGATAGTCTACGGTTTTAGCTTCATATGAGCCTACGCAAACTAGCTCTTCATTGGTTTTCCAATGGAATTTGATGGAGGCTCTATTAGCGGACCTAGCAATTTTAAGCGCTATTCCTGGATCTTGAATGGCGTACTCGAAACCATATCTAAGTAATGAAGTCTGTCTGACTTTTTCCCTTACTTCCGGAGATTTGCTGGGATGGTCAACCCCACGATTCTTAAGATTCGTTTTCTTTTTCTTCTCTTTTACGGAATCTGCCTGAGAAAGATTTTTTACTCCGTATTTTTCTTCTATTGTTTTATTACGTTTAGTCTTAGCTTCGGCATTCTGAGAAGCGTGTTCTACTCCATATTTTTTTAAACTAATTCTTTTCTTCTTTTCTTCTTTATCACCGGGATGAGAATCACCTCTCACATAAACATGGTTCGGATAGGCAAAAAATTCTCCAATTCCCTTTTGAAAAAATCTACAGACTGTATGAGTATCCACGTAAGTACTTTCATCTACGGTCACTAAATTCCCATGAATGCGAACGAGTCTTTCTTTAAATTCTTCTAATGTAAGAGACTGTTCTTTCGCTCTTCTTTTGATTCCTACATCGGGATGGGTTTTTCCCTGAAACACAAAGGTGGGTTTAACCCACCATTCTCTGTCGTAGTCCTTGTGAATAAATTTTGCCTTTATTTGACTTCCGCGATAGGTCTCCACACAAAGGGTAAGAGAATCCCCATGTAATTTTTTAATCTTATCTAACACCTCTTTTAATGTCATCTTCTTTGGCATATATCCTTTTATATCACATCTTTAAAAATTTGTTAAGTAGATTCATGAAGCTAGCTCAAAACTTAATGGTAAGGTGCCGCTATTCCCTGGTAACGCTACTGCCAAGTTTATTGACAACTTTGGTGGCGCCGCTGTAATTTGAAGACTTGTTACACTTGCAAATCGTGGATCTTGAGTAACTTGTTGATTTATTTGCTGATAAAGCTGTTGAATATTCAAGTCTGCAATACTTGTACCAGGACTCACACCGCACCCGTAGTTGGGGTCCAATAGTGAGGTATTCAGAACAGTTGAAAACAGTATCCATAAGGCCTGGATAAGATTTGTTAATCCAAACGCGATCATACAATTTCCGTATTGGTCGAAGGCTAAATCGGAACCATTCAGCAAAATATCCACTCCCGACAATCCGGTCAACGGATCGTTCTGCGCGAGACCGGGAGGAATGATGTTTGCCTGTCCTGGGTAAGTCGGGGCTGGTAGATCGGAAGGAATAAATATCTTCTGTTGCGAATTTACCGTATTCGGTAAATATGCCTGTACGGTAGCATTATCGCTTGTAATAAAATTACCAAGATTTGGTTCGCCATTTAAGGTCAAAAGATAGCTATTGGCATTAGGCAAGGTCGTGATATTTGTAATCTGTCTTGAGACAGGTATTTGTGTAAGACTTACTAAAGTGACGGTTTGCCCAATGAACAAATTTTGATTGCTAGAAACTACTACCTGTCTTCCAATAGCGTTACTTAGCAATGGTAATAAAAAGGGAGTGTTTGAAATGTATGGCTCTTCCAAATTATTCAAAGTTGCGATTTCAATCCACCTATTTGGATCTCCGAGGTATCGTGCGGCGATTTGTTCGATGCTTGCGTTAAAAGGAACCGGTACGTAGACCTTGCTGTTGGGGATGTTAAACGGAATGCCCGATGCATTGGCTAGGCCCGCAACATAATTCATAGAGCTGACGACGTTGAGATCGGTTACCTGCGTGGAAGCCGTGAGATAGTTGATACCACTTACGAATTCGTATAGTGTCTCCAAAATATCGAACTCCGGAATTTGCATCGGTTGAATTCTAGAAGGAGGAGGTGTGAGATTAAACAAAGTGTTGTAAGTCGTATCTCCGGCGCCGAAATAATCTGCTAATTGAATGGCGAGATTTAAAATCATACTCTGGTTTTTTTTGAGCTGGGCTACGGTCAGCGTGGTATTTGACAATATACTGTTTAGCTTCGCCTGTTGTGCGGAATTCAGACTTAACTGATTAGTGGGTACCTGATCTAAGAGATCGACATTTGCGTTGGGATTATTAAGAACCGCTGCGGCATTACTGGTCTGTTGTGCGTTTTGTGCGGCCACGCCTAATTGACCACCGGATACCGAAGTCTGGGTTAGCCCGTTATTCTTATTGTTGTTGGCGACCAATGCTGCGATTGCCGCCGCACCTGCTGCGGTTGTGACCGCTGCCGCTATTGCCGCAGAATTTATAGAAGCGTACTGCGCTATTGCGGAATTAAAATCCTGTGCTATGGCTTGTGGCATATCGGAAGCCGTGGTTCCAACGCCAAGCAGATCTTTTACAAATAACGCGGTTTGACTGAGCACGCTGAACACGCCGTTAACGTCTGAGGTCACCGCACCAATCAATGCAATAGCCGAACTGCAGGTAAGCCGGGCTTCGGTGATGCTGTTTAGAATCTTCTGTAAGATACCCGGCGTGATGGTATATGCTTGTGCTTGATTTACAGGTTGAGGAATTTCGCTGAGATCGATACGGCGCCAACCCTTGAACTGGAGTTGGTACATTATTTCCATCGGCTTGTTTACGCTTTGCTGCCAGGTAAACGCCAGCGGGGTTACAACGTAGGATTGGTTTTGTTTGGGTATGTCAAACACCAATCGCCAGCCCGCGTTTTTGGGGTTCTTCTTGGCTTCAGCGTATTGTTCCAAAAATTGTTGCAAATAAAGAGCTTGATAATAGCCCGTAGTCTCTCCACCGGCTCCGCCTGGATCCGTGGGACCGATTGTGACGGGTTTGCTATTCGGGCTATTCGTGGTGAATGTTTTAACCGTAGCAGCTGCTTGGTTGATAAGGCTAGTCGCCGCCGATAGGGTTCCACCGAATACGGATTGAATTGTGGAAGGGCTCTGAGGTGGTTTGGTCACACTTCCTCGTTGAGGCCAAACGCCCATGGTGCCAGACGCGCTGATCATTTTAAACTTAACACCGTTGTGCTCTTCCAAAACACCTCTTAAAGTAGCCGAGGTATTGATAGCGTATTGGTCGACAATGCTAAGTTGTTGTGGAGTAATAGGTAGATTTAAAAGCCAACTATTGTTTACGGGTGTGAAAATCAGTGTAGAAGAGCCCTGTTGTTGACCTGCTACAAGCTGAACAGAGAATTGGGAGGTCGCCGTCCCTACGATTGTGTTATTCTTTGAGGTGTCAACTACAAGTAATCTATAGGGAAAAAGCTGATTCCAGCGTTCGGCTTGAATCGTTATAGGAGCATAAAATGGACTAACAGATGGGGTCTGACCATTGGCATTCCACGGTAGAAGGCCTGGAGTTGCGGCATTGGCGGCGGTACCAGAAGATAGGCCAAAAGCTGCTAGAGCGGAGTTGCTCAGACTACTAATAGCGTCGCCTACGCCTAAATTGCCGGTGCCGTTGTCAAAAACTCCCATTTAACCCTCAATGTAAAGATTGCGATTTTCGGTCTTATGATATACTATATCATATGAGCCCTATTTTTAGAATGTTTGCCCTTGTTTTTGTTGCTGTTTTGGTTAATTTCAGTTGCCAAAGCTGTTCTTCTATTGGTATAAAACCATTCCCCGAGTATAAAGGCGTAGATCCTAGAGCTGAGAGCATTGTCAAAGAATATAAAGAATTGGCTAGAATTCAAGGAATCGTCTTTAAAAACGAGGTAACTGTTGGATTTAAAACGATAAATCGTGGAACAGTGATTGGCATTTGTACCAGAGCGCCGTTTTGGCATGAAGTGGATTTGGATCTTGATTTCTGGAATCAAGCCACACAAACATCGAGGCTGGCCCTGGTCTTGCATGAATTATCACATTGTTACTGCGAACGCGGACATGATTGGGGCAATGCACACGATTACCCCGAAACTTCCAGCGAAAGGCTCAAAGAGATCTTGGATTCGTTGGCGGAAGGCAAAGTACCTCCTGGACGGTACGATGACAACTGTCCTCAGAGTTTGATGTTTCCAGAAATTTTAACCGATGGTTGCGTTAAAGCTCACTATGGCGATTTTTCGAAAGAGCTATTCCAAAGATGTGTGCCATACTAATATGCTTGACAGCGCCCAAATAAAAAATATCACGTATCTTTATACTAAGTTCATGGAAAGCGAAGAACTGGGCTGGAGTGATGTCGACGATTGTCTTGAATTGCTCCAATTTTTGGATGATTTTCAGCTTTGCAGAGAATGCGATGTTCTTTATTCGCACCACAAGTACAAAAACATGGGCTGCGAATTCGATCATAAACCTGGTTCGGTTTGTATTGTTAAAAATATTTTAGAAGCCGTGGATGCTATTTTGGAACTTTATAAAGAGACAAACAGCCTTCATGTTAAAAATCGTTACGTACTCTCGCACTATCTAGCATTAGCCCAAGTTGGTAAGATTATAGAATTGCCAAGTTCTGAAGTTTATTGAACCCTGAGTGGTAGAATTTGAAGACTAGATAGGCAATTCATGGCTGCGTTATATTGTTTTTCATTGCCTTCGTCTAGGGTGCGCAGGATATTGCTCATTAGAATGTCGTAGTACTTTTCAGCTTCCTGACGGGAGAAAGCAAAATCGCCGTCCTTCTGGTAAAAATCGCTGCCAATTTGTATAACGTAGGTATTAGCTTCGGCTCTGAAGATCTGTTCCTTGGTAATTCCTGCGAACGGTCTCTTCTTCTTGCTCATAAATGTCCCACAGCCGCCCTTACCGTCATGATGGTCGCGAAGTCATAGAGCATGTGTCCCAACATAAGAGTTGTAACACCATTCTTTTCAATGAACCTAACAGCGTAGGGGATATAAAAAGAAATCATAGCCGCAGCAAACACGCCTTGGTAAGTGTGTCCCGTGAAGAAGGAGAGCATAACAAAAGCTAATAATAGCATGTGGACAGGCCACATCCACTTACTGGTTCCCAGCATGCGTTTCAATAGAACTAAGGGAAAACTATAGCATAAGTCTTCCCACCCGACAAACGCGGTTCCACCAATCGGTAACATGTAGGCGGTTTGCGCTTGTTCTAATCCGATTCCTTGCGAGAAAGCGGTTTTGATCATAAAATATCTAACTACTGACATGCAGGCCATGAACAAAACCCATTTACCAAAAACTTTAGGTTTGAAAGATAGCAGATTTTTATATTCGGATTTCCAAACACAGTAAAAGGTAAAAACGCCTAAGCACCAATATGGAAGCATACGAGTGGCAAATTCTAAAAAGCTCATAGTTACCTCAAGTTAAAGATTCTTACGAAATAGTTCCAGTTCCCACACCAGTGCCCGCGCTAGGAGTTCCTGGAGGTGACGTAACTGGGATAGTTACCACGTCTGCAGTAGTTACTAACGCGTTGCTTACAAAAAATGGAATAATGGCATTTGCGATTCCCAAAGATAGGGCCGGTATATAATTGGGAGTACTTACGGATCCACCGAATTGGGCTTCAATAGCTGCGGTGATCGCTGCGGTTAATGCACTTTGTAATACCGTTTCTTGTCCTGTTATTGGCATAATATCTCCTATTTTGTAAATACGTGTGTGCTTAACGACGGATCCATTGGAACCAAGGGAGGGCCGGTTGGAACCGCGAGATCGCCGATATGAGTGTGAGCATTGTACAATGTAGCAAAAGTATTTCCTTTGATTACGGCTTCAACCGCACCTACTCCTAAATCGATATTGCTTCCGTCTATAGTCGTGAGACCTTCGGCGATAATATCCGTGGTCCCCGTAGTTTGGATACTAGTATTTCCCTGATTTATAACATTAATATTTCCAGTCGCCGTTACCGTCACGTCTCCACTTTTAGCCATCGTAAACGTAGCCGTGCTGTGGGCAACACTAAAGCTTCCATCGGTTGAAATCTGGACAACTGTATTGCCTTGGCTGGGGTCAACCGGCGTTCCGTCACTATTTGTGGCGCCTTTAAAAGTTAAGGCCGTAGAACCGTCTGGGTTGACTGCGACATTGACACCGTTATACTCGCCCTGCAAACGAGGTTGAGTATCTACAAGAGTGGTCGATCGATCGGGATTAGGAAATCCTCCAATGATCATGGCTTTATTAGAAGTGCCATCCAAACAAAGAAGTAGAACAATACTACCATTTTGTCCACTAAATCTAACCGCCTCACCTGTATAGGTCTGTTGGGTTTTGGCTCTAAAGTTCATTTCGAAAAAATCGGCGACGCCACCAAAGGAATCATTGGCCAAACATTTTTTATACCTAATAGTCGTGGCTCCGCGATCCTCATCCTGCTGGGTTGTGACTACATCGTACTCGGTCGACAATTTGGTTCTATTTTCTGGATCACTTATTGGATAAGATGCAACCACAACTCCAGCCCTGAGTGCTGTGTCTTTATAGCTCTTATTGAATCCAGCCATTTGAGAACTGACGGAATCGCCCAACAAACCGGAAGGAAGTACGGCGCCATTTTCTAAGTAGTTGCTCATGTGTTGGTATTCTCCCCGCCGCCAGTGCGTTGAGGGCTGTTAATAGAAGTGCCTGTATTGGGTTGAGGAAATCCGGTTCCACCACCATGCGGGGTATCTGGATTAGAAGGAGCGCTTCTGTAAACCGTGTCTTGGCTTTCTGATACTCCGGGAAGAATTTGATTATGTTTGTAATCGTTTTGTCGCAAAGCGTAGGCATCGGAGAATGTCATTTCCGCGTATTTTAAGCCTTGTTTGCTGGAACCAATGCTTATGCCGTGACTAACACTTAGTGTGGTTACAAATTTCTTCCTACCATCTGCGGGTGATATCGCACAGGTATGTGAGATCTGTTCTATGTGATACACGACTCCGTTGAACTGTAGATTATCTCCTACTGCGATGGGATCTACGATGCCCACGCATTCTATGGTTCCGTTCATTTTTAACTGGCCGCCGATAAGAGCATCTCCCAATATCTTGGCCCAATAAACGCTTTTATAATCGGTCTTATTGGCATAATTAACGGGTTCGTCGAAAAGGGAAGTGACTACATAAGGTCGGAGCCCGCTTCTCTTGACATCATCGACGTCGTAAAGATAGTTCTTTTGTGCGGTTTCAGAAGAAAGATCGTAGCCTTCTGGACCCAATGTAGACCTACCGAAGTACTGAACAAAATTAATTCTAGCAGATTCGTCTCTACCTAGATCAAAATTATAAACTATGGCAGGATCTATCTTCCATCTTGGGATGTTCATAAATCTAGTAACTTGAAAACCACCTACGGCAAAATCATCATTCGTGAAAGGTATTTGTCTGAAAACCACGGTTGGCATGACATCACCATCTGGGGAGAGCCTAAAACAGGTATATAGTTCGTTGATTGGAGCATTGGAGAATTGATTAAGGATTGACCAAACCTGAACCTGATTCCAATATTCTGGTTTGGTTACGGTTTCACCCTGGCATTTATTGCTGGTAACGAAAAATCTTCCATCGTCTTGCGAAATCGTTGGGTTGAGACCGCTGGCAGCGTCTTGACTAGCATTGGCGTTATAACTCTGTATACCAAAAAGATAGTTGTACACGTCTTTAGCCGCAACGGCTTCCGGCACATTCAATAGTTTCCCCAAAAGACCGGGAATAAAAAATAGTGTGTTTGGACTTTTAACTATGCCTTTTACAAATCTTCCATTGTCGCCTATCCCATTTCCAACTAGAACTTCTATCAAGAACTGCATTATGTCCTGAACGTTAGTAAGTCCTTTATTGGTTACCATGAGCGCCCAGGCAGAGGCTAGGTTGGTAAACCATAGATTGACGTTATTTTGTTCGGATTGATCGACGAGATTTTGATTAAAGTAAATGGTATTATTGAATTCCGTGAAAGCAAAACCCGTAATTCTATATACCAGCGATTTAGTTCCTTTTTCCTGATCAATAATAGCCAATGATTCTCTGACCCCTTGTACTTTGAAAACACCCTTAAATCCGTCATTGGCTCCATTGATGGGTAAACTATTTCTGGCGTTGTCGGCAACACGTCGGGCTTCGGATTCCCAGTTCAACATATTTACTATTACGAAATCACCGGGCGCGATTTCGGTTTCATAATTTACGTCGGTCATAAGAAGAGTGGCCGACATAGAGGGAGTAAGAACGCCTTTATTAACATTGGCGGAAACCTGAATACAGTCGTTTTCAACTACTAACGGTTTAGGTCTCACCGTGGTATAGTTGACTCCATTGCTTGGAGTCGTCCTAAGCGTATCTCTTTGTTGCCAGCTTACGAAAGTTAGGACCCAGGTAGGACTGCTTTGATTTACAAAACCTTCTCCTTGGCCGTTACCATGTACGGTTAGGGGATATGTGTAGGCGTTGGTATTCGCCATTATCTACCGCCCTGAGGTTGTCTGCTTCTAGACGTGGGATGAAAAAAAGATCCCTCTTCTTTTTTGACCGGAGTTCTTCCAACTATATCTAGGTTTTCTTTTACAGCTTTATTGAACTTATCTAATCCATCAGCGGCTGGGACTATCACATCTTTCAGTCCTCTAAAACTTTCCAATATAGCTTTGGAATCCGCTGCCAAAGCTTTGACCATTTCGTCTTCCGCTCTTCCGGTTTCACCGGGACCTTCCAACTTTTTCTTTGCCATTTCTTCGAACATATCTGTTCGACCAGCTCCTGCGGGCTGAGTTGTGCCCTTAATAAAAGCTTCCATTTGTTTGCGATTTTTAGCCATTTCAGGGTATTCTATAGCAGTTACTTTAAACAATTCTTGTTCTTGCTGATTGATTTGGCCACCGACTTCTCCCATTCCTTTAGCACTTAGTGGTCCCATCATCTGCGCTCTTTTTGCGGCAAGACTCTTAGTTAGTACATCGCCTTGAGGCAAGCGATGAATTGCTCCAGCACCGGCTTTTTGTAATCTACCTACAAGATCTTCTGGAGATTTGCCATATTTACGGGATAACTCTTGTACTATGGGATGATCGGCAGATAATTGATCGGCGGGAATCGTAGAAAGCGAAGCTCTGTCCATTGGGGACATACCTCCAATTACGGAATCCTGAAGCATGCCAGCGGCACGCATGACGCCTTGAGGTCCGGTGTTGGCCGATGTTATCTGATTGAACGCCTGATAAGCACCTTGGGCGCCTTGAATGCCTCTGGTAGTGGGTTCCGCCATGAAACCGCCGAAGCGCTTTACAATGTTCTCGATATCTGCTTGATTACCGGTTTCACTTCTAGAAATTACCTGAGCCGTGGCGTCTAGGAATTTGCGATTCTCTTCTCTGAATTCGCTGCCATCTAAACCCAGTCTATTGCCTTCGGCGATCATTTTGACAAATGCCTGAGTAGAAGCTTGTGAACTTCCCAGGGTTTGGGAAAGATTTCCCAGGATTCCACCGGCATTGGTGATATCCATGTTTCTTGCCGCTTGTAAGCCTGTGACAGAACCTCTGCCCATTCTAGTAGATCCGCCAGCTCCTATGATCTGGCCCGACATCTGGGCCGCCATGTCATCAGTAAATCCAGCACCAACCGCTCGTTCTCTGAATCCTCCGGGGCCGTGAAAAGTGCTGTAATCCAAACCGAGTTGTCGTTGTGTGGAAAGATAGCCTCCAGCGGCTCCTCTAAACTGTTCTTGAGCCCTCAATTTCTTGAGCCCTTCGGGACTGGATTTAAGTGCTTCGTATTGTTTGGCTTGTTCTTCTTCGAATTCCTGTCGTAGCTCCGCCTGGACCATATCCTTTTGGCCTTGATTTCCGAACACACCCATAAGTGATTGTCTTGGCCTGAGAATCGCGGCTAGCGGATTATTCAGCCTACCTTCCATGCGCTCACCGGCGACGCCATGAGCTTTAGCTCTTTCACCCCTAAACATAAACTCTTCCATTGACTTGCCAGCGTAGAGTGCGTTGAACTGGGCTCCAGGGGCTCCGGCTTGAGCTATGGAAGCCGATAAGAGTTCTGTGGCTCTACCACCGGATTCCGCGAAAGATCTGCGAATGTTTTCGATCATCAAGGCGACACCGGTGATGGCCGCTGCGGCGCCGGTTACAACGGCTGCGGTTCCTGTTATCGAAGAAGTGAGAGAAGAAAGAGCCGCAGTAGAACTACCTTGATTCCCAGGAGCTGGGCCGCCGGTTAGATTTCCACGGTTAACCAACGTATGTAGTTCGCCCGTGGTTCTAAGTTCTTGCTTCTTTAATTCGTTAAGCCTTTCCTGAATCTGAAACTTTCTTTGTTCGCTTGCTAATCCGCTGGCTTGTTCTTTATTTAGGTCGCCTTGAAGTTTTTTTATGACTTCCATCTTGCGACGGGTTTCTTCGAAAATCTTATCGGATTGCTGTTTTGCTTTGTTTTGCTCTTGCTGGACCTGGCCCGAAGAAGGCGCTCCTGGAAGGCCTCCTAGACCCATGGCACGCATTTTCTGGTCGATCTGGCGCTGCTGCTGGAGAAGATTGGCGGGATTATTCAGCTGATTGAGCTGTTCTTGCATCCTTTTGACGGCGCTTTGAAAAGCTTTATCATCCAGATCAAGACTGATTTTTAGTTTTTTCTCTGCCATTTCAATACCTTAGCGGTTTGGTCTTTAAATACTAAAAGACCATATAGGTAAAGATTCCAATCTTTGACCCTACCCCGGCGTTATATCATAAATGGATGGAATTACTGTGAAAACAATAGCTTAATAGGCCCCGCTATGGCCGCAAACAACGTGACGTAGATGAGATAGAACTGAAAGGGGCTAAAACCCCTTTCCTTAAAAGACATGAATAGAAGGATGGGCCCAAACACCACCAGCATATCTAGCCAAGCTCTCAGATAGGCCTTGACATATTTCAATTACTTGGTCTCCCCTAATTGCTTTACCAGCTTTGCTTTCTGGCCCACAAATACCTGGTCGAGATCGCTGCCGTCGCCTTTGATATTGCGTTCGGTGTATGAAATTAGTTTCTTAATGTACAGGCGTTCCGAGCTTTCTTTTTTCATTTTCTTCGCTTTCTTTTTGCTACCGGTCTGTTTTTTTGCCATGTTGTATCAGTGCTCCTATTGTTATTTAGGTATTCTATAGCTTTTAACATTAAGTCTTGTGAATCGCTAAAATGTCCTAAACCTCTATTGCATTTGTCACACAGAAGGCCTCTGATTAAACCAGTCTTATGGTCGTGGTCTACAGACATACGCTTTTTAAAATCTTTTTGGTCTATTTTACATATAGCGCATTTTCCATCCTGTTGTCTCAAAAAATCTTCAAAATCTTCTAAATTTATTCCATAAGTAGATCTCAATTGACTATTTTTATATTGATGGGGTTTCTTTTTCCTTCTTTCATTATCTTGCATTCTTACTCTCTCTATATTGTTCTTTTTCCAGTTATCCGGGGTTCCCAACTGACAATCTATACAAAAAGGTCTAGCGCCATCTTTAGTTCTTTTACTCGGATAAAATTCTGATAATTTTTTAGTTATTTTACATTTAAAGCAATTTTTAAGTCCTTCTAAAAAAAGAGGATTGTGGGGATGTTTGAAGCTTTTACCGAAAGGATTTTTAGAACGCATTAAGGTTTTGTCCATATGCGCCGTAGCCTCTTCTAGCCATCCATTTCTGCCAGCGATAACTGGAGCAGATGGGGACTCTCTTTCCCAATCAGACGGTCTGTCAAATCTTTTAGCGTCTTCCATTATTTTTTCTTTAATCCAATATCCATTGGGTTTCTTTTTGGGTTTCATATGCGCTGTCAGTTCTGGTAACCACCCATTTATTCTGGATTTATCGTAAGCGTGTTTAGACTCCAACTTCCAGGCGCTCTTAGAATTAAATCTCAGAGCGTCCTCTCTACATTTTTCTTTAGTCCAATATCCCCAATTTTTCATATCACCATTTCAAACTAAATTCAAGGTTGATAAAGTCCCGACCAAGATTTTGTGGATATAAATCACAATTTGAGATGTGATTGTATTCAATCCCCATCCCAGCTCCGTCTTCATCCCTTATTCCAATCCCCAGATTCTCATTAAAGTTGGGAAATATCCCGCCCAAATAACTATCTGTTGATGTAATCATAGCCAATCCAATCCCACTCCTAATTTCCACAATGCCTTCATGCACAACAATACCAAGTCCGGAGCTTCCATAAAGACTACTACTCCTAGCCGGATTGCCACTATTGTCGGTCCAATAACCTACCTTGTTCTGCCAGTAAAGTGATCTTAATAGATAGTAGCGATAGCCCAAATCCACGGTTTTCGTCTCGATCATCGAATTAGTAGCACTAGGTCCCACACCTAGGCCGTAATTGATGAAGGCTTCATCGGCGAAGACTTGGCTGGCGAGTAGAAGTAGAAAGAGATATTTCATCATTTTCCCTCATTTTTTAAAGTGCGTGGGCCGCTGGACCACCCTATCTCCACTTAGCCGGAATTGTACCGGCACCCGCGCACCCTCAGCCCTCCGAAGAGAGCGGAGATTTAAAATTCACTGTAAGGACCGGACCAGTCCCCGCCACGTTTACCGATGCAAAATAATCGCTTGGAGACGTATCCACAGATGGGTTCCATCCAATGAGCGCGGGTCCAATGACACACCAGCAGAGGATATTGGCAGAGCATCCACTGATCTTCGCGGTGAAAGACCAGCCATCCGAAAATAACGGGCACCCTAAAATACAACTTCATCCCCCGCCTCCCTCTTTCATGGCCTCTAGGCTGCGGATACGGGCTATGAGTTCGAGGATCGCGGTGGGGGTTGCAAGCTGCGATGAACTCAGAATCCTCTTTTGGTTTGTGCCCAGTGTAAGCCACATACCAAACATCACGAGTAATGTGCGCCGTCTGAATTACATCATTGTCAGCCGTCTTATGCCAAGGTCCCGGCGTCGCCGACCGTGCGAGTTTTTCAAGAGCGTCGTAATCTGTGGTCATGGGGTTCCTTTCAGCCTCCCTTGCGGTCGGCAATTACCTAATCATCAAATGATATTCACGCCTAGCGGCCCACGCACCGAACCGCATAGGTACTGATGCGGAAGCCATAGTACACGACGCCGCCGAGGCTGCCGTTGAATATCCACGCACTGTAGCGACCGCCGGAGAACACCGAGGCGGACCAAAAGCTTTCTACGTCAGGGATAACATTGAGCAGTCCGTTCTCAATGGCCACGGAGATTTCATCCCTTGTTGGGATGCCCCATGCCCTGTCTTTGAATTTACCTAATTCAGCCACAAAAGACGCTTGTGTGATCTCAATGGCTTTGTCGAAAGCATACTTGTCTTTCAGCGGAGGACTCCAGAGGAGATTCGTTTGATTGTCTCTCCAGAAAACGAGGCCTTTTTTATTCGTGATCTTTGTAAAAGATTTCATAGTTTCTCTTTCTCCGTTGAAGACGTGTGAGGCTGTTCATCTAGCAATGCGCCATGTTCCTTGGATCGTCCGAGAAACTTTTCAAACCGCTGTTTCTTTTCCATGACTCTTTGAGCGAAGTCATCGGGCCATTTAACGAGACCTTCTTCAATACACTTTTCCATCATCCCGTTTAAATCTGCCCATTCGTGCATGATGCGTTCGGCGTTGGTGTAGGGCTGTCCCGGCTGTATCTCTCCCAAGCTAAACCTGGCAGCTTTGCTGGCTCGTTGCGCGACTTCGCCACACTCTTCCATTAAATTTATCAAAATATGTTCTGTTCTATCCATCACTCCTCCGAAACCGGCGGCCTACTTATTGTCAGATTTCTGGGTTTACTGACGGTAATTGGATTCATTCATCGTTTACCCCAAACATTCGACAAAGTTTTGTAAGTACTTTCAAGACTGACTTTCGATCCATTCTTAAAAGAAGATCAGCACATCGCCCATAAATCACATCCTCGAATGCTTCTCTCTGTTTTGGTGTCATTGTTCAGCCTTTCTTAAGCACAATCCTACCAGGCTTATTCTGACGCATCAGCTTTTGCCGGGTTACTCTTGTGTGCTTCCCATCCTAGACGAAAAGCATTTTTCAATCGAACGTCTACCGACGCTCCAACTTTAATTCGATCCTCACAAAATCGTCTAAGAGCCAGTTCGAATGGTCGACGAGCCTCTGGAATATTTTCAAGATAGGCATATTCATCCTCTCTGATTCTGTGTTTAAACCCATCTCTTTTGGCCTCAGCTTCACCCCGTGGTGAATCCTCGTACCGCCTCATTTGACCTCGATCATCCATTTTTATTTCCTTTCTTCAGCGTAGTCCTGCGCGGTTCAGCGTTTCATATTTTGATGATTGACAACATCTCGTCGACAGAAACTGGGATCGGTGTCGTCATTCCCAGTACAGACGAGCTTCCCATCAGTAGAACAAGCGCTTAAAGCAATCATGGCAATTAAAATCATTAGCAGTTTCATAGTTTCCCCTTTGTTAGTAGACCGTTTACAATCAAATCTTTAAAGTATTTTACAGGCAATCTTCGGACCTGAGTTCTCTTCCGCCAGTTCCCGAGATCGTATGGGTGTGTGGGAACGTCTCTGCAGAAAATTTCAGAATTACAAACGTAATGGGTGAAGCCGGGTCCAGCATACTCTAGGATGGTTAGACGAAAGCCGTCTTCGCTCGGGACTGGAGAATATACGGGGTCTCCATTTTTATTAGTTAGGCCGTGAAGAACGAATTCGATGTTATTTCCTAAAACAAAGAAAAGAACGTCGCCGTAATAGATGTCTCCGGGTTTAGGGGGACTAAGGACAAGTTTTGCGCGTCTAAGGGCTTCAACGATCATCCGTAGATATTATACCGACTTTTTAAGAATGTCAAGGGCTAAATTTACGTCTTCTGAAGTTAGTCCAACATACGGGAATGTTTTAACAAAGTGATCTTCTAGGCCTGTAAATCCTCTTTCATCGTCTATAATAACGTAATGAGTTATTTCTGGATTTCTGGCTAAATGGGCCCTGATCTGATTCCCTCGTTCGCCCTTCTCATCTCCGGTAATTCCTATAACTCTAGAGGAATCGATGCCGTTGGCTTGTAAAGTCTTTTTACATTGTTCTTCGCCTAAATGACGCCAACTCGAAGATATGACAATTTTTAAATCGGGTTCTTGATCCAAAAGAGACTGAAAATTCTTACAAGCGACTTTAGAGAAATTATAATTTCCAAACGTAAATATGACACCGTCAAAATCTGCGTATACCGCCTTCATAATCTTCTCCCCGGATATCCATCTGGGATACCCTCAATTTCTGAATATTTGTAGAATTTTGTCAACGACTCAATGGTATCCAGAGTGTCTTGTTTCCATCCACTGACTTCGCCGATATAAAAATTACAAACAATTACTGGAACGTGTAGGGCCGCCGACATAATAGCCGCGCCTTCGGGTCCACCAAAAGAGGTCTGTTCTGAGAACCACTTCTGGATAAATGGTCGATTGACGTCGTAAGCGGTAATGCTAACCCTCACTATTGCCTTCTTCATCGCTCAACTCATCAAAAGTAATGGTCTCTGGCATATCGGTTAGGATTAGATCTTCTTTGCCTAAAATCTTTTCGACCAACCCAAAAAGGTGTGTTCGTTCGGAATCGTCTTCGCTGAAATCAAGCAATTCTCCGATAGCACCAAGAGCTTCCCGGTTTGTAAGTTTTTCTTTTTCCCACTGTAAACAGACCACACACATACTATCTCCTCAACCGTTCCAACGCCAAAATGGAGCCTTGTTTCCCTTTTCAGGAAAGGGAGGACATCCGAGGTAGCCGTCAATTTTGTCCTTCGCTACATCTTTAAAAAACAAATTTTTATCTTTACACTTTTCACACTTAAGATCTTTTAGACTGCTCTGATCATAGACGGTCTTGTAGATGGTGTGATCACAGTAAGAGCAGATTACTTTAATTTCCACGAGCGCCCTCACTAATGCTCTTGAGAGTTCTCAGTATGATAAGGCCCAGTCTATCAACCAACTCTCTATAAGCGGCATCGGCATCTGTGTGTTCTTTGATCTTGTGGTCGAAATAACCAGGATAGGCTTTTTCCGCTTTCTCCAGAAGTGTGGCGCCTTTGTCTTCATCACCCATGGCGTACCAGTCGTGGGCCATGCAAATCATGGATTTTGCTATAATGGCGGGCTCTAGCTTAGTATTGCCATCAACATTATCTTCTATTTTGAGCAGTTCTTCGATAAGATCGCGATGTTCTTGGGGAATATCACCATGTAGATTGTGTCTGCTCATAAGAAAGGCCTCAGGTAAAGATTAAGCCTTGAGGAAAGAAATGTCAAGGCAAATCTTAGACATCACAAATTCCACCGGCACAGGCCAAGCTCTTAGCGCCTTCGGTGTTATCGTCGGTTTCGTATTTACCAAGTTGGGTATAGTCGATTTTAGGGAAGGCCTTGGCCATTTTGTCGTACTCTTCCTTGGTGATCTTCTCGTATGGAGGTTGCTCATATACATGATCCTTCACTGGCAAGAAGGATATTCCATTAACGATCTCCCAATTCTTGTATACCCAATCACCTACCGATAACCATTCTTCGGGCTTAATATAAACCGTAATACTAGCGTTATGCTCACACCAGTTCTTCTGGATCTTTTTATAGTGCTCTAGTTGATCCAGAGCCGTCACATCTTCGATCGTAATAGCATTCTTGGGAGCCGCCACTGGAAACGAGACAATCCACGTATTTACTTTGTCTGGGCTCCATCCATCGGGATCAAAGATCGGACATTCGGCTCTAGCTTGTTTAAGTCCTTCTAACTTGTTTTCTGCGGCATCGTATAATCTGATGGCTTTGACATAGTCTTGTTTACGTTGCCCATTTTCAGGTGAAACCGGAAGACCCTGATCTTTGATCATTCGAAAAAGAGGGTCACTTCCGGAAATGCGATATCTGCGGATATAGTATTTTGCAAATCTCTGGTGTAGGCCCGAAGAAGAGTCCACCAATTGGGAGACCGTTCCGCTAGGTTTCACGCAGGTAATAGCGGCTGGCATTGGAATTCCCATAATCTCCGAAGCCTTCTTGGCGACTTTCAAAGCTTTGGCCTTATATGCTTTGAGTGCTTCTTTGGTGAATAAATGGGGGGCATCGAATTGTCCGGTAATAGAAACTCCGAGCAAGCGCTCTTCATCACAGTTCTGTTTCCATTTAGGATTCAAATATGGAAAATTGGTAAAACATGCTTGTATAATTCCCATCCAGGTAGCGGTCTCTATCTTTTCTAGCATAGTTCCGATATCATCGTCTGCGCGTGCCACTACTTCGGAAAGATTGCAAAACTGTTGATTTCTAAGGAGAATTTCAAAGCATGGATTTGCCCCTAATATCAAGGATTTGTCCCGTCTCTTTGGCGCCATTTCTCTGGCAGCTTCCAGATTACAGATTCCTCGTTCTCCGGAACCCGATGCGATTAGGGAACTCCATTCATTCATAAATGTGACGATATCTGGTTTGGAATAATATACAGCGGAATTATTGGCCATGTGTCGCCTAACTGGAAAATTTCCAGACTTGGCGTCTCGCATTTCTTTGTCGTTAAGATCAGAAAGACTTATTTCTGACGAGCGCCGAACTCCTCCAACTACGACGATCTGAGCAATCTCACACATAATGTCGTGACACTCTAATGACGTAAGTTTTCTACCCCTAGCATGATGGAATACGTCCTTGATAAAATAGTGCAGCTGTGCCAACGGACCTGGACCACTAGCACGTCCGCCCATAGTCTTAAGCCTTGCTCCTGCTGGTCTGATCTTGTTGTATCTCATTTCTAGATCTTGGCCGGAATACAAGGCATTAATTAAAAGCTTAATAGAGTCCGCCCAGCCGGTTTTTGAGTCTTCGACTTCATGAACTTGACCGCTTGGAAAGATCTGGTCGGACACAACAGGAAGCAAGCTAACGTATTTATTTTCAACTGAGAACCCCGCTCCGGAACCGCACATTAGAATATACAGGGCTTCGGCAAATGCGTCGGGGTTGTCCACAGCTCCAAAAGAGCAGTTGTAGATAGTCGTATTGTCTTGTTGAGCAGGCTTTCCTGCGGCCCAGAGGAAACGCATTGAGGGCATCACACCAAAGGAAAGAATACCTTCTTGGATTTTTCTGAGAACTTTGTCTGGGATCTTGTCTCCTAGATTGGACTGTACGAAATCCATATATCTCTGAACTGTTTCTGGCCAATTTTCTCGTCTTCTTTCTTCTTCTAGCCAACGCGAATATGTGCGAACGTAAACGAACTCCGAAGCGGGGGAACGAAACATCGTGATGTCTCCTAACTATTCCTGGATTTTGAAAATCTTTGCTAACTCTTCAGCGAGTATCTCATTCTCCGCCAAAAAGTCAAGACGAATCTGTCTGATGAACATAAAACTATTGAGAGTGGCGGCGGCAAACAAAAAATATGGGTTGTTATCGACGTACCTGAGATCGATTACTGCAACAGCGATAGTCGCTAGAATCAATCCAACCACATTCCTAAGACTGAGCCCAATGGTACGCCAAAACAAGCGCTTCTCTAAAGCTTTGAGCTGAGTTTTTTGTTCTTCGGTGAGTTCTTTGTCTAACTCATTAAACTCATTGTTTTTCATTTTTCATCCTTCTCATAACTTTGTCAATACACTTCACTATAAGTCCTGGATCGATTTTTTCTTCTATCATCAGTGTTGCGAACCGCTCCACTGCTAGCTCCGCGTCTCCTCCGCAGTCAGTATTTTCTACGATGAATTCGATCTGTGCTCGGTTTAAGCTAATTTTTTCGCTCATATCAATCCGTGAGTACCAGTGCGCGATAGTTGCCGTCTTCGTCAAGAACGACTAAGAGACCGGCTGCGCGATTTGTCCGAACCACCCTTTCGATCCCGGTGTGACCAATGCTGCCGATATCAACCCAGAGCCCTCTACCGTCTACGGAGACGCGGCGCGGGCGATCAATTTTCTTTAGATAAGGCTTGCCAAGCTTATTGGCGTGAATTTCGAATACCATCTTGCAGCTCCTTGTAGAAAACTTCCAAAAATTCAATTATAAAACCGGTCAGGGTTGCCATATCGCAATCTGGGTAGCCGATATGCCGATGATCGTAGTACTCGTGGTCGAATTCTTTCCTAATTTCTACCCTCAACATCCCGGAGAAATCTCCGCAGAATTGAATGCGGTGGTCTAACTCTACTATATCAGATAAAAGTTGAATCAATCTGAGATCTGTAAATTTATTCTCCATGACGCTTCACGTACCTTTCTAAGATCCACAGAACAAATCTAAACGGTAATAAGTACAAAGAAATCAATAAGATGGGAACGCATGCTATGACGAATGTCGCCACCAACCAAAACATTCTCCACGCGACTAAGATCCCGTTTTTCATACACCAGTACTTCCGAATCCTCCTGATCCCCTATCGCTCACCGAGAGTTCTTCGACTTCCACTGGGATCGGCAAAGCAATGGGTACTATTAGGAGCTGAACCACTCGATCGCCTGGCACGTATTCTCGTGAATGAATACCAGGCAAAACTTCTTTGTAGAATCTAGACTTCAGAGATCCTCTGTAGGAACTGTCGATAACACCAATTCCGTTTGCAAGCGAAAGACCGGTCTTGCTCACACTTGATCTTGCCGCAATCAATCCCATAAAACCGGGGTCGATTTCGACTGCCAGCCCGGTATCGTATTCCCAGAAACCGTATTCATTGTCGTAACGAACGCTGATAGCTGCTAAGTCGAGTCCGGCGTCGTTGGAGTAAGCCCTTCTGGGGATCTGGGCATCGGGGTGTAGTTTTTTGAACTTTAAGGTTTTCATTCTTCGTTCTCCACTTCTTCTTCGTCATCGCCGAGAGTCCATTCCAGCTCGTCTCCCTCGATCAAAAATTGAAGAGTCTCGTAAAGTCTCTCTTTTACGTCATCGGGATCTGTGGCATCTGCTTTAAGATTTAGTGTTATGCTTACTTTCAAAATTTTTAGCATCTTTATCCTCTCAGTACTTATATCTGGCTTAATTCAAAAAGTCAATCACTTTTTCGAACACCACGAACTATGTGCGCCGCCTACGGAACCGGCTCCGCAAACACAGGCATCGGCGTCGTCTTTGAGTACTGCGTCGTCATCGCTTGGCGGCTGTATTCCCGTTAAGGCTTTGTAAGGCGGGATGGCAGGAGTAGCACTTCCCGCGCCGCCGCCACCAATAAAATAGTGATAACTCCCTCCACCACTAATACCTGGGGCGGTAATGGTGACAACGCCTCCACCACTACTAAAGTTGCCTGTAGAAGGGCTACCAACCATCCCTTGCGTTTGTGGATCGATTACAGCAATCCCTTTAAAAACAGTATAACCCGAAGAGAAACCACCGGTATTCTGATAGCCCGTGGTCCAATTGGGAACGATTTCGGTTCCATCCAGAAATTGGTCGTTTTCGGCTTCGATAAGAAAAGAATAAGAGCTGGGATCCTGGCCTATTTTGGTAATAGTCGTGGTTCCACTCAAAGCGTTAAAAATTTGTTCGAGAATGTAAAAATCGATGCCATTAGGACTGGAAGCGCCTAAGCCAGGCATGATTCTGGTGAAAATTTTGCCCATTGAAATACCCTCTTAAGAAGGATATATCACGGCGAATCTAGGAAGTCAAGGATTATTTAGATTATGGCCAGGGATAGTACGGCCATTGCGGATAGACCGGAGTGGAGCGCCAGGTAATGAGGATCCTGGGAGGAGCGGGGAATTGCTGTGGGCTGCCCCAAGGTCCGGAGTAGTCTAAAACGTTACCGTAGTTTATTAAATTATACGGGTAGCCGCCGTAAAAAGCTCCAAAACCTGGTAGAGTGAACGGCTCATAACTGACGGGATACCCGTTATAGCTTTTCTGCGTTATACTGAAAGTGAAGCCTAAGCTCGTGAAATAATTGCCTAAACTCGCGATCGGCAGATGCGGCAATACATCAAACCAAGCCTGAAATAAGCCTAACTCATTATTATTGCTTATAATCTGGTTGGCGCCGTCGATAAAGTTTTTAGCAGCAATGGCTTGAAGATCGGTGAGACCAGTCGCTGAAGCCTGATTCGCCAGTGGGGCTACGATTGGGATGTCTTCAATGGCTATAATAACCGTACAATAATGCACACTTGAGTCGGTTTGGGTGACACCGATGACGACTGAGGTGGGCGGAATTACACCGCCCGCAGTCCCGCTTATAACGCCCGTGGTTGGATCTAAAACGAGTCCTGAAGGCAAAGTGCCACCGGTAACCGCATATGGCGTTCCAGAGGTCCCTGGGAAGGGTGTAATGGTCACTGTCTGGCCGGGCTGCCATATACTGGGGTTACTTGAATAGCGTAGGACGGAAAAAGGGTAGATTGGCGTAGTCATGTACTAAAGATTGCGATCCAAATGACCCTAAGTGTGTTTTACAAAAGTCTTGTTTGACCATTCCAAAAGTTGTTTATTCATTTCTTCCAGATTCTTACTTACTTGCTCTTTATGGGCTTCCACGCTCTTCTCGTAGGCTACAACAGCATCTTCTTTAGAGCCCTGTCCCATTACGTAAAATCCTGGCTTATAGGTATTTAAGTATATTTTAATATCTTCTAGTCTTTGACTTATGGTGCGACCGTACCAGGTTTCCTCATCGGGAAAAGTCTCTCCTACCAAGACGGCAATTATTTTGTCATCGCTGACTCCATTATCGTCGCAGTAAAGAATGCTATGGATCTCAGCATCAACCTCGGCTAATGGGGCGATGGCGTCGAAACTTAAAACAAAGATATCAGCGGCGTCGGTATCGGCGCTTAAAGAACCAGGTATAAATCCATAGTTGTCCGGAACGGTTTGGTTAAGAGGTCGGTCTAGCCTAAGTCGTCCCGTTGTCTTATCGACTTCGTATTTATATCTGGAACCCCGTGGAATCTCCACCACCATCTTAACTTTCATCTTCGACCTCATCTGGCATGGGGAACATAAACACTGCGGTTCCCAAAACGCCGATCTCAAACAGCACAAATGCTAGAGTTGCTGTGTTCATGCGTCACCCAGGACGACATCTAATTCTTTTGCGGCGACAGCGACGGCTTTTCCGGCCTCTTGATTTCCACGATTGCTCATATACCAGCGCTGCGCCGAACGGAGGGCTCTGGCGGCATTGGTCAGGGCTTCCAGTTTAGCTTCTGCCTTTGCTAATTCTTCTCTGAGATCTTGTACGACATAATCTTCACCCATAATCACCCCTTAAAATTTTTAACCATCTTATTAAGAAAAACTCTGGCCTCGTGTCCGCTTCTAAATTCTAACCTCAGGTACGAAAGATTTCGGTGTCATCGTGACACCGTTGCTTTCACGGCACCTGATCGCTTTTTGACCGTAGTCAAAATGCTAGCCGTTCCCTTCAGAGCTATGTTCTTTGCCGCATTTACGTCGGCATGGAACGCGCTTTTACACGCGGTACAACTAAATGTACCATTCGTTCTACTCCGCTTGTCTACGTGGTTACAACTGGAACAGGTTTGACTAGTATATGCTGGATTTACTGTCCATACAAACACTTGTTCTTCCTGTGCTATTTGCTCACAACGACTTGCAAAGTAAGTTCTCGCCCACCCCTGAAGCTTTCCGCTTCGGAGATTGGCGATCACTTTTGGGTCTTCAACTACTAGATTCCACCCGTTTAGCTGTGCGACGCGCACCGCTCGACGGGCTTCAACATCAAGTATTTGTTTTAAATTTGTTTTAGTAGAATCGGATTTAAAGTGTTGGCCTTTTAGATTAGCTTGTCTTTGGCGTTCCGCTTTTTTAAGTCTTTGTTTTTTAATAACAACTGAGGTGTTCTGGCCAACATAGCCGTCACTACGAGCGACAGAATTACGATAGCCGACATCACAGCCCAGGCTTTGTTTCTTAGGGTGTGCTTTTTCAACTTCTTTTTGAACAAAGACTAAGGCATAGAATTTGCCGTTCTTATCTTTTACGAATTCACAAACAGGGTTGAGCGCGTAACCGCGCTTTAACCACTGATTTAATCTTTTATGACTTTTTACGGGAAGTAAGGTTTTTTTATTACTAAATTGGCTCTCAACTTTTAACCAATAGTCGAAGATAGAATCTTTTGAGACTTCGATGGCTGCTGGGCAGCCAATGAAAGCTATTTTAGGAACGTTGGATTTATTATCGGTAGCCTTAGTTGCCGCACGGTGTGCGGCTAAGATGTTTCTAGCACGATGCTGGGCTTTGTTAGCAAGTCCTCCCATACCCGAAGTACTCAATGCCGCGCCATGGGGCGCAAAATAGAGTTGAGTTACAAAGTGTTGGGCATAAAGCAAATGTTTTTCATAGGTATACCTGGCCGCGTCGAGTTTCGACACGTTGGGGAAGATCGCTAGTTTTAAAGCTCTAGTAACTAACATCGTTTAAGCCTATCCTATCTATTTTGAAAAGTCAAGCAAATAATTAAAATCTTTCATTGGCGACCCGTCCGGTGGTCGCCTAACACGTACCCCTCTGCTGCGCAGCCTGGGTACTGTAGGAAAGCCTATGATTCATTTAACAGGCTTTCATCGAACTGCTTAGAAGCACTATATAGGGCCAGGGCATTTCTGATAAATATCTGTCTTTTGGTCATCTTATGTACGATACTATCACTTTACGATAGTTTCTGTCAAGGAAAAGTTCCTCACCCTGGTCACAAACTCCGAAAAATCGTCATCCGTGCATCCCATATTGAGTCTAATCCATTCATTGGTCGATCCAAAGGCTTCTCCGCCGATACCCGTAACCCCGGCCTTGGCGAAATACTCGGCACGCTTCTCCCACAAGAAAATGCCATCCCTAACCTGAAAGCCTAGATCGCCTAAGATCTTCCACCTGTAGTTCATAACAGCCCGACCTAGCTCCATAACGTTGACATCGCTTACCCAATGGTGTATAAGTACCTGGTAGGCTTTGTTCTGGGCTTCAATGCTGACACCACAGGTCTGGTATTCGATGAACTTCCGCATCTTGGCGGCGACTTCGGGGTCTTTAACCAAAGCCCATCCCAGGCGAGTGCTGGCGTGGCCCGTGGCCTTGGATAGGCTAAACACCATTAAGTCCTTGTCGGTCTTCATAGCATCGCCGGTTCTAAAATATTGTTGCCAATTATAACAATAATCATAGATAGTCGGGATCTTTGAACCCAACCTCTGCAGCCATTCTCCATCGGGGTTGTTTGGGCAGGTTGCGATTTCAACATCGGCGTTTTCATAATTTCGGACAAAATTGGCGCCTGCCATGTTTGCCATATCGGGGAAACGCATGAAATATGGGGGTGAAGCGTATACATGTTTGGCGCCTAAAGCACTAATCGCCGCCTGAATGACCTGCGTGGCACCATTGGCTATCACGATTTCGTGGTCCGTCGCATGGGGTCCAAACACGTTTTGTTCTTTGTAATGCAACATACGGATGGCTTGGATGAGTTCGGGTAGGACAATTGCGTATGATAAATCCTTATCCAAGGCGTGCGTCATGGGTGGCAGATTCTTCCAGAACGGATATAAAAAGTAGGTGTTACCCCAGCCGAGTTCTAGTGTGTTCATGGGATCCCCTTAAGAAGTCGAAAGCTGAGGCAGGTCGAACAAAGATTATCTCGGTAGACAACAATCAGACCGCATTGAAAACACCAGGCAACTTCTTCGTCTTTGAGTAAACGGAATATCATACGCTCTCCTTATTTTTCAAATACTCAACAATCCTTTTCCATTCTTCCTCGGATCTAGTCCTATCAAAATGGATAAACTTCCCAGGAAAGGTCTCCCATCTCCTGTCGTCATCGATGAGATAGTCACCTCTTAGAAGGTTCTTGTCGGTAACAATGCACATTCTTTTTACAAGTTCTGGGAAATGTTCTCTCACCCAACCCACCTTTTCTGATGGCGAATAATCGGTCTTCGTTGTATGCTTGGTTCCAATATAGACTTCGAGTCTTGGGTTGTCTAATAAAGCTTGAACACCTTCTTTGGCACCTGGCAGTACTTTTAGATTGCGAAAAAACCCAGGCTCGAACATCTCGGGCGGATCTTTAATATGAACAGCAATGGCACCGTCGAAATCGGCGCAAACTCCATCAAGGTCAATGAAAACGATTTTCTTTCTAGGTTGGGACTTCATGTTTTCTCCCTAAGCTTTTCCAACAGTTTCAAGTAAATCCTAAAAGTATTTTCGGCATCATCTCTTGCGTTATGTTTTTGTCCTTGAAACTTGAGACCCAGTTTGGTCATGCTTTTAGCTAAACCACCCGCAACCTGTCTACCGTTAATAAGTCTCCAGGATACAAACAAAGTCTTGGCGTCAATCCAGCGGCGTCCAAAACACCAATCAAACTGTAGACCTTCCTGTTTAAGTTGATTTCCTAGTTCCTGGGTGTCGCCTCCGCCCCAGGTTATCGCGTTTACAAAGGATCCGTGTTTTTCATGGATGGCTTTTAATTCGTTGTAAGCGTCTTCCAAGGTACCAGCGCCGTCTACATCGGATTGTTTGATTTTAGTGAGTTCCGTGATCACGGGATTAAGTTCTTCATTGGGGTTTACGAATACGTGGAATCGTTCCAAGATCTCTCCGGTCTGTATATTACCAACAACGGCGCCAACAGAAATGATCTTCTGGGACGGCTGGTTCATCTCCAGATCCAAAGAAGTAAAAATGACGATGGGTTCCATGACTTTCTGATTCTTCATTTTCTCTTCCCGGACAAATCTTTCTTTGTCTTTTCCTTATGACAGGTATAGCAGATGGCCTGGTGATTGTCAAGTCCTAAAGATGGTCCACCCTTACTAATTGCAAGTACATGATCTACTTCTGGTTTTCTTTCCTTTGGGACCATTTTCTTAAGTCGTTTGAAATAATACCAAGGCAAGCTTTCCAATTCGAAAGTGGCCCTATGTCTAATCATATCCTTTTCTCTCATTGATTCCAAAAATGGGAAGTAGTCGAATTGGCAACACAAACATTTCCAGTCCTGTCTATGTAAAAGCATACCTAGAGCATCTTCTTTTTGTGGATAGAAGGTAGCCATAGCAGACGTAGAGCAGTTCTTAGAACAATACTTTTGGTTCCCATGAAAAATCTCTGTAATGGCGCACCAAGCGCAAAATTTCTTTGGCTTACCTAACTTATTTAGTTCTTCAAGTCTTATGGGTTTAATAGAATCAAGGTTGTGGGATCTGTGTGTAGTTGATTTGATCAGTTCCTCAACTTTGGGATTACCTGAAGGAACGTATTTCATTTCTTGGCGTCGCACTTCTCGCAATAATCGAACCGGGAAGTGAACCCCTCATAAGTCTTCCAAGAATGAAGACACTGTTTTACAATCTTTTCATCGATAGCAATGTGCCAATTAATGCCATCACTATAAAATTTGACGGGCTCGTATTGGTTAATTCCGTGCATCGCATATCTCATAGAGTCTAAATAATGTGCTTTGTCAATACTATCTACAATAGATTTTAAGGCGCCTTGGATGTCAATGGGCTCAACTTCTTCCAAATCTTCCTCTTTGCAATCTATTTTAGCGTATCTCTTTCCCATGTACGTACCTACCTGGTCACTGAAATCCCAATAATCTTCTTCCACAGCAACGGTATATTTTGTTTTGTGGCCATTCGTTTTGCTATAACTGAAATTGCATGCTACAACCATACCTTCTTTATTTACAGTTTTAACAAAAACTTCTTCATTACACGAAAACTTAAAAGGATTGCTCATCGTTTCTCCCCACACATAGCCGAAAATTGTCGGTCGGCGTATTTTTTAATCCAAATCAGACATTCACCCGATTTCCCATAAATCTCTCCGCACCTCCGTTGTGCGTATACCAATTCCTTCTGGTCCTCTGCGTTCCAAGGCAGCTTGGACGTATTGACGATCTTAGGCTGCGGGCACGACAAAGTCAAGAGAATAAAGGCGGCGATCATTCTCCACCCTTTACCAACTTAAGTCTGCTCTTCTTCTTAGCTTTGGCACGCTTCTTGCGTTCAATAGTCAAAACAGACGCTGCGATTAACGCGAACATCCCAACATAGACGGCTGCGACGATCCAGTCAATAGCGGTCATTATGGATACCATTCCGACCCATCCGGCTGTTTGCCCGGTTTCTTCTTTGGTTTCTTTGGTTTCTTGCCCTTCTTCTTAACTTTCTTCTTAGTCTTATCAAGAGTTTTCCTGGCGGCTTTGAGCATTTCTTCTGGTGCTGGTTTCATTACTTTACTCATGGCTACCCACGTCGCCTCGTCGGCCTCAAATCTGGCCTTAACGCAATCTCCGCAATCGCAATTGACCACCATCTGCTGAATCCCAACCCCGTCATATACAAACTTTTCAATCTGCTCTGATTCTTTCTTGATGTCAACCTTCCTCTCCTCCGCCTTAATCGACTCCCAGACCGTCAATGCGGCTAAAACGACAATAGCCAAAAGTATAGATATTCCAAAAATGTTTTGCCACATAGTCAATCCCGTAATCGTCTCCCGTGTTTCATAAGGATTCCATACAATCTGCGCTCATCCCTCTGCTGTTGCCATTCCTCAATCGTCCAACTAGCTTTAAAGTCATTCATTTCTTGTTCTTTGTCTTCATCAGTTTTTACATTTGGTCTACTTGACTTCATATAAGAACAACCTTTCTTATCTTCACAAGGTTCAAACCAGATCTTAGATTCTCCCCACTTTATATCATGGTGTCGACGCGATCTATCCGCGTATTCGTCTTTTTTGAGTCTTCCCGCGAGCTTAATGGCAATCCTCAAGGCTTGGAGATCCTTTTCTTCTTGATAGGCGTGGCCATTGAGCAGGGTCTTTTGGAGACGGATTAGGAAGTACTCGATGATGGTGAAGATACTTTGGAAATCGAAGTCCCAGGTCTTCCTTAGGGCATGGTACCACCACTGAAAACCTCGTTTGATTTCAAAGACGGGCTTCCCAAAGAGTCGCCAAGACCAGTCGTAGTAGAAATCCCCAATAGGAGACATCAACCACCAACTGTAGAGTTTTGAATGTTCTTTGGGTTCTTTGAGAGCTTTTGAATTAAACACTATCGCTTCTCCAACGCTCGTTGATCGAAAACATCAAAGAACTCGGTCTCGTGTATATTGCTGCACTCTTCCAAATACACCCAGGCCGCGTTATAGTTCTTAGTAGCTTGTAGACCTACGACCGTCATTTTCTTACAATTGCTGTTGTAAAAAGTCGCGCCGCTATCATTCTGATTAACTTTAACCGATTCACCATAATAAAGTTCTTTGTCATCTCCATACCAAGAACGGAAGAAGGTTCCTTTGCCTCTGTGATCTTCTCCGATGGAAATACCTACCGCAAGAAAAATACAAGCTAAGGCAATTCTATGTAAAACTTCTGCTTTATTCATCAGCTCTCCTTCATCCTTCTCAGGTTACGTTTCTTAAGCTTCTTGGCTTCATTTTTTCTATTATAGGGCCTATGGAATCCATGATCGACTTGCCACAATCCAATTAGTAAGCCCTGTACATCCCTTGGTCTCATGCCTTCCTTACTAATTATCTTTGCAAATGACTTCCAAAATTCCTCGGAATTGATATAGGCTAGTTCTTCTCGGTGGGCTAAGTAGATCCCAGTTTGACGATAAATAAAGGATTTAAGTTTTAGAATCATTATTCTTTTCCAACTTATTAATCCGCTTTTCCAACATAAACACTTTCTTCTGAAGTTTCTCTAAAGGAGTTTCTCTTGCTTTAACTCTGTCCCTGCAGTCCGAGCAATACGAAAAGTGGGGAAGTAACCAAACTTCCTGACAACATGAGCATAGGTGTTGTTGCATTACCCCTCCACCCTCAAAACAATCATATTCATTTCGCATGCATATTGTACGCAATTAGCGGTGCCTCTACCGCCTGGGAAGGCAACGACTACGGCGTCTGGATGAGCTTTTAACATCTCCACGTTCCTAATAGGTCCAGCTGCTTTCCCATGTTTTTCCCAATCTGCTGACATCGTAACGCATTCGATTTTATAAAATTCTGCATACATTCTAGCCAACCGATCGGCTCCAAATGCGCCACCTTGGACAATCATAGTTGGTTTAAATAGGTCCAATACATCGTCTACCATATTTGCGTCGCTATAATCTCTGCCGCCGGTTACAATTACTTTCATTTTACCACACCTCTAATGGGATGACTGAATTCATGATAGGGTTCCAAACAAGTCGCTCTCATGCCCTGAAGTCTGGAACTTCCCTCAAAATGTCTTGCTAAGGCTTTATGAAAGGCGTCGTGAATCAATTCACTATATAGTCCTTCGAAACTAACGGCTTCCGTTGTACACCACTTTCCGCTTTCTTTCCAAAAATCTACCCTGCACATATAGGGATCTCTGCTATAATTGCTCATATCCACCTCTTATCCAGCCTACCATAGCTGTTTTGGGATGTCAAGAACTATCTACGACCGTATGAAACGCCAAGTAAAAACATCGCCATATGCGGTACCACGCTTTTGATACTTTCAAAAACCGCTTCGGTCCCGTTTTTAACCATAAATACTTCGGCCACGCAAGCCACTAAGTACATGAAGGCGAGGAAGGCTAGTGCTGATTTGGTGAAACCGTCGTTCATTCCACGTTCTCCTGTTCCACAACGATCATCTCTGGGTATTGCAGGGCAATAAGCCTGCCATAAGGTTCTCGTTTGAAGTAAGCGCCACCATCTATGCAAGCGAAGTGTTCCTTCACGGTGGCGCCACCACGCTGTGGAGTATGGCCATAAACTGAGTAAATTCCTTCTATTTTCGCAGGGTAAGGTGTCCGTTCCCAAAGCAGATTATCTCTAAACTGTGGACTGTCATGGGGATATTCGTCCCAAGCATAGGCAGCGGTGCTATGGCTAACCAAGAGATAGTCGCCTTTGGCGTTCCGGCAATCCTTATATTCGATATAAACTGGTAACGTCTTCATCCAAGCCAGATGTTCTTTAAGTGCGGCGATGTCGTAGGGCCTGGTTTTAACGATCTCTCCTGAAGCCATCTCTTCGGTGGCATCGATTCGATAGCTCTCCAAGCACCGATCGCCGCCATTCATTTCCCAAATCCCGTGGTAGTGATCAGTAAATGCGTGCTGGGTTCCATCTGGTTTAGTGCGGAATTGGAGTTCGTCGATCATCATTTGTTCGTGGTTGCCAACCACGCAATCGTAGCCGCCGTTCTTTACGAATTCCACGACTTTGCGTGAATCCAAACCGCGATCCACGAGATCTCCCGCAAACGTGATAGGAACTTCTGGTGGAAGCTTGGCAACAAGGGCCATTAGGGTTTTGTAGGTGCCATGGACATCCGAAATAACGATTCTACTCATAAAATCCTTCAACGGTTATGTGTGGAACAGATAGAGGATGGGGTGGTGGAAATGCTCCAAATGGATTTCCTCTCAGTTTCTCAACTTCTTCAATCAGTTCCATCACCTGTAGAAACTCGGCGTAATGTCCGTAACTCCTGGCTTTGGCCTTGAGTAGGTCTAGCCCTTCTTGTGTGCTTAAGTCAATTTTCTTGCTCATTGTTTTTCCTTCTTCTGTTCCTTAGCTGGCTTCCCCAGTCTTTTCCTTACCGGTTCCATTTCTTTCTCCCAAAGACTATAACTGTCTAAATTAGAGTCGACTCTAATTTTCGCCGATTGAGCCAGACCGTCTTCGGGGTCGAAATCAACCATGTCCATAATCTTCCCACCATGCTTTTCAGCTAGTGCGTTGTAGTCGCGCTCGATATAATCATACATAGAATCTTCTAAAACCGGTGCCGCCAAGACGTAATAACGATATCGATGCTCAAGTAGGCGGCCATAATAGAGTTCTAGGTAAGCAGTCATTTCTTCGGGAGTTAAGTCGTCGATCATTTAATACTCACTAATGCTTTTAATGGCACATAGCTTGGATGTCTTATCCCGTATTCGTTGATTTCCTCCGGCGTAACCTCATTATAATAAAATTTACAATAAGCTAGGTGTGCGGCTTGATGAATCATGTTCTCATTCTTTTTGGTTTTGGGTATCTTAAGTTACTCTTGGTAAAGTCAGAGATTTCAGTATTTATATAGCTTTCCATAAGTTCTTGGAGCCGCTCTGCGCTTCTCATACCTCTTCTTCCCCTAATCCCTCTAATTCTTCCATGGTAATCTCCAACCACTTGGCGCTGGGGATCTCTTTTAGACGGAGGAGTTCTTTGGCTTTCTGAAACCCCGCCCTATAGGCATCGTACAGACTACATCCACAAAACATATAGATGTGCTCTCCAAAGGGAGTTCCTGGTACTGTGCGCTGGCAAAGACAATCGTCGCCATTTTCATGACAATGGGCTTCGGCTAGCTTGTCTATGAGTTTCATTCATCCTCCAATTCAAACCGTTTCAATGCTTCTTCTTTCCAGGCCAAGGTTTCTTCGTTACTAATCTCCAATTGTTCTCTGAGATAATCGATTTCAGCTAAAAGTTCTTTAGTCATTTGCGCTTGATTTAAAGATGCAAGTTCTCTAATTTCAGCTTCTCTCTCTGATGATAGTCTGCTCATTTCTTACATCCTTTCTCACACTTTTTATTAAATTTAACAATTAACTCCACATCTGCATCCCAGCTTATCACTTTTGGAAAATTAGAGCAAGCCATATCATATCTTTTCGATGTTTCTTCTAATAACAGAGCCACGGATACCGCACATATTTTAGAACAATTGGAAATTTTTTCTTTAAGAATTCCTTCTACTTCTGCGATATCTTCGGTATTATGGGGAATGTCGGAAACCGGAGTCTCTGGTTTTGGCTCGCAATCCACCAACTGTTGCCCCATAAAAGCTCGGGTCCCGTTAGAGAATTCGCAACGGTCCTTGTCTGTACAACCACATGCTGCTAGGAGTAGTAAAAGAATTAAGTATCTCATTTGTCCTTCTCATCTTCGAATACAGGCGTCCAGTACAGTGTGGGGCAATTTTTGATAGAATCGTGGAATTGTTTTCTCATGATCCTCATTTCCCATTCTTCTCTGGCACTAATGGTCTTTACAAAGGAACCTATTACTTCTCCATCGCCGTTTTTAATTTCAAAAAGAGTAATGGTTTTCATCCCTCTCTCCTCTTCTTATTCATGCATTTCTCACAATAATAGGCGTTACAAACTTCGTTATCGCTAACCCAATGCGTACCAAACTCGCTTAGCTGTCCGCAAGCGCAGAGATCGTCGGGATTTATGACCCCAAAATTAGCAGCTATAGACTCTTCGGGGTTGTATACGGCGATCATTCCACACCAAAATCCTGTAAGCACTGGCGAACCAATACCAAACTAACCCTAAGTAGATCTACCTTTTCTTCTCCGGTCATGCGATCTCCGTAAATATTTACGGTGTCAGTGAGTCCCATTGCTAGATTCTTAACTGGTCCGTGGCCTTCGATAAATTCTTTTAGTGTTTTCATACCAGCTCTAGGATCCGGATCCACGGGAATGATTTTGCCGATCACCAAAAAGTCAACCCAGTAACCCTCCATTGGATCCGGATGGGCCTTCAAAAACTTGGTTACAAAGGTCTTTGCGGACTTCAGACTTTTGAAGAGTTTGAGTTTGGGCGTGGAGTCGTCCACGTAGTGGACATATGTTTTATTTTTCTTCATTGTCTTCCTCCAAAACTTCCAACAAAATATCTGCGGCTGAAACCACATGCTTTGCCCAGCTCTTTAGCTGGCCATCGCTATCCGATGCATTGATGGTCCTGGCATAAATATCCATAGCTAGGTATTCTCGTTTGGTGAGTCCATCTTCTACCCTATATATGTTGCCAACGCCAGTTTCTTGGGGGAACGCTGATTTATTTTTCATCCAATCTCCGTTTCATCAAAAGTCTTAACTGCATTCTTAAGCTCATCGAATTTAAACCCATTGAAAGGCCATTCGGTATGATATTCATAGGTTTGTACAAAAGTTCGAGCTGTCTTAATTATAGCTTTGATTTGTAGCCATTCCTCTCTAGTTAGTTCCATGCTCTTCCTTCCATTCCTGACATTCTTCCTCTTTCATTTTTAAATAACAATCCTCACAATAATACTCGCTGCCATCGTAATAAAAATTCGCGCCTTCAAGACCACAGCCGGGGCAGTTGGTCATATTAAACCCTTCCCTCTCCACGACATTTATAACAACCACTAGTTGCAGAATGGACTGGCCCATAGGTAGTAATGCTGCCGCTTCCATTACATTCGCGACAAATTATTTTATTTCGTTCTTTATAAAGTTTATCTTCAAGTGACTTGATCTCTTCCCGCATAGGATTAGAGATGCAATCGTAGCCATGAGACATGCTATAATTGTCGTGAGCACCAGCCACCCATGAGGCAACTATATTTAGCTGCTCTTTGGTCACAACTAGGCCTGCATCCTCGAAAGCCTCTGCGATGCAATCTGTCCAATAGTCACTGGCCATACCTTCTCCTCCGCCCACTGTCTCACAAGGCCTGGCGGAAGTCAAGAACTATTTTATTAAGGGATTGTTAAATCAGGACACTTATCTGGACACTGTGTCCAGATTAAGAAGGCGGTGGTCCATTCTCTTCCATAGCCCCAACCACAAACTTGGCTACTTTTTGAAGACCGGCTTCTCCTCGAATGGCGATAAGATCGGATGGCGACATGTTTCCAAAGTGAGGATTGTCGGTTAGCAGCCAAAACGCGATCTTCGCCGGATCATCCTTAAAGAATTCAGCGAGACCGGTTGCGATGGCGGTTATTGGGGAGTCGATCGTTTGGAGTCCTTATACAGATCTTCGACAGCCTTCATAGTTTTATCAGCATCGAAACCGTTTTGGTTGCACATATAGGCGATCCCGAATTCCGCATAAGCTACGTCTGCTGGAGATTTATCTTTTACGCTGTCGTCGAAATCAATTCTTTGCTTGATCTCTTTCCTACAAGAGTCCAAAGTGGGTCGGGGCTTAATGGTAGCACAAGCAAATAAGAAGGGGAGCAAGAGTAGGTATTTCATATATTCTACTTAAACCTTGATAATGTCTTTTTTAAAGAATAGCTTAGCGCCTCCAATAACGATGCCGAAAGCACCAAAAACTAGAGCCAGGAGCCCGATATACCATTTCTTACGGAAGCCCAGAACGGCTCCGTAGATATGAAGCGCAAATAAACCCAAGGCCAGTGCTAGCATTCCTAGAACAAAAACAGCTGATACCAAAGTCATAAATTAATCCTCCATTTGTTGTATATCATAGACCACAGATGACATAATCGGATATTCCAAAATTGGAAAGCGTCTTCTCAGAGGCCTCAATAATACAATCCTCGCATATATCTGCGACTAGTTCTAGTTTGTGTTTAATACAAATGGCCATTAGCTATCTTTCCTCTTCATTTCAACATAGAAGGTCCAAACCTGAAGTTTTTCTTTATACAGACTTAGTATTAAGTCCCATTTGGTTTTCCAAGAATCGTTATTTAAAACCAAGGCATATATTGAAGATCTATAAAATTGAACATTGGCTAGCTGATCTCTTAGAAAGGGGTCGGTTTCGGCTTCGACTTCCATGGCCTTCAAATAGGTCTCAATTTCTTTGATAAACTCGGTTTTAAGACGAAGCTCTTGGCCATCAGATAATATGGTCAACATTCTGGAGAATTGGGTAAAGTAAGGGGAGACTTCTAGGGTTTTCATTTAAACCTCGACCTTGTGCGACCGGCAGTACCTAAACTTCTTACCCGCGCACTCGTTATCCACGACTTCACATTGGCTGTGATCGGAGCCGCTGGAGACCTTGACTTCGATGGGCATGTTGTCGATACCTGTTGGAATTCGAAAATTGACATTGAGAGCGGCGTGGTATTGACCGCTATAGCCGCCCTGAACAGAGGGGGAGCCGAGGGTAAATATAGAGGTTCCGGCTGCAAAATCAAAAGAACTAGCCCAAAATTGGTTGCCCACATATACACTGTGGTCCGAGCTGCGAATTACATCGGATATAGACTCAAAAAAATAAATTCCTGCATTAATTTCAGTAATTACAGCTCTAAAAGGTAAAAAAGCTTTTGAGCTTAGTTCTAGTATTCCGATGTCTCCTATTTGCATAATTATCCTTTCAATAATGGCATCGTCGCCACTAATACTGTTAAATGTAAGGCTTGATCGACGCCGATGACGGCGAAAAAGTTGTGAACTTGTTTTTCAGCCCAGAGGCGCTTGGTGATGCGGGAAGTGATGTAGTCTGTTGCGAAGTGGGCCAAGCCGTTAACTAAGACGTAGGCGGAGGTAGCACCCACTGAATAGGGTCCGACAAAGATCTGAGAGAAACGAAGAGCCAGCCACATCCAAAACATGTAACTAACAATATGTCGGGCTAGCCAATAGTTTGAGCTGCTCTTGTTCTTGGCTTGTTGGTCGGTTTGCATGAAGAAGTCGGCGAAACAATGGGCCCAGATTAAGACGTAAATCATGGCTTCACCTCGGCTTTAATAACGGCGATGTTAACGATGGGAATATAAGCGCAGAGTCCGTCGTCTTTGTAATAGCCATCCCTAAACACCGAGTATTCTATGAAATTCTCCACACGTTCCTGGCTGTCATAGAGTTCGGTTTCCCAGCCGAAGCCATTGTTCCGAGTTCGGGCTTCTGGTTCAAAGGTGTCGGTGTAATGGACATGGCCGTCTTTTCGAATAATAACGGCTCTATAACGAGGTTTGGCTTTCTCCTCTGCTATCCAAGCCGATTCTCCTTTTTTACATAGCTGGTAAGCGCGTTTGTCATCTCTGCTATCTTTGATACAGGCCCAGACGATGACGGCGATGAGAAAGACGGCGACGGCGAGGATGTAGGTCATACCGAATCCCTTGCTTTAGTATAGGTCTCAATTTCTTTTTGTGCTAATTCAACCGCCTTCTTCGCACTTTCTAGAATGGCTTTAAAATCTTTCTTTTTGGCCATTCGAATCTCGTCTACGCTGACATACGATTCCGGCTTATAGATAGCAGCCATTCTGGAATCGCTTATGTAATAAGCTACACTCTCCAACCCCATTTCTTCTGAATCTTTTTTATTTGCTTCAACAAAACGCCAATTTAAAACGCTGCGAATAACTCCCCCAAATCTAGGATCCTCTTCTAATTGGACAGGGTATTTGTTGTAGCTGGGAATGACCACCCAATCGCCTTTCTTGTACGCGTTCATGTGGTTTCTCCTCTAGATCCAAGTTCTTGGAGAATGGCTTCTAGCTGACCCGCTTTCTTGTGAAAATCTTCTAGGATTGAAAAATAGAGATCTCTTAAGGTCTCATCATCTGCTAAGTCAAGTTCCCAATCGCATTCTATTATCTTAAATAGACTCATAATCCCAATCCTCGGTCCTCTAATCGGTTAAAGCAACTTAGACTAAAATTAAGCCAAAGCCAGCGCACACTGCTCACCACGAAACCAGGATATAACAGGGTTTGGGGAATGTCAAGAACTATTTTAGTAACCGTCGTCTTCGTCAGGCGGCTTAGGAGCGGGAAGTGGTTGGATTCTATGAGTAGGTAGTTCAAACTCAATATCTTTGTTTTTACAGTATTCCATGAGTTTGTCGACATCTAAAGGTGCTGGTACGCGCTCCAACACGCCCTCATAGTAATCGTGGCATTGATCGACATAGCACCAGGTTCCATCTTCTAAACGATCATACATGCCGTAATAACGTGTGGTTAGTAGTTGATCGGAAGCCAAGGGGTGTCGGATCTCAACCGTGGTTCCAGTATAAGGTTTGTCATGGAATGAGTAAATCCTAAACTTGCCTTCGTTAAAATATAGAGAAATGCTAAAATTTGGAAATAGTTCTTCGAGTTCTTTTTTGATGGTTTCTTCGAGTTCTTTGGTATCTACATTTAGGGGAAGTTTGAGAGCTTTAAGTATTTCTTTGGAAACCCACATCGAGCCCATGGTTAGTTCTTTGTCGATAATAGTTCGTAGGACGTTGTCATCCATGGCGATGCGGAGCTGTTTATCGATGATCCTGTGGGTTGAAACATTGGCTAAAGTCGGACTCCAACTGCCGTCTTCGTCTAGGATTACTTGAATTTTAAGTCTAAGGTTTCTCATACCGTAAGTCATTGGTTCCCTTCTATCCTTTCCAACGCCGTCCTAGCTGGGCCCAAGTAGCTTAATGCGTTAAGAGCGTGTACGGCGATACTAAGTTTGTCTTCAAGCCTCATTCGGCCTTTCTCGCATTCCCAGCTTTCAAGACCACATTCGGATCTGTCTTCCACGGCCTGGGCGTAACCCCAACGAGCACCTTCTTTGAAATTATACTTGGCGGTAGTTCGGGAATCGATAAAAGTATCGGAACCAGCTTTTTCAGCGGCATCTCGCAGCTTATTCTCATCGATCATGAAAAAATCCTCTTAATAGCCAGCCAAGCGCCCTTAAGTGCTAACAAAGTAAGAAGTAGCGGCCATATAAAAAACCAGGCAAGGTTTTCTGCTGAGGGATGCTTGCTGTCTTCGCTTAGTAAGGCGCAGAAAAAGCCGATGGCTATATAGCCTATAATTGTTAGGGCAATGATTTGATCCATATTCATAAATCTCCTATATATGCAAGGGCTGCTCGCGACTGCAGCTCAGATTGGACCCAAGATCATCTGTTCCGATCGGACTCAGCCAACTAGCCTGCTTGGGCGCTAGTTGTTGCGCATCTTCCGACTCGTGCGTGTCTCCAGCGGGATGCGAAGTAAGCCTCGCCACCTTCCCGCAGCTTCCCACGCCGCCTTGCCTAACTAGAGTATAACAGGGGGAATCAGAAGTCAAGAACTATTTTGGGGCGTAAGCCTTTCCGGGCTGAGCCGGGGGTTTCATAACCCCAGCACGTCTCTAATGGGAAAATCTTTTAAGTCCTGGTCTCCTAGGATATAACAACGGTTGTGCGCGGGGACTTCGAGATAAGCTTTTCTCAGCTCTTCCAGATTGGATTTGGAGGGATCCAGGATGTAGCTATGGTAGGCGTCAAAACAGATTTCAGAAGCCGATTTATTACCTAGTCCGACGTGAACCGCGTCTAAAACGGCTTTGACGAAGTCGGCTTGGGTTATCCATTTATGAGCAAACATCAGACCGCCGTCTTTTCGTAAGGTCTTGGCCTGCGTGAATACAAAGCCTTGATCGCCGATCCTAACTTCGGTTCCATCGGGGACGTCTATGGTAATCCAGCCCGAAGACGTTTTAGCCAAAAATTCGGCTTTATCCATTGGCCCCCAACATTCGATGCCGCCGCCTTCGAAGACTTTAAGAGTGGTTAGGTAGTAGTTCGTGTTATGGATAAAACAGTAGGTTTCAAAGATACAGTCTTTACCGGGATAGTAGTATATCACAAATCTAACTATTGCTGGTAAAACGACAAAAGTGACAAATGTTGGGTTCCGTAAATTTTCCGGAACAGGTGTAATGGTTGGAAGCGGCAGCGCTAGTCCCATATGGTACAGGGGGCTGTAGGTTTGGGGGCTGGAGCGGGATTAAGGAATTTATTAATATCAAAAAATTCAGAAGGAATATTGGCGTTTTTCTTCAGGTTATCTGCACATAGTATGGGACGTAAATTAGTGTAATGTAAAGCTTTTAGATAAGCTTCAGAGCTGTGATCATAGGCTTTACTTATGGGATAGTAGTGATCTAGATGCCATAAAGTTCCGTGGTTATCCCAGGTCATTCCATTTACAAATTGTTTTTCTAAATACTTCCTTAAGTCCGTGTTAGTACAACCGATTTTATCATTAAACCTTTCGTTGTCAGCAAATAAAAATTGTCTCAAAGAAGCTCTGGCGGCATTGAAAAATTTATCACGATTAATCCTCGTGGGGTTATATCTGCAAGTACTACAAATGAGTCCGTTATTTCCGGTATCGGTTTTAAACAAATCTAGGGATAATTCTTGGTTGCAGTGTTTACAAAATCTATGACCATCCTTGGGAGTGATTAGGGGCTTCCTGTCTCTATGGCTTTCTGGAAGTCTCGTCAACGACTGTACGAAAGTACCCATGGCCATAGCTCGTTCCCAAAACTCAGCTCTGCGATCTCTGTGAGTCTTTTTAGGAGACTTACGGGACTTGGGAAGGGGTGGCAGTCCGTTTCTCTTACGGCGGTGTCCTTCAGCCCTACAGGGCTTGCATTTGGAATAATATTGAGGATAGCCTTTCTTAGTCCAATTGGCAATGGTAAAATCGTCGATGGGCTTCTCTAGACCACAATGGCCCTGGCATTCTCTACGTGTTAAAACTTTTGCTTTTTTAAACTTAGGAAGCTTTTTGAGGATCCAAAGGCTTTTTCGATTCTTTAAACGCTTTTCGGCTTTCTTGAGTTCGACTTTCTCCTTACGCCTCTGAGCAACTCTTATGGGACGCATACGGTCTTCTAGGCGGCAATAGTCGCAATATAGACCCGCTTCTACTATTCCCCTACATTTACGACATAGCTTCTTCATAGCTTCTATATATCAAAGAGAAAGGTGCCCATCGTGGTAATCATTGGATTTTTGTAAAAAAAATTTTAAAAATTGACATGCTATATTAAGAGAAAATCCTATGGAAAAAAATTTTAGAAATTATAAAGTAATTGCATTTGTTACATAATAGGGTTGAACCATGCGACCTAATAGGGATTCACCGATAAACGATTTTGCTGACTAATCATCAATGTATTCAATGACTTACACATGTGTCGTATCCGCGCAGGTGTCAACTTGATTGATAGCAGACTAACGCGCTGATACTGTTAGACTATTCGCGTTGACAATTATCGTCACTTCGGACGCCTAACCTAGGCCATAACAGACATGGGCCTTAACAATTAGGGGAATGCGGGCGCGGTATCGGATTGACTCCGCATGGTGGAATAGACGGAATTGATAGATTGACGTGATATTGAATAGATAGGGAGATCTCGTCTAGGTTTAGTACATGTTTGGTTTTAACATTTTGTAACGTATTGAGGATTGACCGGGGATATCGGACGCACAAATGCCCTAGACCGATGCGGACTAAGGCGATTGTTAAGGTTTTAAAATCTATTGTAAACGACTCCTATTAAATCGCATATAACGCATGCCAGCGCATTAAGTTGCTTTTAATAGATAGCCTATAGGTAAAGATTGTAGGGACTAAGAGGAAAAGTGAAAACGAAAAGCGAATTGCTGAGTAATTCTATGTGGTTAACGTCTTCAAAGGCCTACCGGCCACGTCCGACGATCTTTTAGACGCTGTAAACACCATATACAGCGTTTTTGCCATGTTTTGCCATGCCCTACGCTATAACGTTCCCTGTCATGGTATCTGCCTTGCATCATAGAAGTCATGAAAACCCATTTTGAAACCGAAACCTGCTCTAGATGTCATGGAAGCGGCAAATATAGTTACTGCGAGCGTTTCGCCGATATCTGTTTTAAGTGCGGCGGCGCGAAAGTCGTTTTGACTAGTCGCGGCGCCGCTGCTAAGGCCTACCTTGAAAACCTATGTTCTAAGCCCGCTAGTGCGTTACAGGTAGGCGAGCGCGTCTTAGTCCATGGCATGACCTTGGGCGGTACGCTATTCAGCTATATCGCCACGGTTACATCAATTGAAGTCGACGCCGCCGATCCCTGTATTAGTACTAGCTTCATTGGACCCAGAAACCGCTATATTGAAGTAACGACTTCGCATCCCAAGTACGGCGAAAACCGTCAAGGCGTTTATAACAGTGATTTCCGAATGTATCCCGCTAATAATGAAAAATTAATAGCCAAGGCCTTGGAGTATCAATCCAGCCTGACTAAAAAAGGAGTTCCCAAGAAGTCTCGAAAAACCGCTTAAACGTTTTTCATTCCTTGCATCTCCTCTGTTTTGCCTATAATGAGAAACACTAGGGCCCAGTCTTGACGCCTAGACTTGACGCATGACTCCGGGCCCTAACGCCGTCGACTGACTCCTATTGATATACCCTTGACCGATCCGCGCCCAGTCAAGCCTTACTGTTTAAGCCCTTGACGCTGTACTGACAATTGACGACTTTTAAAACTCCGATTTCAATTGTTTCAAGTACTTGCGAAAAGTGTTAACAATTGCCTGTAACTGCCTGATATATAACGCGGAAACCAGCTAGCGCTGGCGAGCATTATACAACTATTTGAATAGACTGGGATTAATTGATTATTTCAGCCTTGGCATGTTTAGTGTACTATAGTCTGGTAGGACTGCAAATTGGATCATTTAAATTTGTGGGCATTAAACAAGGCGCGACCGGCGAATATTTGCAGATAGGTTGCCACAAAATCTTGATCAGTGAAGTCGAAAAGGTTTTAGGCTCGGAAAACGTGGTTAGAATTACTTAACCCATTGTATTGAAAGGAAATTATGTTAAACCAAGTCAAGTCTGTTATTAGTATTGAAAACCTTGTTAAGGAATTAAGCCCTAGGGGGAATGGGAAAACCATTAAGTCAAATAAACCTAAAAACGGTATTCACGCCTATGTCTGGCGCATGGCTCGGTTTTATGGCGGTATCGATACCTGTATTCCCATGACTGCTAATTGGGATTTACATACCGGGATAGAAGAGACTTTCGGAGTGAAGTACTATACCAGTATTAAGGACGAAAACGGCCTATCTGTTAAGGGTTACAGCGACAATGAGATATGCGCATGGCTTGACGGAGTCGCAAAACAAGTACTAGGTGCAATGGGCTTGGGTCCGATGCGATTGACGGTTAACCCGGATGAAACACTAGTTCTAACTGGCCGTCAAAACAGTATGGATGGAATCGCGGTAGGCGCAATGGTTGCTAAAGTCAATACCTTGGATAAACTAACACTCGCCATTGTCTATCATGGTGCCCGACTTCAACCCTATGGCGCGTCAATTGAGTCTTGGCGAGTCGTGAAGTCTGGCATTGATTTAGCCAAACTAGAGTCAATCGGCCTAGGCGAATTGCGCAAAACCGTTGTTTTGAAAAATGGGGGAAGCATTAATGGATCGATTGACGCATGGCTTGACTTGCATCAAGAGATATTGAAAACCGATGCGGCGTGAGTTAACTTAGTATGGGTCCGGGTATCTGCCCGGGCCCTTTCGCCATTGCCCTTGGGTCCCTGCCCTTGGGTCCCTGCCCTTGGGTCCCTGCGGCGGCGGCGGCGACCCCCACCGTGTCAGGCCTGACACATCCCTGCGTCCGATCTACCCTATTCCCAGCCTACTGCCCAACAAATTGACGGCGACTAATAGTTATACGCTTTCCAAGTAGCAATTCCCCAATAATATCAACTAAACCACGCTGGCACCGATTCTGCAATATACTATTCCAAGAGGTACTAGATATGAAAACAGTAAACGGTAAAGTAAAATGGTTTAACTCGTCGAAAGGATATGGCTTCATTGACTCCGAAGGCACTGGTGAACACATTGACATTTTTGTTCACTATACCGCTATAGCTGGCGAAGGCTACAAGGAATTGCAGGAAGGCGAAGTTGTGACTTTCGACTTGCTAGACGGGCCAAAGGGTCCCCAGGCTTTGAACGTGGTTAGACAAGGCTCGGCACTGACGGCCTAAAAGGGATAGGGTGGGGTAGGGTTAAATCCCCTACCCCTCAAAATTGAGTTTCTAAAAGTGTTTTTTTCTGAAAGTGTTTTTTAGGAAGGACTATATGAGCTTCGCCATGATCTTAGCTATAACCTTGGTAGGCCTGACTGACTTGTTGATCCTTTCGATCAGAGTCAACGGTGGGATTGGAGATTATTATGCTTAAATATAAATTACGACTTGATCTTAAACTCAAACTAGGCTTTGTGACTCTATTTAGGATCGAGCGCATATCCAACGGAGAATTGGGCGGATACATTGAAAAAGAAAGTAACCTAAGTCAAGAAGGCTCGGCTTGGGTATACGGCGAGGCTCGGGTATACGGCTCGGCTCGGGTATACGGCTCGGCTCAGGTATCCGGCTCGGCTCAGGTATACGGCTTGGCTTGGGTATACGGCTCGGCTCAGGTATCCGGCTCGGCTCAGGTATACGGCTCGGCTTGGGTATACGGCTCGGCTCGGGTATACGGCTCGGCTCGGGTATACGGCTCGGCTCAGGTATACGGCGAGGCTCGGGTATACGGCTCGGCTCAGGTATACGGCTCGGCTTGGGTATACGGCT